TTGGGCAACAAGTAACGGCATGGACAACTCGACACAGATAGTCGTTAAAAGTAAACAACCATAAAAGCAAACGAAGATAGCTTTTTGATGGCCGCCTAAACGGCACCATCTGAGTTTTTCTAGTTGAACTTGGAAACAGAATCAACTAGACCAATAATGGTAAACAATTCTATTGACAAAGTAAATTATTAGTGATAAAATATTATTTTATTAGGAAATGAAATGAAAACAGTACTAAGTAATAATGATGGTTTCAAGTATCTAGTAGAAGTTGTTGAGATCAATCGTCCAGCCAAGCATACTAAACTTAGTTTTTCGACTGAGTGGGGCGATGGCAGTGAACAACAAAGTTTTCAAGTTATTTTATCACCAGAACAGCGTCTTTTTCTAAAAGAGTTATTGTAAAAGTTTAAGGTCCGGTTGCAACCGGCTTATTTTTACGGAGCGTGGGCCGGATGGTAAGGCAGCGGATTGCTAATCCGTAGAGTGTAGTAATACGCTCACAGGGTTCGACTCCCTGACGCTCCGCCATATTAAAGCACATTTCAGCTGGTGAGAGCCTAGTCCAAAGACTTGTTCGGGGTAGTGTGTTTCAATATTGTGTTGTAAAAATACAACACATAGATACTTGACTTTAATTCAGATTCATGGTATAATACACCATACACTGATAGATAGGAAGTAAAAATGAAAAAACTTAAATTAATCTTAGTCGACGGTGAAACAGCTACGTTTTACTTAAACGGCAATGTTTCTCTCACAAGTGAAAAATATTTCAGGAACGTTGTCATGTTTGACGGTACTCGGCCTGATGGTTGGATGTTACATGCTGATTACTCGCTTGACGAAATTGAAGAATTGATTGAACAACGACTGGAGAATTCTAATGAACGTGCGTGAACTGATTGAGTTATTACAGGATATGGATGAAGACTTAGAGGTACATTTTTCGTACAACTATGGTGATCATTGGCGTACAGAGGTCGCACCTGTTGTTGATACAGTAGAAGTAGCCAACGTTACGTATTCAGACTATCACGAGATGCATCGGCTTGTTGATGACAATGAGGATGATGAGTGTGAGGACGAGAACGAGGACGATGATGGCATTAAACGAGTTGTTGTTTTAAAGTAAACGGTCAGAAATCACTTGACAATAAATCAGAGGTATGGTATAATACACCTATACACTGACGAATCGAGATAAAATATGAAGGCAAAAATCATCGTTAATCAACGTGAAAACGACCGGTATTTCAAACAAAAATTGCCCACATGGCGCAATGGCTTCTGTGAAATAGTTCGCAGTGTCACGATTGAACCGGACCCGTATGACGTTTATTTGGACGGTGAGTTTGGATACATCACAGTCTATGGTCGTAAAATTTATGTCACTAGGTCTGGTATTGAATCTGAATTTGAAATTCGTGGTTAAAAAGATTGACAATAAATCAGAGATATGGTATAAATACACCATACATTGAGAAAACGAGGGAATATTATGAAAGAATTTACATACACCTACTTGCGTGATCTAACATGTACTTAGATAACAGGATTACTACAAAGACTTGGGATCCGCATCGTGTACCCAGCCAGGCTAACATCAAAGCATTAGCCGAAGTTGCTTACAGGGCTCCCAGCAAGCAAAATTGCTACGAATGGCGCCTAGTCATACTAGGACCGGGCCCAGAATCAACAGCAATCAAACAAGACTTATATTGGAATCATACTTGGTGCGACAGCAAGGGTGTGCTTAAGGGTTCAGACCCTGGCCTGAGAAATTACAACGGACAATTTTTAGCACCTTATTTGTTTACATGGGTAAGTCGATGGAAAGAAATTGATCTTGAAGTTGCTGAATACGAAAAAACAAGAACGGACCCGTACCAACGGATTCAAAAGTTATCATTGGAAGTGGGAATCTGTGCAGGATCTGTGTTGACCGCTGCTGAGGATATGGGATTATCTACTGGCTTTGCTAACTGCTTTCTAGCCAAAGAAGTTGCTGGTCTAGTAGGATATCCGGGAGAACGTATTTTAGTTGTACTGGGTGTGGGGTACGCCCAAGATCAAAGCCATTTAGTTGATCGTGGCCCGCACATCGAAATAACAGATGCCCACGGTAAAGTCATGGGCAGGGATTTAATTAACTATCCAGTTAGCAGGCGTCGGCGTCATTATGCTAGAGCGATTAAACCCAATAAGAGTACATTGATCAAGATCGTCTAACATTGTCATAGCGCCCCCCCCCCTAGAGGCCTATGAATACTTTATTAAACATTGATAATTTAGACCGTTGTTTACCTAATCCACGACGAACCTAATGCCGAATAAAATTGGCAACATTTACTAGAACTATGTCCTAGGGCATTTTGGAATTGTATAATAACCAGTAGTGAATAAATCACTTGACAATAAATCGGAGGTGTGGTATAATACACCATACACTGAGAAAACGAGGAAAAACAATGCGTAAACCTAAAATCTCCACCACTGTGCCAAAATACGGCGATATCATTAAAGCCTATGATTTCCCTGGCACCCTGGAATGTTACATGGTTGGTCGGGTTGTCAATACAGATGATGATTACATTTACTGTACCATGATCAAGGAAGTTTTCGGTGGTCAGATGGCATCCGATCCGGATGACAGTTTTCGCACCCCAAAACAAGGTTACAGTTTTGGCGATGACAGTTTCCAACGAATCGTAGTAATCGCTTGACAATAAATCAGAAGTCGGTTATAATAGAAGTTCAGTAAGTAAAACGCTCTTTAAAAATTTACGTAATATTTTAGTACATTAGGTTACTAGATCCGATAGGATACACTGGCATAAACTGTCTCGACGGAGGTGGGTGCAGAGTGTCGTCATGAACGATGGAAACTTCTCCGAGGAGATGAAACGGTAGTCACGTCGGGCAGTCTAGAGGGTAATGTGGTAAGCGAACAGTCGTTGGACGACAACGTGGTAACCCGCCGAATGGGGGATTCGCAGACATCCTAGTGTATTAAAATATTGCGTTCTTTAATCTAATCAATTGAGCAGTGCGAAATGCACACGGGTTATCTTTACTAACCGCCTAGTGGCGTACCCCTGCCGAAGGAAATCTGGTCGTGGCAGTGATATTGATCGTGATTATCGAACGCAATACTAGCAGTACGTTGACTCCATTACGCTGGGAAGCGTAGGCCTGCCGTGAGGCACTCTACCGGAGTCATCTTTATTGAGCGCACTTCAGACAGTAGAATACTTCAGAAGGAGTACAGCCCCTGTTCCAAAGTCCGGGATAGTGTGTTCAATAAAGATAGTGTAACACGGTCGAGGCGCACCCGATTCTTTGTAAAGGTAGCAGACACACCGGAAAGACGGTGACCATATTCGAGTACATTAAAATCTTAACGGATCAGGCTTGGTAAGCCGAGACCTATACTCAGTAAGTCTAAACAACCATAGTGTACTCGGATATGGTAGTGTTGTTATAAGTGAGTGTTATAAGGTATCGTGTTAGGACGCTAACACTATACGGGTCAAAGCAGCCGGCGACTGATCCTGATATAACTGCATCGGCTTTGACTGGGAAGCACCCAACGTCTAAATTTGCACATAACACTCACTTATGATAATACAATGGTGACTATAGTGTAGTGGTTCGCACCCGATTCTGTGGAAATCGTAGTCTCGGATCGTAACCGAGTAGTTACCCCATAAAACTTGACAATAAATCAGAGACATGATACAATGTATTTGTCTCTGTAGTGTAAAAGATAACATACGACTCTGACGATGATTGTGATCTGAGTGCAATTCTCAGCAGAGATTTTAAGAAAATATAGCAAGAAACAACTATTTTATTATGGTTGTTCATCGTCAAGACCTAGTCCAGTGGGTCGTTGCTGAATATACTGGACAAGAATAAATTTTGGTTTCATCGATAATCGGTTATGTCGCCACCCTGTCACGGTGGAGTGGTGGGTTCGATTCCCACTGAAACCGCCAAAGTTTTTGCACCGTTCGTCTAGCGGTCTAGGACAACGCCCTTTCACGGCGTAGATCACGGGTTCAAATCCCGTACGGTGTGCCAAGTTTCCGTAGTGGCGAGCCTACTCTAATTATAAATATTTTTTAATTAAATTGTATATAGTATTAGCATTAGCCTTATGAGATTTCCTACCAGGATGAATAAGGTCCCTGCCAAAATCTATTTTCGGTAAGTATAAAATTCTATCGTCGATATCTGGTTTGTTCATTGAAGTATGAAAAACAGGTATGTCTGGAAATAACATTTCCACTATTTTCATACTGAAATTTAAATTTACTTTATGTGTTTGAAATTTAGAGAGATTTTCTGTGTAGTCAAAACGATCAGAAAATCCCCAATTATTCCATGGCCCGCTATGAAAAATGGTCATGTCATGATAAAAATTAGAAATTCTATTACTAGAAGGCCACGCATTTACTATAGCCTTAGGCGTTATTCCGTTCATCTTCAATGTGACCAAATTATATAAGTTGGTATGTTGAGAGCCTCCAGTAACTCCTAAATTAATAACATCGATGCCTGATAGTTCTTGTAATCTAAAAGGAAGAGTATCGTGGTCTGTAACACTTGTACCAAAAATCAAACTGCATCCTAAAACTATTATACTATTACTCCAATCTAAATATTTAAAATCATTACAACGATATCCTTGACTATTTACACTATACAATACAGTATTGTTTTTGTAATACCAATTTTTAGGTTGTGTCTTTAAATTTTCTTGAAAAGATTCTTCTGAATCTAAAAAATCTTTAGGAAAAAAAGAATAAAAATCAGGATAGGAAGATGGTTTGTTTAGATCGATTAGATTTGCGTTATATTTTATTGTCATAAAATTACGTATAGTATATAGTTACTATATTTATCTTTGTGTTCTTCCAAGTTTCGGAGGTGATGTTCCAACGGTGGGACAGGGGATTGTAAATCCCTGGCACTTGTGCAGGTAGGTTCGATCCCTACCACCTCCACCAAGATCCCGGTGTCCCTAATCGTGAAAATAGGGCGTGTATTGACTCCACGACATAGTCAGAGTGCATACGGTCTACCTCAAAATTCCAGCGACCACCACGCCTGTAAAATCAAGGTGTTATAACTATGATCTCACCTGTGGTGGGATTGTAATACATGGGTGAAAATCCTGCTGGAATTGAACCTGCGGTGGGTGCGGCAAAAGTCACACTGGTCACAGCTCGCACAGGTTTCACTGTGAATGTGTTAGCAGTGGTTTGATTCAATGACCCACCAGAGGCATTTAGAATAATTGAGTTGCTGGCTTGATTGCTTAGACCAGCGTCCGGACCAATGGCTATTGAGTTCAGACCTTGATTGGTCTGACCAGCACTATTACCGATGGCAATCGAATTGGCACCTTGACTGTCCAGACCAGCACTTCGGCCAATGGCCACTGAGTTGTTACCTTGTGTTTGTGCACCGGCGAAGGTGCCAATGGCCACCGTTTGAAGGCCTTGATCTTGAAATCCAGCCTGCCTACCAATTGCTATTGCGTTATTGCCTTGTGTTGTTGAACCGGCGGCACTGCCAATAGCCACCGCTTGATTGCCTTGTGTACTATTGCCAGTAGAAACACCAATGGCCACCGCTTGAGTGCCTTGACTGACGCCGGCATTTTGCCCTAGGGCAATAGCGGTTGGACCACTGGCGTTATTCTTGTCACCAAGAGTAGCCCATGTTGTATTACCACCGCCGCCACCAACTAGATTTAGATTGCCAAGTGCATTGCCAACATACAGATCGTATGTTGCTGTGTCGACGACCAGTTGTCCTGGGCTAGCGTTGCCGTCAAAGCCGGCTAAGTCGGTGTTTACGTGCTTTGGGTCTTCTACGTAAAGACCTGTGATTCCTACATATGGCGGTGGTGTTGATTGCGACATTTGTTTTTCCTAGTATGAGGTATTTATCTATTTTACAACACTTTTTAGTATTACCCGACAATATGCATACACTGAGAAAACGAGAAAAAACAATGAGTAAACCTAAAATTTTCACCAAGTTATCCAACGTACTTGATTTTTATTCAAGTGTCGTGTACAATAGTTAAATAGTAGTAACAATGCTCAGGTGGTGTAATGGCAGCCACGCCAGTCTTAGGAACTGGTGCCGAAAGGCGTGTCGGTTCGAGTCCGACCCTGAGCACCAACAATATGGGTCGTTATCTCAGTTGGTAGAGAGCCTCGCTTACACCGAGGATGTCGGCGGTTCGAACCCGTCACGACCCACCAAAATAGTGGTGCTGTGGCCGAGTGGTCCAAGGCAAGTGACTGCAAATCTCTACAATCATCCGTTCGAATCGGATCAGCACCTCCACACATTCACTTGACAATAAATCAAGTTCGTAGTATAATATACATATATTAAATCATAGGAGTAGTAAAATGAAACGAAAATCGTTCGTTGTGCCAGCAGCGGTACCTCGCAATCCATTTGCAGGACTGGCACGTGCTCGTGTAGCGGGTAGTCATCGTAAGTCTAATAAGGCGGTGCGCCGGCAAGACAAGCAAAATCATTATGCCCTCGAAGCTTTAAGGTGAAGCAACGGACTTTTAATCCGTAGAACTGGGATCACTGGCCCAGCGGGGGTACCATTGTCAACATATTGAAACGTATTCAAGTAGATCGATCAACGCAGAATTTTACCGAATTTTGTCAGAGTACGTTTCAATATGGTGATATAGCTTAGTTGGTAGAGCAGGTCCTTCATACGGACAAGGTCGGGGGTTCAAGTCCCTCTTTCACCACCAACAACGGAAGCGTGGCAGAGTCCGGTTTATTGCAACAGTCTTGAAAACTGTCGATCCGAAAGGGTCCGTGAGTTCGAATCTCACCGCTTCCTCCACTTAAAGAGAACCGATGTATAAAGTATATTGGACCAATTCAGACGGTCAAGCATGCAGTCAAGATTATTCAGAGATGATAGAGGCACTTACTGAGACTAATCATTTACGTGCCATAGGTAGAGCATATGTTGCTATGTGTAGCGAAAATCCTAATCGAATTGGCACAATGGGCGTAGCCGGAGTAGAAGATGGTAAGTTGCCAACAGGCGAAAAATATACATGGCAAAAACGTAGAAGTTAATTTAATACGGTCCTTCGTTCAACGGATAGGATTCCAGGCTACGAACTTGGAGATGGAGGTTCGATTCCTTCAGGACCGGCCACCAATAAAAATTTTACACAGTGTCGGTAGTTACTAAATAATTTTACAAAGCGGGATTAGTTTAATGGTAAAACTACAGATTTCCAATCTGTTGTCATCAGTTCGATTCTGATATCCCGCTCCAAAATTCATCTAAAGGAAACACAATGAGTCAACGTAATCAAGTTAGGGACCCCAACAAAACAAAAACCGGTAAGACAAGATTGAATGGATTGACAGTCACACAGTTGACGTCTCTCTTAGAAAAAGAGGGAAGGCCAAAGATCAAGGCAAAGATTTTAAATCGTATCAGAATCGTCCAAAACTGTTGACAAATAGTTGTAACTACGTTATACTGTTAAAGTCAGTGATGAATTCATTACTGATCGAGCGAGTAAATGATAGACTAGGGTTGATAACCAATCATTATTAACTTAATGATAAACATACGCTGATAATGTTGATGTGTGTTCCGTATACCACTTGATATTAAATATCACTGTTTGTTGCTAAACGGAAATATGCATCTAGTGTCAATTGTTACTGTGTATTTTGAAAGTTGCCATTTGATTTTTCAATTACTTAATCATTTATTCTCTCGTTTTACCTAAAAGGAAACATCATGACTGCTAAAAAAACACTCCTAGATAAACTTACTAAAGTGTCTGAGAATTTTACTGTTAATATGTACAGTAATGGATACATGGTAGATGTATCGGGACAAAATAAGAATTCAGATTGGAAATCAGTTAAAATATTAGTTGCTACTGAAGAAGAACTATTAGATTTAATTAAACAGATTACACAGTTAGAACGCACAGAATAAAGGATATTAACATATGAAGTTATCACTACGTCGAGCAAGTGCACTACAGAATCAAATTCGTGAAGTGATTTCATCGATTGATATTGTAACATCAATTCAGTTGAATGAATTTCATGACGTAGAATCTGAACTAAGTCGTGCAAATGTTACACTGTTCGAACAAGATGCTCGTAGACAACGTTTACTACTGGCACTATATACTATTCGTGGTCTAGTTGGCGCAGCAAATGCTCAGTCTGGCGTAGATGTAAATCTAGCTAAGGCAGCCTTTCTAGATAAACGAATCATTCAATTAAGTGATATTGTTAAACTATCGCCGGTAGAAAAACTGGAAGTAATCAAGGGTCGTATTGAAAAGATTCGTAACAATGGTGAAAGCGCCACAATGTACGGCAGAGATACCATCACTACTACAGTTGTCAGCGAAGATCAACTAAAACAAACTCGTAAAGAAATCATGAATCTCAAGCGACAACATCAACGCTTAATGGATGAAATTTTAGAACTCAACGTTAAAACTGAGATTCCGTTGAACGAGGAGATTGTGAAAACTCTAACTGATGAAGGAATCGTTTAAAATCTTAATAAGTTCCCCTGAATAAATATGATATATTCAGGGGATAAGTAATGTTTTTCGAATATCTGAAGAAAATAAATTATGATAAAACTTTGTTACTGAGTGAAGTGTTAGAAATTCCAGAAACATCGTGGAATTATTGGATAACTCCTAGTAGCAAAATTATAAAAAACTACAAACAAGTTTACTACGATCAGGTCGAGAAAATTGAACAGATAGAAATAATCCTGTCTCAGGTCCGACCGATTGTTGATATCGGTCCTGTGATAATTATGAGATATGAACCATATGCACAACTACCAAAACACTATGATTGGAAAAACAAATCAGCAATCTTAGTTGGAATAAGTGACGATAGTAACATACTTTTTTGGGATAAACAAAATCCAGAAAAAGTAAATTATGATTATCCGATTCTAGCCAATTTAGAAGAATTTCACAGTGTTGACAATAATATCAACTCATACAGATATGTTTTGAAGATTCCTACAATAGAAGATTTCAATGAAGTATCTGAAAAATTATCCTATCTTTATTAAATGTTTTGTCATCTAAATTATCAAATAGATAAAAAATATTTCAGGGAATATTTTTGGGAAAACTTTGACAAGGGTCAATATCATGTTTCATATGATGAGAACGGTCAAGTAAAAACAATTCATCAATTTTGGTGGATGTTATTTGGATTAGAAAAAATTACCAAAGACATCATGTATGATTTGGGAATTATTGACATGAACGTGTTGCCTAGGTTTTCTTTTATCAAATCAACATGTGGACTAAAGCCACATGTTGACATTGATAGAATAGTAGGCATAAATTTCAATATTATGGAAAATAACGTTCCAGAATTAACTTTCGGCGACCACACAGTTTACTATGATTCACTATTAGCTGATGTTGGTAGTACAATTCATCAAGTTAAACCAGTTAACTACAATCGATTGATATTAAAATTCGCAATAAGAGAACCATATCAAGATGTCATGGAATCACTAGATAAAAGAAATTTAATAGATTATGAAAAAACTAAAATAGATAATCCACATTACGCGGAGTATGTTTCTGTTTTAGAAGAAAAATAATTCTATAGTTTTTCATAAACAAAATATAATCTGTTATTATTATCTTTTTTGAATGTTTCCAACTTTAAATTGTATGTTTTAGCAAATTCATGAGCGATTTCGAAATTCCATAAAAAAATATCAACATAGGGTGCATTTGGCCAACTTATTCCTGGATTAGCTCTAAAATAAATTTTGCCGCCTGGCATCAGCAATTCTACTATTCGCTTGAATCTCAATTCAACGTCACTTTTTTCATTAAAATTCAAACTACCAAAAACAATAATATGATCAAAAGTCTCCTCGTCGACTTTGAACTCTAAGATGTCGACCATGAAATCTGCACAATTATTGTATGGATCGATTCCTACTAGATTTTTTATTCTGCCTTTGAATGGATGATAACCACAACCAACATCAAGCACTGATTTTGGATTTTTTTCGTTTATTTCTACGACGATTGGCCAGCCGCTGTATTGATACACATCAGTCGATGGTTTCCAAATTTCACCAAAAAATCTAGCAAGATATTTTTTATCTAAATCATCAACAATACTATCAATTGATCCTGTTAAGTTTAAATCCGAAAACTGTAAATCTTTTTCTATTTGATTTTTAAATTTTCTAAATCTTGCCGGTGTCCATGGCAATGATTCTAATACTGTATCAGATTTCAATTCAGTGAGATTTTTTTCATATTTTGGCAATTTTAAAAAAAACTCTATGTTTTTTGTTAAAAGATTAAAAATTTTCAAATTCATGTAAATATTCCTATATTTGATAAATATTTATGAAACTTTGATACATAAGATAAATATTTTCAATAAAAACAAAAATTTTTATTATTATTGAAAATTTATTACTGGAGATTAAATGAATTTAGATTATGATTTTTTAAACGATTATTTCAGACATCATTGGAAGCCTTCCTTGTCAGCATATGCAGCAAGCTCATATGAAAGAATATCAGAAAGAATCAGTGATGATGAATATCTGTTAGACGTTGGATGTGGAGACAATCCATTTAAAAATTTAGTTAAAAATTGCTTTGGCATAGATCCAGCAAATGACGGAGCTGATCTACAAGTTTCAATTGAGGATTTTGTTCCCACTAGAAAATATGATGTAATTACTTGTCTTGGAAGTATTAATTTTGGAGACGAGTCGATTATTTCTCGACAAGTAGAAAAAGTAGTTAGTTGCTTGGAAAAAAATGGAAGAATTTTTTGGAGATTAAACCCTGGCAGAAAAGATCACGAAAGTGAATTATGTAAGAAAGTTCCGTTTTTTCCATGGTCATTTGAAAAATTGAGAGAGTTTGCGACTGTTCATGGATTCTCTCAAGTAAACGAAACCATAGATCAAGATCAAAATATTGTTAGATTATACGCGGAGTGGCAAAAAAATGATTAAATTACCATCTAAAATTTTTATGATAGGAGCTCCTGGTTCTAGATGGAGCGGTATCGCTCAAAATATCGAAAGTATTCCAGGATTTAATACTAGCGATAGAACTGATGATAGAAATTATTCTCATCACGGTTTTTCTGGACATCTTGGCGCCTATTATGGCACAGGTTGGGAAACTGACACCTCACTTACCGATGAGAATCTAAATAAGCCGTTTGCAAACACTGACGGAACTAGAATCTTGAAAAGTCATGAATGGGCATATCAACTGGATGAAATTTATGAGAAGTTTCCTGATAGTTGGATTTTTCTAGTGCATCGTCCCGATCTTTCTTGTCAGGCATGGTGGCATGAAGCGGGTGGCTTTAATATTTCTTATCCAGACTATCATCCCTATTACAAAAATAGCATGAACATGTTAAACGAAATAATCAAACAAAATAATTGCATGTTCGAATTTTCTAAAAAACACGATCTCTCGTGGAATCACATATCCGGTAATTGGATTGAAAATAATTTTGGTCAATATGTTGAACCAACTGTAAAATTACCAGATACTCTAGTGGCTCTTTTAAAAAGGTAATTCATGGAATATATTGTCTGGCTGTTATTAGGAACAATTTACGGAACAATAGTTGGGGTTATTCCTATCGCAGGAGCAACTATTGGTCTGTTGGTTGTTTTTGGCATGACTGACATGTTTTTGGCAAATCCGTATCTTGGTGTGGTATTCATGACGAGTTTTCTAGGAGCAGTTAGTAGCAGTGACAGCTTCACTAGTATACTTACTGGAATTCCTGGTTCTGGTTCAACAGCCGCTTCAATCATCGATGGCTATCCAATGGCAAGAAATGGCCAGGCTGGCAGGGCTATTGGCGCTGCTCTCATGGACTCGTTAATCAACGGAGTAATCTGGGGAATACTGGCATTTGGACTTATGCCATTTTACAGTATGCTCATATTATCATTTGGTATACCAGAATTTGCCGCACTGATGTTTGTTAGTTTGACTTGTGTTGGATTTATTACTGTTAGTAATCCACTGTTAAGTGTAATCAGTATCGTTCTTGGACTGTTTCTTGGTTTAATAGGCCAAGATCCAGGAACTAGTGCACATAGATTTACATTTGGCTGGGAGTATCTAGCTGCTGGGATTCAAATGATTCCCATGATTGCCGGACTATTCGCTGTACCAGAGATTATTGAATCAATTAAAAACAAAACAATAAAACCACCCGCTATTGTTAATTATTGGTCTCAACTGTTTCAGGGATTTAAAGATTGCTTTACTAATTGGCGAGATATGATAAGAGGTGGTGCCATAGGATTTTTTACGGGAATATTACCAGGAGTTGGTGGCAGTGCTGGTGATATGATGGCATATGGGGCGACTGTTGCAAAACATCCAAATGAAAAATTTGGCAATGGAAATGTAAAGGGTCTCATAGGATGCGAGGGGGCGAATAATGCTCAAAAACCAGCAAGTCTTATTCCAACTGTTTTATTTGGAATTCCAGGTGCACCATTTGCTGCCATTATGATGGCAGTTTGTATGAGTCTTGGTCTAGAACTAGGCACTGCGTCGCTTTTGAATGATGAAAAATTTATTCTTGCTCTAGGCGGAGGATTTGTACTTAGTACTATTTTAGGATTTGTTATTTGTGTTTTTATTGCAAAATATATTGTAAAAATATTAGAAATACCATCATGGATATACGCATCAATTATAACTGTGATTGTGGTATGGAGCAGTTTTCAATACTCGGGAACTATCAACGATCTTTATATTTTGATACTATGTGGAATTATTGGAATTTTATCAAAGAAAATAGGACTAAGTAGACCAGCAATCTTGTTGGCATATGTAGTAGCCGAAAAATTTGAAAATTATACACAACAAGCTCTTACTCTCTACACACCGTTCGAGATTATTTCTCGTCCAGTAGTTGGAACATTGATTATAGTATCTATTGTAATCATTGGCTATAGCATCAAAAAATACAAAGGCATTTCTTATAATTAAAGGAGATTAAAATGAGAAATTTTTTAAAAAATATTAGAACATCAATGGTAGCAAGTGCGTTGTTGTTTGTCATGTCAGTGCCAGCATGGGCTGAATATCGAATGATTGTACCACAGGCCGCTGGAAATGGCACGGCTGTATGGGCTAGCATTATTGCTAGACATTTAGAAAAACAATTAGGAGAAAAAGTAGTAATTCAACATATTCCAGGAGCAAAAGATATTCCTGGATTCAACGAATTTCATAACAAATTAAGATTCGATAATAAAACAATCATGGTTAGTCATGGAGGTAATGGCATCGGATATCTAGTTGACCAAGTAAATTACGATTACAAATATTATGATTCGATTGGCATGATGAATCTAAACATTGTCGTTGGTAAACACAAAGATAATCCGGTTGATGGTTCTAAGAAGATCCGACAAGCCGGTGCTTCTGGACAGGAAACTGACGGTATGGCCATCGCTCTGCTAATGTGTGGTAATTTACCTACGATGCAATCTTATCTAGATTGTTACAGAGAAAAAGTCATCTGGGTTAATGGCGTACCAGGTGGAGAGAGACGATTGGGATTCATTCGAAAAGAATTTGATGTTGCTAGGGAAAGTGTCGTTTCTTGGTTTAAACACTACACCGAGCCAAAAATAGGAGCTGAAATTTGGTTCCATCACGGAGTGTACGACCTTCAATCCAGATTACAGAAAGAAGACCCAAACTTTCCAGCAGGTTTGAGATTTGAAAAAGTCTTCAAGGATCGCTGGGGCGTAGAGCCAACTGGCCCACTCTATGATGCCTATACGCTAAGTAGAAATTTTAGAGATGTGTTACAAAAAGCCTTGTGGGTAAATAAGGGCAATCCTAATACGGAAAAATTACGTACCGCGTTACGTAAAATGATTACTGACCCAGAGGCAGCGGCTGCCCTTGAAGCGGACACTGGAAAATATGAATGGATTATAGGCAATGATGGTAATCTCGTTGTTGATAGGATTCGACGAAATATCACGGAACAAAAACTCAAAGACATGGTTTGGTGGCACGAACGTGCCTATAAATTTCCAAGCGTTTACAAACCAGAGTTGATAATAAAGTAATATTTTGGAATTACTTATCGCTAACATAGTCTATGTGGCCTACCGACTTATAGTCAGTGGGCCCATAGTAAAGATACTAAACAAATATCTACCGTATTACTTGGCTGTGTTAGTGATGGCACAACTAAGTTTTACATATGATACATTTGTCTTTGGTTACTACTTCAACGCACAGGAACTACCAAATCTTCTTGATTTGCTAGTGTCTGATTTAATGTACACGATTAGAGTAATAGCAGCTTGGTGGCTCATAAAACAAATATGGAACAAGATAGGGAATTACTGGGTATCAGTTTTTATTGGCGCTCAAATAACTTTTATCTTTGATTATTTTATCTTCAAGAATTTATTCTAATAAATACATACATGAATACACTAAACAGTAACTGGGAAATTCAACGAGCGAAATCTAAATATCATTTTGACAACACGGTGATTGATCCTGTGTTCGACGACATACAACAATATGGTCGATTTGTAGGCGATTGGCGTGATGAAATAAATCAGGTTTTGTCTTCAGCTAAGCCTAGAACTTGGAGAAATCGTTCTAAAACAGGACAACCTAATAAGTTGGTGTCCGAGGAAGAATATGATTTAGAATCTATTGGCGCGGATAAAGACATGATATTTGCTAATCTGGATTATAATCTAAGTGAAAAATTCAAACGGATGACAGATATTATCGGTCTGGATCGTCGAGAGGATCGGGTTCATGTTCAATGGCCAGGCCAAGTAATAATCAAACATATTGATAAACTTGAAAAAGTCAACCCCGAAGATCCAAGTATAGTTATGAGATTCATGATCATGCTAACTGATTGGGATCAGGGTCACTTTATACAATATGGAAACTATAACTACGGTGGTTGGCATGCTGGTGATATTAACACATTCAACTGGGCACACACTCCTCATTCTACGGCCAATGCCGGATTAACACCTAGAGTTAGTATTCTGACAACAGGCTTGGTAACCGAAAAGACTAGACAATTCATGAATTCTGTTGACAAAATATTTTATGTGTGATATGATATTATCATGCTTAATAATTTCGTTACAATAAATTTTGTTCCCGGAGGTCGCGGTCACCAGATAGGCAGACTACTCAGTAGCTGTGACAACGTGAGTTGGTATGATTATTATCGAAATGGCCGACATCCATGGATACCCGGTGACGGTACATCAATGACTGAAATTTCTAAATTTCATTTTGATCGAAGATTCATGGGCGCATCAGGAGTGGGAGTTGACAGGTATACTATTCCTCCTGTTCTTGATATTGCCAGTAGAAATGGGTATCCTGAATATCCACTGGATGATATGATGGAATGGAATACTAAATTAGATTTTAAAAAGGCAGTCTATCCATTAAATTGTGAGCTAGATGTATGTAAACAGTTTTTCTCTGACAGTAAACACTTGGTGGTGATCAATACAGATGTAGATTCATTGACTGATAGATTTATTAAAACCACCGCTAAATTTATTTACCATAACCCGCCATTGTCCTCCAGAGATTCCAGTTACGAGCGATTAACTTTTAAACAATACTGGGAAAGAAATAACAAAGACGGCTCAAGTTATCTTGAATGGGTTAAAAACTATGCTACTAATTTACTGGAAAACTATAAATCAAACTTATCAAGCGATGATGTCGTAATACAAGATGTTGATGAGTTATTTGATCAATCCAGATTTAAAACGATATGTGATAGACTAGGACTACATTTTAATGAAAAAAATCACACAAAGGTAGTTGATTTTGTCAAGCGTGATTCTTTTTCTCCGGAAGTATTTACCAGAAGTTTAACCGGTAAAGATGTATCGCTAATTGAAGAATTCTGTGTAGAGAGCGAACGTCGAGGTTTTAATAATAACTCAAGTTTAAAAACAATGAAATATCATTGGTGTTTGGAACAGGGCGGACGATGGTTTGGTACCTTTAAACAGGAGAAAATTATTTCTCTTAGTGGCATACATCCATTTTTAGACGGGTGGCGCGCCATGTTTAGAGGCGCACAGCATGAGGGCAGAAGAATAGGACTAAATAGGTATCAGATGACTAGCTATAGTCTACATAGTCAATTACCACAGGAAATAGAATATGTCGAAGGTATAAGTGGTCGAGGAATTCCAATTTACGTAACTACAAATATTAATCATGATGCCAGTGGAAATGCTGGCAGGGTACATAAATTATTTGTAGAACTAGGCAAGTTAGGAGTATTTGATCACTGTGGTGATCATGAGATATTCAATACACTACAGAGTGTTTGGAAGTTAAATAGAGAAAAATATTATGATGTACGATCCTGATCATTTGAGTAAAGCGGCCTCAGCAGGCGGCAAAAAAATGTCTAGTATAGGTTCATACTTATGGCATTGGAGATTGGCAATGAGCGAAGCGGGTTTTCTTTTTATCATGGCCATAGGAAGTGTCATACATGCTTTTTTCCCATTCCTGTTGTCATTTAAATTATTAGAAATTAGAATAGAAAGATTAAAAACTTTAAAAAAACAATTGCCGAACGATGAACGTTTACAAAGGATAAAATTCGATGAGTAAATTAACTGATTTAATTTGTTATAAGGACGGCGGTTATTCACCTTTACTGGAATCCGGACCGTCGTTGATGGATTTCGGATTCATTCACTCCGATGCCACCTATGATGTAATGACTATTAAAAATGGAAAATTCTTTTTATCTGATCTACATCTGGATAGATTTCAAAGTAGCGCAGGCTTCTATGGATTAAAGGTACCGGAATCAACTGAGATACTAGATATTTGTAGACAAGTATGTGAGATAAACAATATTAGTGATGGTTTTGTTTGGTTAATATCGTGGCGAGGTACTCCATCAGACGGGAATCCAAGAAATTTCAGCGACTGTCCACATCATTTTGTCGTTTATGCTAAACCGTATTACAATTTTAATAGTTCTAACTCTGCCAGAGTTGCTCTTTACAAGGATCATGTGAGAGTGCCAGACGAGTGTTTTGGCCAACAATACAAAAATTTTGCCTGGCAGGACCTTACTCTAGCTCAGAGATACGCCCACCACCGAGGATATGATACCGCTATTTTATGTAATCACCATGGTAATATAACCGAAGGACCAGGATTTGCCGTTGGCTTTGTTATTAATAATATCGTTACTATTCCTAATAAGGATGTGTTACACAGTGTAACCATGAGTTGTTTGAAACAAATATGTAGTAATCACCAAATATTCGTTGCTGAAAGAAATATTTCCTGGCAAGAAAGTCTACTGTGTGATGGAATGTTTTTGGCTAGTACCAGTGGCGGATTCATTCCAGTGATAGAATACGAAGATAGAAAATTACCACACCATAAAATCATACAAATATTACAAGATGAATATAGACTTTTACAAAATTCTTAATCACGGTGTTTCCATCACTAGTAGCGGAACAACCGGTGATCCCAAGACTATTTTCAGAACACCCCATAATCTACTGGCGTGTATCCGAGTCTCTCTGGAGGCACAGGAAATAAGTAAAAAATCAAAAATTTTAACAGTAACTAGAATGACTCACGCCGGTGGCTTATTAGCCCAGAGTTTGCCTGGATACTACATTGGATGTGATCTTGATATTAAGGTTTTTAATGCCTATACTTTTTTAAAGAATTTTGAAAATTACACCCATACATTTTTAACACCACAACAGATGTGGGCAGTAACTAACACAAAAAATTTCAACGAGTGTGATTTGACAGGCAAGTGGGTCCTAGGTGGCAGTGATCCAGTATCCTGGGATTTAATAGAAAAATTTGTTCGTCGTGGCGCAATAGTTCAACCAAACTGGGGAATGAGCGAAGTAGGTCCAATCGCTATTAATAAAATATATAAAGATACGGATCAAATATCAGAGGATAAACAAAAGTCAGTTAATGGAACTGTTCTAGGCAATAAATTTTGGTGTGATTGGAAAATGATAAACAATGTACTTTGGGTAAAAGGTGATATTGTTTATCAAGATGACTGGTTAATGACGAATGATCTGGTTGAACAGATTGGCGATGATATGTTCTATCTAGGTAGGAATTCCTAGATAGAACACTACCGATTAGATAGCCGGATCGTAAATAGCAAGTTCACAAATATCAACCAAATCTCTTATGTGAGTATCGTTAAAATCACTGATAACAGTGTTGTTGTCTGCGTCAATCCAGGCTAATTCATTTGAAAACTTCGTACCAAGACTCTGATAACTTATATTTTTAGAGGTCATAAAGTCTGTCAGTTGTGTTTTTATTGTCTCGTTCATTAAATGAATATCTTCTCTTGGAATTCCTGTTTTTTTACTCAGAGCCAGAATTTTTTTATTTTCAACGACTTCTTGAACTTCTCCGGAGTATTTAAAACGAGAAATATATACAGTGGCGCTTGGATATTGAGCAGCTATCTCAGAAACATACAATGATAGACCTGTGCCAATAAAAATATATTCGTCAGCGTCTGGATTCTCATCGATTATTTGTTGAATTTTACTCACACAGCCTTCCGATGTGATCTGATCAAGTGAAGTGACACTGAAAATCCTTCCTACGTTTTCGGTTCTGCCAATTGTTGCCGGTGGTCGTACGACCTTTGATAGTTCAAGTTGTTCTCTGATCAAATCAGAAATTAGTTGATGATGTCCAGCTATTGGCGATGCAAATATACTAATATTCATTTTGTTTTCCTTAGAGTTAAGTTATATAATCTATTTATCTAAAATTCTAAATACAGAAAGATTAACTAAAATTCCTTCAAAAAATCGATAGATAAATATCTTAGATATTAAATGGTAAAATCATCAAATGTATACAACAATCGAGAGAGTTCACTTAGAAGTTACCTCACTATGCAATGCCAGATGTCCACAATGCATGCGCAATTTTCGAGGAACAGAGCATCTAAAGCCAGGAGTACAGGAAACCGAAATGTCAGTTGAAACTATCAGCAAAATATTCCAGGATGAAAACTTCAAGGATTTAAAATCAATTTTAATCAATGGTAATTACGGCGATATCATAATGCACTCAGATCCATTGGCAGTTGTACAATTTTTAAGAGTGAAATATCCTACTGTCAGAATATTCATTCATACCAATGGCGGAGCACTCAAGGAGTCATTCTGGTCCGATCTAGCCAAACTTGATCCTATTGTGGAATTTGGAATAGATGGTCTAGAGGACACCCATCATTTGTATCGAAGAAATACAAATTTTAAAACCGTCATCAAGAATGCAACCGCTTTTATTGCCTCGGGCGGATCAGCTGAGTGGGTAATGAATGTATTTAAACATAATCAACACCAAATTGAAAGTTGCAGGGCAATGTCACAGGAATTAGGATTCAGTAAATTTACGCATAGAATCAGTACCCGGGGACTTCCAGAAAACGCCACAATAGTATTTGACAAAGAATTAAATCTGGACTATTTACTGGAGGTATCAGATTTATTACCGGATAACACGATAGAAATAAAACCAGTTGAGTTTTACGTAAAAAAATCTTCTAGAATGAGAGAGAAATTTTTAAAGACTAGAAACCTATCGACTGACAACATTATTAATCCTACGTTAAAAATCAACTGGATTGAACGGAATTCTGAGAAATTATCGCTGCCTGTTCATTGTAAAGCATCTGACGTCGGTGAGGTATATATTTCCGCACAGGGCATGATATATCCTTGCTGTTGGCTCGGAATACAGAGGGCCGATGGTCATGCTCACTATTATCATGACTTTGTATCTATGTTAGAAAAAAATGGTGTTAGTCCAGACGATTTCGACTTGAATAAACGTACATTAACAGAAGTTTTAAACGGTGAGTATTTCAGTACCATCTCTAGATCATTTACAAATAATGATCGCTTGATGAAGTGCTCCGAGGTATGCACTTCATCAAGTTATTACGATAAGATGCTTTTATCTAAGTTAGAGAATATTGACCGAACGACATGAGTTGACATGATGTCAAAAAATTGATTCTTGTCCGATGATTTTGGAGTACATACCCCACAGTTGCAAATTTTATTTGGGCACACAATAACAGGCATGGTTTTATTTGTTAGATTAGTTCGTAGTTCGGTGATTATTTTTTCACTGTCAGTAATTGTGCCGATAGGACCTCTTGTGCCATCAAATTTAGCCTGGCATGTTTGATGATGATAGACTAGATCCAGCTGTTGATCGATAGCCATAAAATACCAGTTGACTCCACAGTGCCAGTCTTTGAAACGAGTGCTTTCAATAAATTTTACCGGCTGTTCAATACCGTCTTTGTAAGTACACATTGTTTTGCCGCCACAACACATACGTCCTAGTTTTCTAGCACTTTCGTCTCCTGCTTGAGTGGAACAAGTATCCTTGTTTTTAATTACTTCTTCTTGATTTACTTTGGCATTTTTTTCTGCCCAAAAATTTTTTAACCAATCCTCTTGATGTTTCGTGTAAACATGTGTTCCGTAGTCGCCTTTTGTTTTCTTGGTTTCTTTGTCTCCTATAATCCTAGGAGTGTAATTAATTCCTAGACCTTTAAATTCTTCCATTAAATCAATGCATTCTTGAAAATATTCGGGCGCAGCGTGCATCATGACATTGACACTAATGGTGAAGTTTTTTTCGTGTAGATACTTTATGTTCTCCACTACCTTCTTTTTCATTCTAGGATCTGCTTCAGTATGATAACTAATCACTCCCCTATTGGTGTATTGTATTAGATTGTCTGCCATTTTTTTACTAAAAGTACCATTGCTAGTCCAACTTAAAGTTAATTTATATAAATCTTTAAAGTTGCCCTCATGAGTTTCCCTAATCAGTTTACAAAGATCGATAAATTTAGGATTAACAGTCGGCTCTCCTCCAGTAAAAACACAACTGGCTCCCCGCTCAGCCGGGTTTTTATTCTTCATTATTAATTCAAGATATTCAAAGACAAAGTTGCTGGTCTTAGATAGTGTTTGCCAATCAATGTGAGGTGCCCGGAGATCGTGTCTGGTCGGCCCACAGTAAGTACAGTCATAGTTACAACGTTTACCTATTTCCCATATTAATAGAAAATTCGTATTCGGTGGTTTAATATCAATTGCATCAAACGTGGTAGTATTTTCGTAATCGTTTGTATTTCTAACTAGGTTAATTATTTGTTGGGTCATATGTACACTCTGTTAATTTTATCAAATTTAGCTATTGCCAAAACTATTTCTTCTGGGTCACGATCTGTTACTAGCCTGGCAACTGGAATATGTCCTATTGATAAATGCTTATCATATTTAATAAATCCTAGTTCAGATAAAAATTCAGACTGTGTGTCCCACCAACGCCAAAATTCATTTATCTTATTTTTGTAGGTTGCATCCATAAAATAAATCATCATGTCGGCCGAATACCATTTCAGTGGTCTTATGTTTTGGTCTCCTACAATCTGGTCTCGATCTTTGAATACGTCCCAGAGAGGTTTGCCTACTTCACAATAATTTACGTAAACTTCTCCAAACTTTATATCTAAGCTGAAATTATCGTAATCTTCGTCCGCCAGTTCATGTCTTTGCTTTTCGTTGAAAGTCAATACCATTCGAGGTTTTGCCTTCACGGCATTTAACTTGTCTTCTGTTCTGTGTATCAACACGTTATAATCTTCAATTGCCCGTTTAATGTTCAGCGGCGCCGTGGTATAATATTCTCCAGGACTAAGAATTCCACCACGCATTTCTTCAAAATACTTGTGAAGTAAATTTAATAGTGGTTGATTTATTGTTGTATTGATTTGTTCTGATTCTGGTATATAAAATTTATACTCGTTGATAATATCTGCTCGTTTCTTAAGTTCCTTAACAATATTCTCTAGACTCCAAAAATCGTTTGGGAAATGATAAAGTCTGTTGTTTTCTTTTAGATTTGAGTTTCGCCGTAATTGTTCGGTCAGCTCCTGATACCATTTTTTTGCTGTACTGCTGGTATATGATTGAAATTTTAAAGTCAGTGTTTCCGTTTGATTTTTGAATTCAACATAAAAATGGGTCATGTTACTTGATTCCTATTGCCATGTATCTACTATATTTTGGTAATACCAGTTCTCCGCTATACAGTAGTTGAGTCATGTGTACTTTATCCACGAATTTTTCTAGAGACTCAAAACAATTAACATGTTCTTCTATCTCAAAATAGTTGTTAGATTGAAGAACTACCAATTTGCCAGCTGGGATAAGACTGTACCAATCATCGAAGTTCTCAATATGTTCACAACTGGTGTTTATAATAGTATTTGGTCGATCGTTTATTACATTCGATAATCTATTTTTTGAGTTACTCCATGCTTGCCATCTGTGATTTTCGTAATTTATATCCATAATATTCTGAGTAACGGATTTAAAACGCCAGCCATCTATTACCCACGGAATATTAATTGTGTCAGCTATCTCAGAACAGGTTGGATCAATATCAAAACTACGTATTTTATCTACTCGTAGACCGTTTTCAAACATCAGTGTTGCGAGTGAGCCGTACCAACCCGCGCAAATAAATACAGTGCCTAGATTCAAGTCCAGTTCAGATAATTGCTCCACTAGCCATTGCTTGCTATCTAGTTGTCCACTACTCAGAAAGTCTGGGTTGAAGTTTGGCATATTGACAATCTTATAGATTGATTTGAGTAGTTGACTTATCATAATAATATTTATGAGGTTACCAGGGATCCAAAAAAAATAAAATCAATCAACCAAAAATACTTGACTATTAATAACATATAGTACAATAGCTTATTATCACAAGGAATCATCATGACTAACAGTCCAACCGTATTTGAACAGGTTATTATTCTAGCTCAGAGAACCCCTGAGCTACGAGATCAACGCTATGGCACAATGGCAACAGGAGTGTTTACTCCGACGGCCTGGTGGAAATAGAAACCGTAGGTGTCCGTACTATCCGTTTGGACGTAAACACTGAATGGTGGTACGGTCCACATGAAGAGGACAAATTTGGTGATGTTCGGGCAGTTTTTATCGGTTGATTCTTAAATATTGATCGCTATCTTTGCATCTGATTATTGAATGACTAAATATCACTGTGAATCTACTGGGATATTAAAATGACTGATGATTGGAAGAAGAAAATAAACCAGATACAAAAGAATAAGTTCTTTTGTCCAAGGCCATTTGTAGAAATAATCAGTAACAACAAAGAAAAATATGGTCCTTGTTGTTACAGCAACGCAGGCATGCCCAGTAATCAAGGGTTGGACGATCAAAGACCCTTTGATTGGTTCGCTCAAGGGGATGATCTACAAGCACTGCGAGCCGTGATGTTGGGCAAGCAGGATAATCCCGGGTTATTGGATCAAGTCTGTGGCTTTTGTCGAGTTCGCGAAGCTCAAAACATAACCAGCCCTAGACAAACATATATCGAGCGTTTTCTTAGAAATTTGGTTGAAGGTGAGCAGTGGAGTGATGCCGACATGGCACTGATCACTGAGCGTATAGTCACTTGGTCCGGGCATGAGCCCTGGACTACCGATCTCGGCACCGTGGCTGTGCGTATGCGCTTGTTTGGCAACTACTGCAACCTACGTTGTGTTAGTTGCGGACCCAACAGCAGCAGCCAAATACAAACAGAATATAAGAAGATTATTAAACTAGAACCCGGATCTAGGCTCAGAGCCATGGGCATTGTTGATCAATCAAACCTGAAAATTTCCGGGCTTGTCCAAGCACAACAGAACGTCATCGACAACATTGACAAGGTTCGTAGCATACTATTGATAGGGGGTGAGCCCTTGTTGACTCCGGGGCATTTTGAATGGCTGGATAAAATTGTGGCTTCGGGGCATGCCGGCAGAATAGAACTTAGATATCAAACCAATCTAACAGAGATGCATAGATATGCCAATCGTATATTTCAGTATAAGCAACATTTCCAACGTATATTCTTTATTGGCAGTATAGACAGCTTTGAACACAGAAACGACTATGTACGTTGGGGTAGTACATGGAGTAAACTGATGGAAAATATAGGCCTGGTGCAGACACAGGGTTTGGGTTTAACCATTAACATCACAACCACTTGGCTCACATCTCTATGGGTAGGGCCCTTATGGGATCATTTGCATAGAACTTTCGGTATCGACGCTGAGATCAACGGCAGCGTGGTCAATAGACCCACACATCTTAGACCCAGGCACCTGCCCCAGGAGTTCAAAGAAACTGCCCTCAATCATCTTGAGTATTATGTCAAGGATCCTCTACGCTATCAAGTATTGGCCCAGGAGTTGGCGCATCCTCAAGATCCCAGATTGTTTAAACTGGGAATAGAATATTTAGAAACACTGGATCGCAGTAGAAAAGCCAATTGGTTAGCAGTGTTCCCGGAGTTTAAGCCCCATGCCCATAAATAACATTATGAAAAATTTCTTACTTATACCATTGATTTTAGCACTCACGGGCAGTTTTTATCGGTTGATTCTTAAATATTGATCGCTATTTTTGCATCTGATTATTGAATGACTAAATATCTCAATGAGCCTACAGGGATATTAAAATGACTGATGATTGGAAGAAGAAAATAAACCAGATACAAAAGAATAAGTTCTTTTGTCCAAGGCCATTTGTAGAAATAATCAGTGACACTAAAGAAATGTATGGTCCTTGTTGTTATAGTCGTATGCCCAGCCAAACATCGTTGGCTGATCGGCCACCGTTCGATTATTGGAGTTCCGATCAAGAATTTCAGAATCTTCGCAGACATATGTTAGGGCTATCAGATCATAGTGAAATTGTCAATAAGGCCTGTAAGTTGTGCTTAACTCGCGAATCACAGAATATACCAAGTCCCAGATTCACATACAATGACAGATTTTCAAAAGGGCATATTGAAGGACAGGACTGGAGCGATGATGATATGAATCGTCTAGCAGATCAGATTCTACAATGGAACGGAGATTCTGATTGGAAGGCCATGGACCATTCAGTGGCCGTTCGAATGCGCCTATTTGGTAATTTCTGTAACCTACGTTGTGTTAGTTGTAGTCCATTGAATAGCAGTAGAATACAGTCAGAATATCAAAAAATAATTGACCTAGAACCAGAGAACATGGAACTCACGTCAATGAAAATCATATCTGAGAAGGTAATTGACAATAGTAGTTTATTAGAAGCTCAACAGAATGTGATTGACAATATTAAATCAGTCAGGAGTATACTGTTGATAGGAGGCGAACCGCTGCTAACTCCCGGTCATTTTGACTGGTTGGATAAAATAGTGGCCTCAGGATATAGCGGTCAAATTAACTTGAGATATCAAACAAACCTGACAGAACTGCACAGATACGCCGAGAGAATATTTGACTACAAACAACATTTTGATGGCATATACTTTATTGGCAGCGTTGATTGTATTGGACAAAGAAACGATTATGTTCGTTGGGGAAGTTCCTGGAATCAAATACAAAAAAATATTGATACTGTTTTTTCGCACGGTATCGATATCACTATAAACATTACTACTACATGGTTGACAGCGCCATGGGTTGGCGAACTATGGCATGAGATATATAAACGCTGGGGTATCAAAGCTATAATTAATGGCAGTGTAGTCAGTAGTCCTTATCACTTGAGTCCTAGGCATTTGCCTCAGGACCTAAAAGAAAAAACAATAGAAAGTTTAAAACGCTACGTTGATAGTCCTGAAAGATATAGTGTGCTAATAGCGGAACTATCTCGGCCACAAGATAACGAACAGTTTAAGTTGGGTCACCGATTCCTAGAAACATTAGATCGTAATAGAAAAACTGATTGGTTAGAGTTTTTTCCTGAATTCAGGCCGTACATAGATAGATAGATGTTGTATTAATACAACAACCCAGCACATCTCCAGATGGAATACTGTGCATGTGTATCCAGGGCATGATACAGAATGTTTTTCTACTATTCATGTCAATATTTAGTTGATAAAATGTTATCCAAAATATTTGACTTGTATTAAATAACAGCGTATAATAGAGATATTATGAGTAAAAAAATTAGTTTAAGTCCAGAACGCGGCAGTTTTCAACGACAAGCGGCGAAGTTACGCGCCCTGAGTGCCGAAGACGATGTTATAAATATTGCTAATGACGGCGTGGACTTTGATGTGATTTACAAGTCAGTTGAACAACTACGATTAGAACAGGAACAGGACCCAGAGTGGCAGAAAAATAACTTAGAATGGGATTTACGTACTACCGATTGGATTTTGGATAAGGTACGTATTAATGAAATCTATGCTCAACACTTATATGCTGCCCTGTGTAATAATATGTTCTGTAAAATGGATTCATTTCGTTTACTACGGGAAGAGTACTGGCACTGTAGCTGGCGTAGCGCAGGAGGTATATTATCTGATATGAGAATGGAGGGTGATTATATTGACTGGTATTGTAGTGGAATTAAAAATGATGATTATCAACGAGAATTCGATTCCGCCAGACCATGCGCTACTGTGACTGAGGGAACGGTTACTGATGAAGTTAAACAGGACTTGGCCAAACTAGGCTGGGTTGTTATTAATTAAATATTTACACAATTTATTTACACATTTATAGGATTAAACATGAAAACTACGACACTATTTGAACAGGTTATTATTATGGCACAACGTACTCGTGAACTACGAGATCAGCGTTATGGGTCCGTAGAACGCGGCATGTTTAGCATATCCGAAAACAAACGTTTGCCTAAAATAATAGATATTGCCATTAATGATTTTGAAACCGGTGAAATAGGACGGGAATATCTTGATCGTGCTATCGATCGTGCCCGTGGAGCACGCGGACAAAGAAAAAAACGAGTATTTGATAGATAACATCATGTATAAAAAACAAATAGATATATCACAGATAGTTGATTTTTTAGAAACCTGTAGCAGTGATACTAAAGTATACATTGGCTGCGATAGTGAAAGACTTCAGGCTGGCGGTGTATGGTGGGCTGATTATATCACTGCAGTAGTGATTCACATCAATGGCAACAATGGTTGCAAGATTTTTGGCGCAGTATCTCGCGAGCGTGATTATGAACAGCGGGTAGATAAACCCCGTATGAGATTGATGGCCGAAGTCTATCGTGTTGCTGAACTCTATCTTGAACTTAGTCAACATGTAGCACATGATATCGAGGTTCACTTGGATGTTAATCCCAATGAAATGCATAACAGTAGTATTGTTATCAACGAGGCGGTGGGATACATTCGTGGCATGTGTGGGGTTATTCCGTTTACTAAGCCAGACGCCTGGGCTGCCAGTTACGCTGCCGATCGTTTTAAGCGTTTAGTTGAATATCAACGTCAGCAAGTTGCTACTCCTACTTGACAACAAATCACTATTATGCTATGATATTGATATGATGAAAAAAATTGAACTAAATTGGTGTTTAAAGTGGCTAGCTACTGTGTTTACGGTGGTTGGCGCTTTAGCGGTATCGCTTGATCATGATGGCTGGGATGTTATCTTGTTATTCGTGGGTAGCATATTATGGCTATGGTGGTCACTAAGAATAGGTGAGTGGGCCTTAGTAACAGTCAATACTACTATGATAATGATTTATCTCTGGGGTATCGTATCAAAAGTGTTTTAGTGTTGTATTAATGCAACACTAAAAACATGATGTTTTTAATACTTGACAATAAATCAGGTGTATGTTATGATGTAGTTATGATGACAAAACGTAAACGCCGTTCGGATACTACACACTTGATTTATGTCTTAACTAATCAAGTCACTGGCGAACAGTATGTAGGTATTACAGTTAAAAATCCTGGTGGCATCAGGAAAACTCTACACCGTCGTGTTCAAAAACACGTACAACGAGCTTATGCCGAGGGAAAAGACTGGGCGCTTAGTCACAGTATTCGTGAACATGGTACACTAGGGTTTACTTATGGTTTATTAGAAACTGTTCGTGGTCGCCTAGTAGCACACCGACGTGAACGTGAATTGATCCGTATTCATCAGCCAATGTTGAATACATTTTAGTAGTTGTTGAGTGACAGTAGTTTATTTTTTTAACATTAATAGGAAATTAAAAAATGAGTAAGCCAGTTTTTTCAGATATTTTTACATTTAGTGGCCGTCGTAATCGTAAAAGCTATGTACTGTTCCATCTATCGGCAATTGCCGCCATGATTGTCGGTGCCGTACTAGCAACATCAATAACTATCATGGCCCCGGCTATGGGTTCTGTTTTGTGGGTAGTATATTTTGTCGCTGTACTGGCATTGGCTGTAGCAGGTTTTGCCGTAACAGCCCAGCGTATTCGTGACTTCGGTCATAGTGGTTGTTGGGTATTTTTATACTTTATTCCCTATATTGGGTTCGCTGCCAGTATTGCTATTTACTTTGTTCCTAGTAATATAGGCGACAATAAATACGGTCCTAGTTGTATCTAATGATATCGAATAGTGGTGTTGTATTTTTGCAACACCACTATTTGACAATAAATCACTATAGTAGTATAATATCAGTATAGTATCAAACAACACAAAAGGAATACAAATGAATTTCACATTTGATCTTGATTCTTTCTCTGACTTACACAAAAGTGCCCTGGGTTTTCGTCCTGGTTCAGATTTCTGGCAGCAATTGGATATTTCTACGGATGAGCAAAAACAAACTATTTGGGACAATTTAATCAGTACTGCTGAATTAAACGTCAAAGAGGAAGAACGGCGTGAACTAATATCTGCTGGAGATTTCGAGCGTGGCATTCGTCATCACTGTGCACTAGGAGCGCCGGATCGCGAATCTGCTATCAAGCAGATGTTGGACAGTGTTCTAAAAGATTACGATCTCATGTATGGTGGCGAATACGCCTGTTTTGTTTTCGGATTACCATACTCATACACCGGTGAGTTAGATCCGATAGTAAAACAAATCGCGCTGTCACGTAATTTCAGTAATTAACGTGGTCTCGTCAACGATACTAAAACAGCGTTGTGACAGAATGATTCTGGCTTTGGTTGGCATCGAGTTCAGTGATAGGTGGTGGGATAGTCCAAATCGAGCTTTTGAAAATCAGACACCAACAAATGTGTTTTTAGAGAATCCAGAACGTGTGTACTCGTACTTAATTAGTCACTGTGATGGACAATGGTAAATCAATTATGAATATGAACAAACATTATTACTTCGCATACGGAATGAATACCAACATCGAGAGCATGAATCGTAGATGTCCCGATGCCGTTAGTTTGGGTTCTGCCTCGCTTAATGACTGGCGTTTTAGATTTGCCTATCATGCTGATGTTGTTGTCGAAACCGGCGAAAAGACCGTAGGGGTTCTATGGTTAATAACAGACCGGTGTTTAGAAAGTCTAGATAGATTAGAGGGATATCCGGATTATTATCAACGTAAAATAGTTCCGGTTCAATATCATAATCAAATTTATGACTCGCTAGTGTATTACATGACTCCTGGCAACGAGAATGGACCTCCTCCTGATAGTTACTGGCAAATGTTACAACGAGGTTATAGAGATCATAATGTCAGTCAACGTCAATTGTGGCGTGCACTAAACAATAGTTATGATTATGAAAAACATATCAACTCGTAATATTCACTAAATATCTTGATGAATAACTCCAAGAACGATAAATCAAATATTACCAAGGGCCGTGATAGCTTTGATGTTAGTGTTGGAAATACGGTAGTACCATTCTTTAACAGGAATGTAACCCCGTATCCAACAGAGGCAGGTGGGCCTAAATTTGATTTAGTTCCAATTACAAAACAAAAAGACATTATGTTGAATGTTGCTCGCATGCATGCTGAGCAGGAATACAATAGAATTATGGAGTTAGTATCAGTACTACAAAAGCAAGCCAGTGACATCAAACGTAGACTAGACTTAACTGATATGGTTCACAGTGCCAAATATGATTTTCAGATAGCACACGGACAGACATATTGGCTGGCTCAAGATCACAGGAAGAATGTGGTAATACTATGTGCCATGGGCCCTGACGGTTGGAGTGCCGCGGCGCCTGAATGGTACGAATACATTGTAGCAGTTAAATGGCTAGGCGATCACACTTGGATTGAAGTCACGGTTGATTAATATTACAACTATCTATTCTTTTATTTGACACTGTCAAATATTTTTTTCTGTTGTTTGTACCATTGTTGCCAGGTTTCGACCTTGATTTGACATTCTTGATACTTGGAATAATTGTCTGTAATCACTGACAATACTTCACTTAATTTTGTAGTCATGGGAGTTTTCTGTAGAGTATCACATGATTTTTCTAAACTAGGAGGAATTGCAGGGAACTCTCGTTTTACGGGAGTAACACATCCAGTCAACATGATACATGATGTCAATAGTATTATTGTATGATATTTCATTTTTTTTCACCGGTAGATTGATTTAAAATATCTATCGCTTCGGGAATCACGTTACAATTGGCATCTAATCTGTTTGCCGATTTTGTGATTTGATTCTTGACTACATATTTAATTTCTTTTACTACCTGAACTCTATCTACATACACTGTTTCTATTTTTGCAGATGCCTCGACAGCCTGTCGTTCAGCTGCCGCCACCTTTTTTTCTAGTTCATCAACTCTAGCCTGCCACTTTGCCTCATTTGCTATTCCACCAGACATCCAGGTAGATAGTAATAATACTGCTATTGCCGCAAATCTTGCTGCTACGGCATTAGCGGATATAAATGGAATCATACGTAAAAAATATGTGGCTATTATCACGCCTACTGATAATATTAATAATAAGTACCAAAACCAATCCGGCAATAATCCAAACATCCACATAATTTGCCACATATTTTTTCTCCGATTAAGCCATTAGTCTAGCAAGTGTCGCTGGGCCAGCAATGCCATCAGGCTCAAGACCATTTTCGCGCTGCCAACCTGTTAGGGCACGTTCGGTAGCTGGACCAAAGTCTCCGTCACCACTTAGCCCTAATCTAAGTTGCATAGCGGCAACTTCTGGACCACGACTACCACGTCTAAGCACAATGTTGGTATTAACTGGCGCTGGTTGATGTACTGATTGATGACCTTCTGTTACATGACTGCCATCTCCTAGTACGTGTAGCGCATGAGCATAGTGCTTTTTACGATCCTCTAAACCAATAGTTCCGCCGTTGATGCGTTTTGTTAGTGTAAGAATGTCTCCGGCATCGGCCCATTGATTAAGATTGTTAGTTTCCCAGAACCAGCAAGCACTTTGTACCGCACCCTCAAATGTTTTCAGGTAGTCGGGAATTTCTTCCAGTGGAGTATCAATGCTTTGAGCAAAACGACTATAGTTATCTTTGCCAGTCAATTGAATTAGACCTCGTCCTAGATAGCGCCAGCCATCTCCTGATGCTTCATCATTGTTTCCCATACGACTAGCATAAACCTTGTTAGCAATTTTTTCTGGCTGATGTGCATACTGACGAGCCATATCTAAACTAGTAAAACGACTGGGCCAGGTTTTCATTAAACTCTCGGCACGATAGTTTAAATTTTCTTGTAAGAATTTAAAGTTAGCACTTTCATGTGCACACTGAGCTATAAATGCAGCAACTCTAGCTGGAGTGTCAATATTATAATCTGGCAGTATCATATTAAGTGCGTGATACCACTGAGAGACGTAAGGATTTCCAGGTATTAGCTGACGTAGTTGTTGTTCTGTAAAGTTAAATGTAAATGCCATCTAGTGCTCCTTATTTTTGACCAGGCACTGTTGTGCCTTCGTATTTTTTACGAACTTTAATTTGACGACAGTCCTGGCGTGGCTTACCGGTCTTTGGGTCCATTACTGGCTTACCGTCTTTGCCACGAACGTCATTACAAACAGTACGCATTTCTCCCTTATTTTCATCTGGCTTTGTATCTTGTGCCCAGACAGTGCCTAGGGCAAAACACAACGCTAGTGTCGTTATTATTTTTTTCATTTTTATTTTCCTTTTTAAATTAAACTACTGGATAATCAGGTTCTACTGGTCTTGCTTTTCCGGCGCTGATTCCACTGTATGATGAGCCGTAACCGGCTACTGGAGATCCAAATGCGCCCATGGTATTTCCGCCAGACATTCTATTAGAATAACTATTGCTAGCAATAGTAGATGAATAATTATTTGATGATATTAAACCACCGTTGTTGGCTCCTGCTAATTTTTCTTGTGTGCGACCAAATGCTGCAATACCTAAAATAGCACCCATGGCCATATGGAATAATCCGGCACCTTGTAGTGTAATAGGATTCCACTGAGTGTGAACCTGTCCACCGTGACCAGCCTGTATCAGACTCCATAAAACTGGAAATAGCACAAAGTCTGCCATACACACTGCCATGTACATCCACCCCATCATCGGACGCCATTTGGTGTTCATCCAGTCTTCTTTTTTCTTTTCGCTTGCGCTCATTGTTTTTTCGGACATTTATGTCTCTCCTTATTATTGTCACAGTATTTATCTATTTTGGTTCAGGGATTAGTCACTAGTATTGGGTATCCAAAAAAGTTGACGCTGTTACATAACTATAGTATAATAAGTACATTAGTTACTAGGAAAATAATACATGGGCAATCCAACACCAGATTATCTTTTAAAAAGAGACCAAGAAATACGTGATCGTCTGACCGCTACTGCCGAAGCAGAACAAAAACGTAATGAAACAGAATCTAAAGAAAGTATTATTAAAAATGTAGATTCTATTGATTCTGATAAATCTACAACACAGTCGAAGTAATACTAAGCGTAATCAGAGTTAGTTCATCAGTGTTCAAGCCTCGTGTTTAGTGGTCAGAACTACTCTGCTTAAGTCTTAGCAGTACGTTGGTTTTATTAAGATATACAGAGATATTGTTTGACAAATTGTATTAAATATTAATACAAGGTAGATCAAACATGTATAAAAATAATAAAAATAAAATACAAGTTGGTCTAGTAACGATATTGGCATGCACGGCATTCCAAGGGTCGGTCCTAGCCAGCGAACTGGTACATCATTTTAATAGTCCTGCCTTTAGTGGCCAGGGCTACTCGGCTCACGTCTTGACAATAGAACAATTAGAAGCACAACGCAAACAAAAAATTGCTGACGGTAAACAGTCTGTACTTGACAAAGCCGAGCGTGACGCTAAAAATACAACCTTATCAAAGTTCATTGTTAACTTAGAGTCTAGAATTTATGCTCAGTTGAGTAAACAGTTGGCTGATAATATGTTTGGAGAAAGTGGTAGAGACACGGGCACCTTAGACTTTCAGGGCAGCAGCATAACCTGGCTCAAGAGTGGCACTTCAGTAACACTAACTGTACTCGAAGCAAGTGGCAACAGAACTGAGATTACAGTACCAATAGCGAGCTTTGCGTTTTAATATGCGTAATCTCATCTCACTCTTACTTGTATTGGTTTTATCTGGCTGTGCTCAAATTCACATGAACCTTGCTCAGGAAGAGCCTATTGAAATCAAGCCTCGTGAAAATTTAATCTCAAAGATTCCGCCGCTAGAAGGACCGGTTATCACCGTCGCTGTGTATGGATTCGCTGATAAAACAGGACAGCTTAAACCCAATGACAAAATAGCGTTATTTAGTAAGGCGGTTACACAGGGCGCAGAAGTATTCTTGATTAAGAGTCTCAAAGATATTCCTGGTTGGTTTCGTGTAGTCGAGCGTGTAGGTCTAGACAATCTAATCAAAGAACGTCAACTAATCAGAAATCAACGTGAAGTTTATGAGGGCAAGGATGCCCGACCGCTTAAGCCCATGACTGTCGCTGGACTTATCATAGAAGGCGGCATCATCGGCTATGATAGTAATATTAGAACCGGCGGTAACGGAGCCCGAATATTAGGAATTGGCGGCAGTCAACAGTATCGTGTTGATGAAGTAGTAGTCAGCGTTAGATTGATTTCTGTTAATAGCGGTGAAGTACTCATAAGTAACTCAATCTCTAAAACGATTTACAGTACTTCTCACACACTAGGAGCACTTAAGTTCTTTGACTCTGCGACAATGAGCGTGGAGCTAGAAAACGGCGCAAGCTTGAATGAACCAACTACATATGCAGTACGTGTAGCAATCGAGCAAGCGGTGTATGAAATGATCATGAGCGGCGAACGTTCAGGTCTATGGCATTTCAAAAAATAATAATAACAAGGAAACAACATGTTTAAACAACTAGGAATCATATCAGTGATAGCGGCCTTATTTTTCACGTCGCCCACTATTGCAAATGATATTTACATCGAACAGATAGGTGATGGTGCTACGGTCACACTTACACAGGATGGGTCGAGCAACAGAATAGGCAGCGAGAACACACCTTCGCTCATCAAGGGTGACGCTAATGTGGTTACAGTTGATCAGATAGGCAGCGCAAATGAACTGGACATCTTGATCAACGGCACGGCAGTCACGGCTACAGTCACTACAACTGGCAGCTACAACACTCAATCTATCACATGTGGCGCCTCTAACACGGCATCATGTGGAAGTTCGTTCATCAAACAAGAAACCACTGGTGATAATAACACAGTAACTCAAAACTTGATGAGCGCTGCTACACAACACAGTGAAATATTAGTATCTGGTGACTACAACACAGTGACACATGATACTACAGGTTCGGGCGGACACTCAGCAATAATCACTGTTGTTGGTGGCGTTGCACTGGGTGGTAATACTATTAGCTTAACACAGGGCGGAACTAATGCACAACAGGCAACTATTACGTCAACTGGCAATAGCAACAATATTACTATCAATCAGTCAAACTAATTTAGCTGCATCAATAGGACGAGTTACTGAACAAACTGGTCCTACTGAGATTGTTAGAAATAGCAAAAGTGTAGTTAGTGGTGTAGATGTTGGCGTTGAAATGCAGGACACGATAACGACTGCTCGTAGTCGGGTCACGCTTGCATTCGACGATAAGACTACTGTAAAAATAACTGAGCAGAGTAAGCTGGTGATTGATGACTTTGTCTATGACGCAAAACGTGGAACAGGCAAACTTGCAGTACGAGTAGCACTAGGCACTGCCCGCTATGCATCAGGACAGATAGCCAAGAACTCACCACAATCTGTTAGCGTTAAGACACCAACTGCTACCGTCGCAGTTCGCGGCACTGACTTCGCAATGACTGTAGATGAACTAGGTCGTAGTCTTGTTATCTTACTGCCAAGCTGTGACAATCGTGGCTGTGTAACCGGCGCTATTGAAGTCTCTAACGAAGCGGGAACTGTACTACTAGATGTAGCGTATCAGGCTACATTAGTTGCTAGTCTAACACAACCGCCAACTAAGCCAGTGATAGTTAATCTCGATCAAGCCAACATCAATAACATGTTGATTATAAGTCCGCCGCCTGAGGTCGCTGACACCGCATACAGAGTTGAAAAAACAGCGTTAGACAGAAACGAACTTGATGTAGACTTACTGGCATTTAAAGACTTAGATCGAAATGACCTAGATGATAAGCGGGCGATTGATCGTAACGATTTAGAGATTGACCTACTATCATTCGTAGAAACTGATGAGTTATCTGCTGCAAATAAAACTGCACTGGGGAATGCTTTCGAAAAAAATATTCTGCCTAACTACAATCCTGCTACAAACTTAAACTACTATTTCAATGATGATAGGAGTAAGATCACCCTGTATCGTAAACCTGATCATGTAGCAGAAGTTACATTCGACACTGACAAGAATGTACAGCTTACCGTGAATCAAGATGGCACTATTGTACGACAACAAGTAAATCAAGGTGGCAGTACAGTCATCAACATCAAGCAGACTAAGTGATTTCAAATGTAACAAAACCGTAATAATAATATGCTACTATTATTGTAAATACTTTGTAACTTAAAGGAGATTACAATGAAGAAAATAGTAGCTGTACTATTATTAGCAGTATCCACATTCGTGGCATCGGCACAACAAATCACAGGCGCAGGCGCCACATTCCCTTATCCCATCTATGCTAAGTGGGCAGAAGTTTACAATAAGGAAACTGGTATCAAATTCAATTATCAATCAATCGGCAGTTCAGGTGGCGTAAGACAAATCACAAACAAGACAGTAATGTTTGGCGCATCGGATGCTCCAGTATCAGGTGACAAACTATCCGAGACGGGGTTGTTGCAGTTTCCGGCTATTCTAGGCGGTGTAGTTCCAATCGCTAACTTAGATGGTTTCAAGCAAGGCGAACTGAGACTAACTGGTCCAGTGCTGGCTGAAATTTATCAAGGTACAATCCTTAAATGGAATGACGCTAAGATTGCCGCACTGAATCCTGGCAAACGTCTGCCGAATCAAAATATCACCGTAGTACATCGTGCTGACGGTTCTGGTACTACCTATCACTTTACAGATTATCTTGCCACAGTATCAAAGGACTGGGCAGACAAGGTTGGTAAAGGTAACGCCGTGAAATGGCCAGCAGCCAGTTCAGTTGGTGGTAAAGGCAACGAAGGCGTAGCTGCTAACGTGACACGAGTTAAGGGTGCTATTGGTTATGTAGAATATGCCTACGCTAAAAAGAACAATATTAAATACCTTCAATTGCAGAATCGTGATGGCAACTATGTAAATCCCAACGAAGAATCATTTGCCGCAGCAGCCGCTGATGCTGATTGGTTCAGTAAGCCAGGTATGGGCATTAGTATTATTGATGCTGCAGGCGCTAAGAGTTGGCCTATTGCTGGTGCCAGTTTTATATTAGTGTATGCAAAACCCTCTGATCCTCGAGCAACGGCAGAAGTCATTAAGTTTTTCGACTGGGCATTCCGTAACGGTAAGGCCATGGCATCAGAGCTGGACTATGTGGCATTGCCTGACACGTTGACTGATCAGATCCGTGCTCGTGTTTGGTCACAGATCTCAAAGTAAACCGGGTACAAGATAGAGTACACGCTGGAACTCGTAACCAGTACTAAGAGCCGAGAGGCTCTTTTTTATTACCAAGGGGTATATGGGGATATGAAGACTTATCGTTCAATTTTTGTCAGCGATGTCCATCTTGGCACTAAGGATAGCCAAGCAGAAAAACTCAACAACTTCTTAAAGCATAATACTTGCGATACTTTGTATCTAGTAGGAGATATCATTGATGCGTGGAAGATACAACAAAATCGTTGGCGATGGAAACAAAGCCATACCAATGTAGTGCGTAGAGTACTAGGACATGCCAAGCGTGGCACTCGTGTGGTATTCATAGCAGGAAACCATGATGAATTTTTACGTTCGATGATACCGTATGGATTTAGTTTTGGTTCGATAGAAATACACAATCAAATAGAACATGTGGGTGCAGATGGCAAGCATTACTTGGTCACACACGGCGATCTGTTTGATGGTATTACTAGGCTAGCACCGTGGATTAGTTTTTTAGGAGATAGAGCATATGACTTTATTCTCAGTGCCAACAGCAAATTTAATTGGATTCGTCATCGCCTGGGATTCGGTTATTGGAGTTTGAGTCAGTATCTCAAACAGCGAGTCAAAAAGGCAGTGGACTTTATATTTCAGTTTGAACGAAATCTAGCAGACTATTGTCGCAAGCGTGGCTTTGATGGAGTCATATGCGGACACATACATCACGCTGAGATCAAAGACATAGATGGAATAACATACATGAATGACGGCGACTGGGTTGAAAGTTGTACAGCACTAGTCGAACATCATGACGGCCGCTGGGAAATTGTAACTTGGACAAAGGAGAGTGATAATGGAATGGATATTGATAGTGATAGCAGTACACATAAACAATCCAATGGATCAACCAGGCCGAGTGGAAATACAAATGCCCAGCCAACAGATTTGCGAACAAGCGTTGACAACAATCAAGTATGAATTCAAATTTAAATCTTTCAAGGTAGAAGCACAGTGCAAGAAAAAATAATTTTAGTTATCACTGACAATACTCGGGAGCAAGTAAATGGCGTGGTTACAACTTTCAAGAATATTGAGGCGCTGGCTGTTTTGGACGGGTATCGCATTGTATACCTTGATCCCGGGCAGTTCCTACATGTTGGTTGCCCAGGCTACCCTGAAGTTAAACTTGGCCTTCCTTGGCAGATCGGCAAGAAGATCGAGGCGTTGGCTCCGGATCATATACACATCGCCACAGAAGGTCCTGTCGGTTTGTGTGCTAGACTTTATCTTGACAAACGCGGCTATCGTTACAATACTAGTTACCATACTAAATTCCCTGAGTTTCTAAACAAGTTGTACAAAATACCTACCAACTGGACTTATTGGTATGTGCGTTGGTTTCACAAACATTCAGGACGAGTATTGACCACCACACCTGGCATGGTTGAAGATCTTAAACAAAATGGATTTACAGATGTTATGCCGTGGACTCGTGGAGTTAATCGTGACAATCTTTCAGCAACACAACCAAGGACGGCCAACTCTGAACCCATACTGCTTAGTGTAGGACGCTTGTCGCGAGAAAAAGGTCTCGATGATCTTGTGCCTCTACAGCACGAATTTCAAATTGTGATAGTGGGCGATGGTCCTTATCGTGCTGAACTAGAACGCAAAATGCCCAAGGCCAAATTTGTTGGTTATAAATCAGGATCTGAATTGGCCAATCTTTATCAACAAGCAGATGTATTTGTGTTTCCCAGTCGCACAGACACTTTTGGATTGGTCATGATTGAATCCATGAGCCTGGGCACACCGGTTGCAGCCTATCCTGTGCGTGGTCCAATTGATGTGATAGAACCAAATGTCACAGGAGTTATGGATCAAGACTTGCGTACGGCTGTGAATCAAGCACTGTTATTGAATCGAACACAGGTAAAAACAGCAGCGCAGTCATGGACCTGGGAGCGGGTCTGGACTATATTTCGTGAAAGTCTAATAGAAAAATCGGATACAAGATAGAGTATCTCTGGAACTCGTAACCAGAATAAATAATAGTATGATTAAACGCATACTACTCTCGCCATGGATGGCTCTACTTACACTCACTCTTGTAGTGTTAGTTCGAGTTATAGATCCCGCGTTCGTAGAGAGCGTTAGATTAAGATATTTTGATACCTTAATCGTCAACAAGCCCGCGACAGAAAACAATATCTATACTGTAAATATTGATGAAACAGCGATTGACGAGTACGGCCAGTGGCCGTTCAATCGTTCTGTGTATGCTGATATTATCAATGATTTATATAAGCGTGATGCTGGTCTCGTAGTATTCAATGTGTTAATGTCTGAGACTGATCGATCACGTGGCGACGGCGTACTCGCTAAAACTATGCAGAAAGCACCTGTCATATTACCAAACATACCCGCTGAACAAACAAAGAACACGCCAAAAAATCCCGGTGTGGCGATATTAGGTCCCCAATATCTCAATACGGTAATCACGTACCCGGGCATTATTGCTAACATACCAGTATTAGAAAATGCTGCAGCCGGTGTAGGAATAGTTAACACTCTGCCAGAAATTGATGGAGTAAATCGTAGACTACCGCTAGTAGTCGCTGCAAATGAAAAACTCTATCCTAGTATGGCACTAGAAGTACTCAGAGTGGCAGCTGGTGACCCTAGTTTTCAAATCAAACTAAATGAATCAGGTGTAGAGCGATTACGGATTCCAAAGTTTGGACCAATATCAACAGATAATCTTGGTCGCATATGGATTGATTGGAGTCAACAGTCTCGTTCAGTATCGCTATCAGAACTACCTGATAATTTAGACGGTGCTATCGTGATAGTTGGTCTCACTGCTGCTGGTATCAGTAACCCTGTTCCCACTGCAGTCGGAGCCCAATTTCCGCATTATGTACAAGCCGCTGTGATAGGCACCATGGCCAATGGCGTCAACATTCAAAGACCAGGCTGGGCAGATGGTGCTGAACTTTTAACTCTGTTTGCTGTGGGTGTTTTACTTTTATTTTTAACCGGTTGGACCTATGTTGGAATTATCAGTGGTATTGTTGTTATTGTTGCTTTGTATCCTATTTCCCTGTATGTTTTCACGAATCATTTGTGGCTTGTTGATATCACTTCTGCTGCTGGTCTTGTTGTCGTGTTACTTCATGCTTATGGCACTAAGTTTGTAAGTGAGTTCTTACAGAAACAAGCAATCAAACGACAGTTTGCAGGTTACGCATCACCAACAGTTGTGAAGTTGTTACAAGAGAATCCAGACTTAATTAAGCGTGGTGTTAAGCGTGAAGTATCTATCTGTTTTAGCGATCTCAGGGGCTTTACGCCATTAGGCGAAAGTTTCGGTGATGATGTCGGCGGCTTAACTGAAGTCATGAACGGTTACATGGATGCTATTACTCAGCCAGTGCTGGAAGCCAACGGTATGATTATCAAGTACATCGGTGACGCTTCAATGCATATTCACAATGCTCCTATTGAGGACCCCGACCATGCAAAAACAGCGGTGAGAGTAGGACTCCGGATGGTCGAGGCTGTACGGGAATTCAGTAAACAGTTGGAGGCTAAAGGTCGACCGGGTGTTAAGATGGGTGCTGGTATCAATACAGGACTTGGTTACATTGGCGAGATGGGCTCTACTCAACGACATAGTTATGATGTACTAGGTGATGCTGTATCTACTACTGCCCGTATTGAGAGCAAGTGTAAAGAATATGGCTGTGTGCTGTTGGTCGGAGAAAACACAGTCAAACAGTGCGGAGATGATTTCTTGTTTCTCAAGATTGATGATCTGGCGGTCAAAGGCAAATCAGTTGGAGTTGGCATCTACACGGTGTTAGGCGTCATTGGTGATGCCACGCTGCGACAGGTTAGAGCGCAGAGAGAACACGATGAAATGCACACGCTGTATCGTGCTCAGAAGTTTAGTGAAGCAATCGAAATGTGTGAAGAACTAAAATCGGAGTTTGATGGAAAAATGACAGACTACTACGACATGTGGATAGAACGCTGTGAATTTCAAAAGACACAGCGTCTACCGGCTGATTGGTCGGGCGTGTTTATTGCCCAGTCCAAGTAACTACGCTGAGTTTGATTTCTTCTTTCTGTGATCGCTTCTCTTAGTATTTCCCTCTTGGGACTTTCCTATATTATTACGATGTTCATCTGTAAACTTTAGTCGTCCTCTACTCCAAGTGTCATCTGGTGGATTGAACGCCATACAACTCTTAATGCCATTATTCCACCAAGTTTTACCACGAACATTCGTATTTCCTCGTTGAGCATCTGCTGATCGTCTAACCGCATCTTCTGATTTTTTCTTGCCTTGTCTTGCCTTGACACTATTAGCGACTGCTTCTGCTGATGGAGCACGCCCGCTATTAGATTTACCAATTCTTTTTTTCTTTTCTTCTGAACAAGGTCTTTGATTTAAAATAGACATTGTTCCCGACCACAGTTCTTTTGCCAATTGATATTCTTCTGGTGACATCTCAAGTCGTTGCATATTCTCGTCATAAGCAGACGCCATCTTCCAATAAGCACAAACCATCTTGTGATAATTTGAACCCGAGGTCATCTCAATAAGTAGTTTGTGACAACGAAGGTGTTCAGCCGCTGTAAGTAGTATTAGATTCCACTTTTCTTTTTTGTATTGTGGAAATAATGATTTCGGTAAAGCATGATGAGTTTCATAATAGGAATAATTTGGATTATTCTTTCTTAGTTTTTTTCTTGATTGTGTTCGTGCATATTCGAGTATTGAATAGTATTCTGATGTTGCACTATTATCAGTGAACGCTTCGTCGTGTGAATAAATATTCATGTTGATGCTCCTTACAGCATTAAAGTGAGTGGGGATTCCAGTCCCGCGACTCACAACTATTTATCTTTATCTACATCATTGATATGTTTTTCGGATTCAACTCGTTCGTACTCTATCGTTTTTCCTCTCAGATGCAGTACAGTATTGACTTTTTGATTTAATCGTAGTAAATCATTATCAAGACATCTTACCCTATCAATCAGTGCGATCAGTACGGTGTTTGCTTCATTGATAACCGGCTTGATTTCTTTTGTAGCCCATGTGAATACATACTTGATCATCATGCCCATGCCAACCGCCGCTACAATCGGAAATCCATACTTGTTGATTGCGTCAATAATTTCAGTCATGTTGTTTCCTCTTAATCTTTTCTACAATCTGATTTGCCATCAGCACGAGCAATTCTATCAGTATCTGGTTTTAATCCTAGAGCATTACTTATTTGCATGTCTACTCGAATCACTTCATGATTCATGGTCTTAACACGATTATCAAGTGCTATGATGATTCCCATCATTCCTTTAACCGATGATAGTACACCAGCAAGTAGTAGCTTTATCGTTAGAAACATAAAGTAACCGCCGGCAATTGCCGCAGCAATCGGGAACCCCAAATCTGAGATTAGTTTAAAAATTTCATTCATGGTTAAACCTTTATTTTTATTATTGTAACAGTATTTATCTGAGATATCGTCCAAAATAGTTGTTTTAAATGTGTAAATATAGTAGTATAAGTAAAGTTGCAACCAGGAGAATCACAATGAGTAATAAAAAAATTCCGGTAATTGATATTATGGATTTCGAGGGTGTTACTATTGATGCTGCCAAATGGAATAGCGGAGTCTATACAGTGATGTTTAACTTTTGGAAAAACATTGATTTAGAAACCGTTAAGAAATTAAAAGCAGAATCTTCAGATGATGGTATGATATTATGTACTCATATCGAGTGTAGTACCTTACAGGAATGTTGGTCGAAAATTCATTTGGTGTTAAAAAGTCAAATTTTTGACGGCACAAATATTTTTCTTTATGGAAATTTATGGACCGAAGACGGTGAATTATTGCACGATATTGATTGGATGGATTATTGTGATAATGAAACCGCTGATAGATTATTATCCGAAACCGTAATGGAAGAAGAACTATTAAAATACTCACTAATCAACATTCATCCAGCATCGTCTACGGTACATTAAATTTTACCAACAATATTTTACTACTAAATAGTAGTCATTAGTCCAATATGATTGACTATTAATAAAATATCTGTCATAATGTACTATAGTATTTTTAAACAAGGAGAAGTAATGAAACTTAATAAACTATCGGCTGCTGTACTGGCCACAATGGCTCTGGGTACTACAGCTCAAGCACAATCGTCTGTTACTCTGTATGGCATCTTAGATGGCGGATTACGTTATCAAAGCGCCAGTGTACAGGGTCAATCAGCATCAAACTTCGGTGCTGCCTACGGTGTTCAGAGTGGCAACCGTTTTGGTCTACGTGGAGTCGAAGACATTGGCGGCGGAAATCGTGTTACTTTCGTCTTGGAAAGCGGATTTGACTTAGGCAATGGCACAACAGGTCAGGCTAATAGACTTTTCGGTCGTCAGGCTTACTTGGGCGTTGAGAATGATTCCTGGGGTCTGGCACGTATTGGTCGTCAATACAACTTTGCCTCTGATTACTTTGGCGCTATCGACCCGTTTAGTCAGGGATTCGGTCAGGCCAACATCGGTGCAGCATTCGGCGCAGCAAACACGCTCCGTATGAGCAATGCTATCAAGTATCAGTCACCTACAATGTCTGGATTTAAAGTTGGTGCAGCCTATTCATTTGCTAACGGCATGACTAATACTGCTATCAATAATAGTACTGTGGCAGCAGGCTCGTCTGGTTACAACTTTGAAACTAACAACAACGTTCGTCAGTTGTCATTGGGTACTAACTATTCCAATGGTCCTGTCTATGTTGCACTGTCATATGATAAAATCTACGCTCCCTCTAACTCTATCAGTGACAGTAATCCAAGTTCATGGAACCTTGGCGGAGCATACGATCTGAAAGTTGCTAAACTATCAGCAGCCTACGGTCAGACACGTGGTGGTTACATCCTGGGTCAGGGTAACGGCGCTACAGGTGCTGGTGTCAATCTTAACGGTAACCCAGCCAATGCTAACGGCGATGTAATCTTTGATCAGAACATGGGATACAACAGTTATCTGTTGGGTGCTACTGTTCCAGTCAACACTGTAAGTCGTGTAATGTTGTCATGGACACTGTTGACTCCTAACACCAATATGAAAGACGTTTACAATGCCCAGAATCAGTCAACATACAGTTTGGGTTATTCATATGACTTTACTCGCAGAACCAACGCGTATGCTTATGTGTCATACATGGACAACCTAGCAACAGTCGACACTGCTAAGAGCACCGTACTTGGTGTGGGTGTCAGACACCAATTTTGATTGGTGAGTTCTAATAATAAAGGCACCTAGGTGCCTTTATTTTATCTATTTGTGATGCTTAAGTAAATAGATTATTAAAGGAGATTTAATGAAAGCATTATTAGCAGTCATGTTATCCGCTGTTACATTTCTGGCAGTTGCTCAAGGCACTCCAGGTTATGTAACAGACGGTTCTGGACAAATCGTTAAGACAGGTTCTGGACTTTGTTTACACACTGGTACTTGGACCACCGCCGATGCAGTTCGCGGTTGTGATCCTGTTCCAGAACGTGCTCCAGTATCCATCGGTGGCGATGTGTTGTTTGAGTTTGACTCAGCGGCACTGACCGTATCTGGCAGGGCAGCACTAGATCGATTAGTGCCAACCGTTGTACCAGGTAGTACAGTTACCGTAGTAGGTCATACTGACAGTATTGGCACTGCCCAGTACAATCTTAAATTGAGTCAAGAACGTGCTGGCGCTGTGGGAGATTATCTCAATGCTAAATCTGGATTTAAGTCCAAGTTTATCGTACAAGGCGTTGGAGCAACTCAGCCAACTGAAGGTACTAAGTTGTGTACTGGCATGCGTAACTTCGAACGATATAAGGCTTGTTTAGCACCCGATCGTAGGGTAGTTATTACAGTCATCAAGTAATAAAAATGCCTCTTCGGAGGCATTTTTATTGTCCGTCTACTTATCCCTTGATAATCAATTTAGTTGCCGCAACTGCTGTACCGGCAAATACTGATGGAGTTCCTGGAGTCAGATTCAGAGTTCCGTCAGTCTGTACATAGTAGGACTGACCTGGTGCGAGTCCGCTCTGAGCATCGTTCACCGAGCTCACAATCTGTACGTTAGCAGTATCACCGTTGCTGTAGTCTCCGACGTTGATGCCAATGTAGTTTTCTGCGGTTAGGTTTGTCCATGCCAGTCTTAGAACATAAGCCCTGCCCACGGTGTCTGAAGATGCCAGTACTACGTTGCGTAGAGGACCATCATCAGTGTAGGTTGCTGCTGTGTAGGTTGAAGAATTACTATTGTACACCACTGGTGTGTTAAACAAAATTGAGGTGCCGGAAATCTGTCCAGCCACATAGGTTCCTCGATTTGAATTACCAACATTTGAATAAGCAATTACTACTCGATCCGCGGCAATATTATAGGTGGCCGATGTGTACCGTACCCATGCACTTTGAAATACCGCCGCTGTTCCAAAAGAGATTGTAAGATCAGATACTGTGGCCACGATAGCGGTTCCAAAATTACTAGACCCTTGATTACTGTATGCGAATACAACTTTGAAAGAATTTGAATCATAACAAGAAGAAACATTATCACAGAAGCTGGTGGTGTATTGCACTGGGGTTCCAAGAGTCACTGAACCGGTTGAGCCTGATCCTGTTAATCTTCCCACTATAGCCCAGTTACGATTGCTGGCTGGAGTGCCGGCGACTCGCAAAAATCCAATCACAAGTCTATCCTGTTGTGTGTGATAACAGGCTGTTAAGGCATTAGTGTCACCAAAGTCTGCGTTTTCAAATACCACTGATGTACCAAATACAAATTGAGTATCAACAATTTGAGCTGTGCGTACACGTCCAATGACCGAAGCGCCTCGGTTACGCCAGACAATTGCAACAGTGTCGGCATCACCGGTTGTTTTTGCTACAACACTAATATTATCGGATCCTGCGACAGTGTCAGAAGTATCAAAGAACTCACTATCATTCTGAGTTATCGAGTTGTCAGATACTGTAAACAAATTTACAGTTCCGCGGCCACCGCTCAGTCCGTCGCTGCGATAGGCAACTACAATTTTTTGTGGACCAGGAACATAAGTTATCGATATGTAGGATGCGCCGAAGTCGGCAAATACCAACGGTGTTCCAAAAGTAATTGTTGGTGGTAATACGGGGCCGCCCGAAGAAATAGTACCCACTATTATAGTTCCTCTATTCGAGTTGCCGACATCTCTATATGCAATCACCACTCGATTATTCACTGGGTCATAGGTCGCGGCCGAATAACTGGTTTCTGAACCGTCATATGTAACAGCAGAACCAATGGCCGTGATGGCGGATCCACTCACTACGCTGACCGTGCCATCTGCGTTTACAATCACCTTGTCACCGTTTTCCATTAAACCGTAGGCAATATCAAAGGTATTCAGAGTATTGGCTACGGCCTGCAGTGTGCCGCCACCGCCGCCAGTTGCCGGAGTTGTAAAACTCAGAGTTCCTGAACCGTTTGTAGTTAGTACTTGACCTGTAATTCCACCTGTTATCTTGACGTTACCAATCGGACCCAATGATACGTTAGAACTGCCAATAAAGTCGATGACGCCATTCGCTGTTAAGTTACCGGTAGTCACGTTGGTGAGTGCAGCGTTTCCGGCGCTGAATCCACCTGTACTGTTGCGTTGAACTAGTGTATTAGCTGTGTTTGCTGTATCAGGTGCAAATCCTTGTACTGTATTGGCATTAAGATTGGCCACCAAAGTGGTTGATGAAATCTTCAGTGGTGCAGTACCGGTGGCTACTGGTATGTCTAGCTGACCCAGTGTGTTAAAAGTTACACGGGTGTAGGCAGATGTGTTAGATACGTTGCTGATGTTGCCACTGGTAAATTGTAAATTACCGCCGGTATTGGTGAAATTATCAGGACTTTCAAATATTTGCCAGAGATTTCCACCGAGCCAACCTATACCTTCACTCGAACCAGGATCTGCTATAGTTATATGGTTGACATTGGCAATGCTACGGCCGCCCATGTTAAGAGAACCACCTGAGATGGTCATACCGTTAGTAGCTGTAACAAGAGCAGTAGAGATATTACCACTTGTAGTGTTACCAGTTACTGCCAATGAACTAAGAGTGCCAACTGATGTAATGTTAGATTGTGCTGCTGTTGTAACTGTGCCTGCCGTAGTGGCAGCGGCAACAGTACCTGTAACATTTGCACCTGTTAGTGATGTCAGTGCTGCCCCATTACCTGTTACCGTAGTAAATGCACCAGTCGAGCCACTTACATTACCAGATGTGATGTTGCCAGTTACCGCTAATGATGTTAAGATGCCAACAGAAGTGATGTTAGGTTGTGTTACGGTTGTTAGTGTTCCACCTAGTCTAGTAGCGTTTACGTTAGCTACGTTTATATTTCCAGTAACATTTAATGCAGCCAGTGTGCCTACGGATGTGATGTTAGGTTGTGCCGCGGTTGTAACAGTACCAGCGGTAGTGGCTGAGGCAACAGTACCAGTAACATTAGCGCCTGTTAGTGATGTCAGTGCTGCGCCATTACCTGTTACAGTAGTAAATGCACCGGTCGCGCCGCTTACATTACCTGTTGCTATTACTTGACCATTTGCTGTGATGTTGCCAATGGCATTTATTGCTCCGGATTCAATGTTACCACCAGTGGTGATATCGGTGCCAACTGAGAGGTAGCCATTAGTTTGTAAAAAGTTAGTGGCTACCACAGCGGTTGTAATAATATTACCGGCACTGAATCCACCTGTACTGCTGCGCTGAACTAGAGTATTGGCTGTGTTTGCTGTAGCAGGTGCAAATCCTTGTACTGTGTTGGCATTGAGATTGGCAACCAAGGTGTTACTGGCTACCAAGAACGGTGCAATACCAGTCACTGGAACAGATATTTGTCCAAGAGTGTTGAATGTTACTCGTGTGTAGGCAGAAGTATTAGATACATTGCTGATGTTGCCTGACGTAAATTGTAAATTACCACCCGTGTTGGTGAAACTATCAGGGCTTTCAAATATCTGCCAGAGATTTCCACCAAGCCAATTAATACCTTCACTTGGACCAGGATCTGCTACGGTTATGCCATTGACATTAGCGATAGTGCGACCACTCATGTTAAGAGTGCCGCCTGTGATGGTCATGCCGTTAGAAGCGGTAACGAGAGCAGTAGAGATATTACCTGTTGTGGCATTGCCAGTTACCGCTAATGATGTTAGGGTGCCAACTGATGTGATGTTAGGTTGTGCTGCTGTTGTGACTGTTCCGGCAGTTGTAGCGGATCCTGCGGTTGTTGCTGATCCTGCAGTTGTAGCGGATCCTGCGGTTGTTGCTGAGCCAACTGTTCCCGATACGTTACCGCCCTGAATATTTGATAGATTACCTCCCTCACCTACGAAATGTGCCGCTGTTGAGTTGCCGGTTGTTGTGAAGTTAGGTGCCTGGAATAGTAGTGATGAGTTCCATGAGTTAGAGGCTTCAAGAAAAGTCAGGCTGCCTATTGTCGGACTTGTATTTCCTACGAATAATCCTCCGCCATTTGCTGTTAGTGCGTTAGCGCCACTAGCAATAACGATAGTAGCGTTGGCTATGTCTAAATTACTTACGTTAGAAGTTGTTGTTGTGCCAGTAACGGTCAAATTACCTACGTTGATATTTCCGAATAGAGAATTTCCTGTTACTTCTAGATTGATTAATGTTCCTACTGATGTGATATTAGGCTGTGCTGCTTCATAAACCGTGCCAGATACCAGTGCATTTGCAACTTGACCCGTAACGTTAGCACCTGCTACACCATTAGCCGTTGCTGCAAAGGCAACTTCACCACTTACATCGGCACCTGCTACACTGTTAGCAACCGCCGCAAAGGCAACTTCACCGGTTACATTGGCACCTGCTACACTATTAGCCGTTGCTGCAAAGGCGACTTCACCGGTTACATTGGCACCTGCTACGCTATTAGCCGTTGCTGCAAAATCTACTTCACCCGTGACGTTAACACCGGCTACTGAATCAGCCAATAGAGCGCTTCCAGATGTTGTTGCAAAAGCGGCATTTGCTACTTCACCCGTGACATTAGCACCGGCAACTGAATCTGCAGTTGTAGCACTAGCCGCTGTTGTTGCAAACGTGGCATTTGCTACCTCGCCAACGACATTAGCGCCAGCAACACCGTTAGCTGTTGCCGCAAAGGTCACTTGACCAGTAACGTTAGCACCTGCTACACCGTTAGCTGTTGCCGCAAAGGCCACTTGACCAGTAACGTTGGCACCTGCTACTGAATCGGCCGTTGTAGCGCCAGCCGCTGTTGTTGCAAAAGTAGCGTTTGCTACAGTTCCAACTACATTAGCACCTGCTACACTATTAGCAATTGATGCAAAGACCACTTCACCGATTACGTTAGCACCTGCTACACTATTGGCCGTTGCTGCAAAGGCAACTTCACCTGTTACGTTAGCACCGGCTACTGAATCAGCCGCGCCCGCTGTTGTTGCAAAAGTGGCGTTTGCTACTTCACCCGTGACATTAGCGCCTGCTACACCGTTGGCCGTTGCTGCAAAGGCAACTTCACCTGTGACATTAGCACCGGCTACTGAATCAGCCGCACCTGCTGTTGTTGCAAAAGCGGCATTTGCTACTTCACCGACGACGTTAGCACCCTGAATATTAGATAGTTCACCGCCGTCACCTATAAAAAAGCTACCAGAGCCTAGTGTGATGTTGCCAGTAACATCTAGTGTTGTGAGAGTACCCACAGATGTGATGTTAGACTGTGTATTGGCGTAAACTGTACCAGATACCAGAGCATTTGCTACTTGACCAGTAACGTTAGCGCCAGCGATGTTTGACAATCCAACGCCGTTACCAGTGATTGTGCCTGACAGAGTGATGTTAGTAACGTTACCCAAGTTGCCTGTATATGTAGGTAGAAAAAGAGCCACGTCTCCATTGCCGTATCCGCCACCACCACCGCTGATGTTTGATATCAATCCGCCGTCGCCAATAAAAAAGTATCCCGTGTTCGCAACGACGTTGCCATCTGATGTCAGCCCACCAACTTCGATTGTTCCTGTAGTTACAATATTTGAGTTACCGCCACTTACTAATAGTGGTTCACCAGCGAATGTCAGTGTATCGTTGATTGCTGATAGCGGCACTGAGTTAAAGTAAATAGTTGCGTTAGATACCCACAGGTCTCGCCACTGATTTGTAATATTACCCAATGAGTTAACTGCATTACCATCTGGAATAATATTGCCAACTTGACCGTTTGCCAAGAAAGCGTTTGCGTTTGCGTTTGTGTAAGAACTACCGTTGCCGCCAGATACTGGTAACAATGTGCCCGTAGAATCGCCTACCCAAACCGAATAGGTATCCAAATCTATGACGATTTCTCCGTTGCGGGCTTGCCCGTCATATTGTGCTAAACTTAAACTAGTGTATTTATTATCGTCGCGTCTGATAGCCATGATGTTGAGTATTCCTTATCATTGTATTTATCTCAAATATTAACAAAACTATCCTTGAGATAGTGCATATTTTAATTATTTACAAGCTGCCTACAGAACAGTTTTAGTTTCTAGCTAATTTTACTATTAGAAAATACAATCGAAAATCTATGAAAAACGCTTGACTAATAGAGTAAATAAAAGTATAATATTATCTACATTACACAAGGAGATTTAAATGTCAGACAATTTAAAAGGCACTAAAACAGAACAATGTTTGAAAGATGCATTTGCAGGTGAATCAAAAGCCAACCGTCGCTATTTGTATTTTGCAAACATGGCCGATATTGCAGGAGCACAAGATGTTGCATCAGTATTTCGTCACACAGCCGAAGGCGAGACCGGACACGCACATGGTCATATGGAATTCTTAATTGGCGGTGGTTCTGGTGATCCAGAAACTGGCTTGCCTGCAGGTAATGTGGAGGAAGCACTGGAGAGTTCAATCCACGGCGAAACACACGAGTATACCGATATGTATCCTGGCATGGCCAAGACTGCCCGTGATGAAGGCTTTGATGAAATTGCTGATTGGTTTGAAACTTTGGCAAAAGCCGAGCGTTCACACGCTGGTAAGTTTACTCGCACATTAGCAGCATACAAAGCAGACCAGCAGTAATTATATTTTAAATATTGCCAAAATTAGAAAAGGGTCTTGACGATCCTTTTCTATTATGTTATAATATAGTTATTAAAGTTTAAAGGAATACTATGTTAGAATGTTTAATTTTAGGCGATTCAATCGCGGTTGGAACACATCAATTTTATCAAGAATGTCAGTTAGTTGGCAAAGGTGGAATCAATACCTGGCAATGGAATCAAATGTATCCAAAGGCAGATCTTACTGCCGGTACTGTGATTATCAGTCTTGCTACCAATGATCACAAATACATCAAAACCGAAGCCGAACTCATTAAAATGCGTGAACGTGTTAAAAGTTCCAGAGTATTTTGGGTATTACCAGCAGGAAACTTAAAGGGTAGTGAAGTGCCAATCGAAACTATTCAAGGATATGTTCGTCGGGTAGCAGCACAATACGGTGATACAGTATTGCCAATTCGAGGCCTACAACGGGATGGAATTCATCCCAGCTGGAGTGGATATCGAGATATTATAGAAAGAACACGATGATATCAAAATAATTTAATTAATAAATTTTTAAGTTGATTTTAGTGTTGTAAAAATACAACACTATCGATTTGACAACAAATCAGATATGTGGTATAATACACCATACACTCGAAAAAGGAAGAAACATGTTAGCAATCGATAATACTACTGGTCGTGTTGTTCGTGTCGTGATCCTAGCCGATGGTCAGGTTTCAATCCGACTTCCTGATGGCACACGTAAAATCATCGCCCCATTCAGTTTATCTCCGTTGTAAAAATACAACACCGGTTCGCTTGACAATAAATGAAATTTGTGGTATAATACACACATACACTGATAAAACGGAGAAGTAAATGATTTCAGCAGCCAAATTACATCAATTATCGAACATTAATGCCGATCAATTGGTCGAACTTCTACTGGAAAATGGTCATGACAACGCCGATGAGCCTATCATCAATACTCATTTCGACGGTGTTTCAGTAGGTACTGAAAACTTATATTTTTCCTACCAAGCCACGTATGTTCACGTAGACGGCGGACTTCAATTTGCCGACATAGTGGTAACGTATCACATTGACAGTGGTAAACTCTCAGCATATATTGGTCAATAAATAAAGGAACTAACGATGTCATCATTAACCGCATACTTAGATACCCGTAACGCTTTTGCATCACTCTTTGGTCATCGACAGTTAAGTTTACAGAATTCAGCCGACCGTCAAGCACTGGCAGATATGATTGACAGTGCCCTGAGTCCAGAGAACCTGTCCTGTGACGGAGAACTCTCCAGAGCAGAAGTTAATCGCCGCTACCAAGAGTTGATGGCTGTGGCCAATCAGTTGAAAAAGTTGGATCCCTCAGTTAAATTTTACGAATGTTTCTAAAATACAACACTATCACTTGACAACAAATCGGTTTCATGGTATAATACACCATACACTTGAGAAAGGGAAGAAAATATGTCTAAGTCACGATTTGTATTTTTTGGTGCCACCAATGGTCAGGTAACGGTTTCTATCAATCAAGTTTTGGTAGGCGTGGCAAGTGACAGCGAACAGCTGGTTGCTATTTTACAGGAAAACGGCGTTACTCTTGCCGATGAAATGTTTCAAAGTAGCAGTGTTGATTTTGCTGCCGAAGAAGGTTTTGCGGATGATAATGGTGCCTATGATATCATTGAGCCTGCCCTTGAGTTGATCTCGAACTAAAATGTGTTGTAAAAATACAACTCTCTGAGTTTGACAATAAATGGATTATGTGGTATAATACACCATACACTGAGAAAACAAGGAAAGAAAATGATACAAGCCGAAAAGAATGATGTTATCCGTTCATATGATTTTAAACCTATGTACGGTCGTCCTGATTGTTTTGTTGAAGGTAGTGTTATTGAATTGACCAACGAGCCTGGATATGCCGCAATTAAAATTCGTGTGTTAGTAGATGAGTTTGACGGCCGGCGTTTCGAGGAACGTGGTTATGGTAGTCGTGTTGGCGAAATCGTATTTGTTCCACAGATGGTTTCGTTCGGCGAATACCCAGGTCGTGTTATGAATCTTACTCGATTTTAATTCAAGGAATACAAAATGACTAAAGAAAACTTGGCTCAATCTATTCGTAGCGGATTTTTTTCTGAACGTGATAACTTGTCGGATGCGTTTGACTATGCCTATGCACTATTGAAAAATAATCCAGGCGGAATGACAGCTCTACACGTTGTTCTAAATACCGTAGCAAAAGAAATTCTCAAAATTGAACAAAAGGAAACAGTATAATGGGCACACGATCCACAATCGCCGTAGTTCACGAAGATGGCACCGTAAGTCAAATTTATTGCCATTTGGATGGTCACTTGTCACACAATGGTAAATTGTTGGTAGAAAATTACAATAGCCTGTTGGCTGTTGAATTTTTGATTAGCAAAGGTGCTCTGTCAGTCTTGGCAGAACGTGTGACTCCTGATCGTGATCGCATTCATTCGTTCGAAGTGGCACAGAATGGCGTGTGCGTATACTACGGTCGTGATCGTGGTGAAACAGGCTGTGAGCCAAAAGTTTTTGATACGGTCAGTGATTATTTTCTCTATGGTCAACAAGAGGAATATAACTACTTGTTTGCCTGTGATGAATGGATGTACCAGCTAAAAGTCAACGACCCTGGAATGCATTCGATATCTGAGGCGTTGGGTATCACGGTAGACAACACAGATACAGTGTTGTAAAAATACAACACGATAAAATTTCGACTTGACAACAAATCGGATATGTGGTATAATACACCATACACTGAGAAAACAAGGAAAGAAAATGTTATCACTTGAAAAATTCAACATACGTATCGTATTCCGTGGTGAAGGTTACGGCGTCAATGACGCAATTATTCATGATAAGGATCGCCCCCTGGTTGAATTTTACGACGGTCGCTACACAAAAATCAACCCACGCGGCCAGTTTGTGTCACGCTATTATGCGTCTACGTTATTGGAAAGTGAAAATCGTGGCGGTGGATTGAGTTTGTACGGGGACGTGCCTGAATGGACTGTATCTGCCGAAGACATGGAAACCGTTTATCAATACATCAAACAAGTGTTGTAAAAATACAACGGTTAAAACTTGACAACAAATCGGACGTGTGCTACAATGTACACATACACTGACAGAGACGGAGCGAATGATGATTAAGTTTGGCAAGAGTAGCACTGATTTGATGTTCTCGGTAAACGGTTTCGAGTATCGCGTATATCGTGATGTCCAGGACGACTGCATCAAGAACTATCATTTAGTATTTTTTGGCAATGATGAACTGGAAATTCCAGCTATTGCCAACACATCGCCATATGATGAGCTAGATTCTGATACTTTTTATAGCCACATTATTGACTGGTTGATGTATCAACCAGATTTCATGAGTTTGATAAATTCTAAAATTTGACAACAAATCGATTATGTGGTATAATATACACATACACTGACAGAACTGGAGAATAAAATGAAAGCAAACGATATCAAACGTGCTATTATGTTGGGCAATTTTACAAACGATGAGTTAAATTTAATTTCCGAATCTGTTCGCTATGCCAGAGCCTCACTGGTCATGCACAAAAAACAAGAACTATCAGTAGGTTCACAGATTCAATTTTCGTCTAGAGGTCAGGTCTTTCACGGTACTATCGAAAGCATCAAGATTAAAAATGCACTGGTCGCGACAGCCGGTGGTCGCTATCGTGTTCCGCTGAATATGTTGAATATTGCTCAGGTGACGTAAAAATTATGGGTCGCGTAAAACAATATTATCATAATTTATTGGGCGGAGGCGAATTGGAAAATGTTCCTTCAATATACAGAATGAATCCGGAAGAGGTTCATGAAATGATTATCGAAGAAGTTAATACCGAGTTACGTATCATTTCACAGTTACAACAATCGGAATTTGACAACTATTCTGAATAGTAGTATAATATGTATTATTACAGTGTGGCGAATATTCCCGAGTTCACTAACACTGATATACAAGTTTCGGGCACAAAAATGGAGTTTTCATGAATTATAAATTATTAGCCGTTGTCGGCGTATCTGCAGTTCTAGCCGGCTGTAGCTCACCGAAATATCATAGTAACAACAATCCTGGTGGTCAGGTCGCCCCCGGGAATCAGTCCGCTATTAGTGAACAGCGTGCAACAGAGGACTTTAAGCGACAGGGCATCAAGATTGAATACACCTGGGGTGGCATGGGTAGCGGCATCAAAGCGCTTGAGGTAACTGGCTACGCCCCAGTGTGGGGTAATAGTTCACAGGCAATTGAGAGTTCCTACAAAGTGGCAGAGTTGGATGCCAAACGTAAGTTAAATGATTTTATCAATCGTGAAAGTATTCAAAGTTCTACAAGTGTCAATATTATCACTCGTAACTTGGAAAAGGCACAGGATAACAAGCGTAACAATATTGCTACCAACGTTACTACCAGTGACGCCGATGTAGAATCCGGTGGCGGCAGTAGGAACGATAACGTTGCTACTAGACAGGACGCACTTAATATTGCCAGCACCCTTCAACAAAGTATTAGAACAAGTAGCCGCGGTATTTTAGGCGGTCTTCGTATGGTAGATAATGAAGTTATCAACGGTGGTCGCACTGTTCGTGTTGTCTTTCGTTGGGAAGAAGGTCTTAATAAAAGCGTAATCGATGTTCGAAAAGTCATGAGTCGCTAGGAATAACGATGAAGTATAGATTGATATCTTCTCTATCTGTTATTTGTGGTTTATTGACTGGGTGCGCTGGCGGCGGAGTGAACGTTGCCAGCAGCATGGGCGGAATCGGCTCAGCAGTTCAGGCTGCCAGCCCCGTCTTAACAGTGATTAGCGTTAGTGCTACGGCAGTTGACATCTTAACAAGTGGTCAGCGAGAATATCGAGTTAAAATTCGTTCTACCGATACGGATCGTAACAGCGCACTACGACAGGCATTTCAGGAAGCCTGTAGCGTAACATTCGGTAGTACGGTGGCTAGTGAATTGGAAAGCAATCAGGGTCGACTTACTCGTGATAATGTTGTTAGTTACACCGGTTGTTATGTCAAGAATCAGGTAATAGAATCACAATCTCGCGAGCCAAATGGCGAAGTAACCGTGCTGGCTACCATTACGGTAGCTAGCAATAAATTAAGTGGTCGTCTACTGGGTAACAGTAGTCATGATCAATCATTCAACGGTGAACAACACGCCGATAGAATATCCACATTTCAAACAGCGATGTCTGGTGGTGACCAACTGATTGACACTGTTATGAAAGACTTTCCCTCACGCGCCTACAAGTTAGATATTGCCAAGATTAGAACCATGACAAATCGTGACAGGTCTGGATTCATATTGATAGATTATCTCATTCAGTTAGACCCAAACTATTACAAGGCACTTGAGAATTTATTTGCCGTTACTGGAAAAATTCCAGCTGGTAAAATCATGGGTGTTTATCCTGCCGGAAAGTGGGGCGTTAATAATCCTGTGGCGGAGATACGAGTTCCTGGATTTATGTCCATGAATACCTATCAGTTTAGTGATCAGATTACCGTTGATAAAATCTCGGCTGGACTTAATCGTCCTCAAATGATGAAAATTTATGCCGAGTTCGGCGGCGAATACAGTCATTTAAACGCTAACGGATGGAAATTAATTGGCTGTGTTCCCGCTGCGTGGAGTCGTGATACCAAGATGATAGATATTAGCAGTCGAGGTGGCAGTATTAGTGATAAAAAAGTATGGTATCAATTTAGATTGGATTATAGAACTCCACAAGAACTAGACACACTTAGAAATATTACTAATTTAAAACTATCGGTAACTGGCGATAATTGTTAGGAATTTAATAGTCATCTATGAAAAAAGATAAGTATTATCTATGAGTAGCATATTACATTGTTCCTTCTGTGGAAAACATAAAAACGCCGTTAAAAAATTAATCGTCGGTGACAGTTCAGCAATCTGTAATGATTGTATTGAACTGTGCACGGATTTATTACTATCCGATACTGAATTAGATGTTCAGTCTGAATCTAAACGTGTTAGTTTATTTCCAGATGATATCAAACGTTTTTTAGACGAATACATTATCGGCCAAGATCGTGCCAAAAAAATAATAAGTGTCGCCGTTGCCAATCACTATAAAAGAATAAACAATAAAAGCGATAATATCACTGTTCAGAAAAGTAACGTGTTGATAGTTGGTCCAACCGGTAGCGGAAAAACTCTGCTTGCTAAAACTGTTGCCAAATATCTAGATGTTCCATTTGTAATAGCAGATGCAACTAGTTTAACCGAGGCTGGTTACGTTGGCGACGATGTAGAAAGTATGATTACTAGATTGTTGGCGGCGGCCGGCGGCGATGTTGAACGTGCTGAACGAGGAATTGTTTTTATTGACGAAGTTGATAAAATTGCTAGAAAGAGTGAAAGTGCTAGTATTACTAGAGATGTCTCTGGCGAGGGTGTTCAACAGGCACTACTAAAATTAGTAGAAGGCACTGTGTGTAGAATATCACAAGACGGTAAAAGAAAAAATCCCAGTCAATCAATGATAGAAATAGATACTACTAATATCTTGTTTATCGCTGGTGGTGCATTTGTCGGATTAAGACAGTTAGTAGAAAATAGAGTCAGCGGAAATAGTATTGGATTTTCTGCATCAGTTGCAAATAAAGATAACAACATTGAGTATCTTGATCAATTGATGCCGGACGATCTTACTAAGTTCGGTATGATACCAGAATTTACTGGCAGATTTACCAGCATTGTTAATATTACTGAACTAGATAAAGAGCAGTTAATACGAATCCTTACCGATGTTAAAAGTAACTTTATAGATCAATACACTTATCTATTTGGACTAGATGATATCGAATTACGTTTTGAAGCGGAGGCTATTGAAAAAATCGCAGAAAATTGTCTTAGATTAAAAACTGGCGCAAGGGGTCTACATAATGAAATGGAACGAGTTCTGATGCCTCATATGTATGAGATACAATCTTACATAAAAAACAACACTCGTCTGATAAATATTACCAGTGAACTAGTAGATAGTCCCACAGTATTACTGGAGGATAAATGAAAGTAATTATCAAAGATGGTCAGTCGTTTGAAAGTGGAATACGTAAATTTAAAAAGAAAATAATTGATAGCGGTCTAATGCAGGAATTTAGAGACCGTGAGTTCTACGAAAAACCAACTACCGCTAGAAAAGTAGCCAAGGCAAAAGCAAAATCTCGTTGGAAAAAACATTTGCGTAGTCAAGAACTACCTAAAAAATTATATTAATAATGATAGTCTATATTCATGGAGCCAACGCTACTGGTTCAAGTTTTAATTACTTGCGAGATCATTTAAAATATGATGATTTAGTAATTGAATATGACAGTAATAATGGCTTTATGAATAACGTGAATTTAATATCTGATCGATTAAAAGACATTGATGAAATGTTTTTTATAGGTCACAGTCTAGGTGGAATTTATGCGCTACATTTATCTGAAATATTCGCTGATAAAATTCTAGGAGCCGTAACTCTAAGCACACCCTATAACGGAGCAGAATGTGCTGAATATGCTAAACATTTTTGGCCTAGGCATAGACTATTTCGTGATATCGGTCCATCAAGTGAACCTATTAAACGTAGTAAAGAAATATCAATACCTCATCCATGGACAAATGTAGTATCTACTAGTGGCTCAAACCCACTAATTATTTACCCTAATGATGGTGTAGTTACAATAAATAGTATGAAGTGCAGAAATGATATGACTCTGATAGAAATCCCAGTCAATCATTATGAAGTGGTATTAAGTCCACTTTCGCTAGAAATTATACAAGGAGAATTAAATGGCCTACGGTGAAAAAGTTTTGGATCACTATGAAAATCCAAGAAATGTAGGATCATTGGATAAAAATGATCCTGAAGTTGGAACAGGCATGGTTGGTGCACCTGCATGCGGCGATGTTATGAAGTTACAGATTAGAGTAGAGAACGACATCATTATTGATGCTAAGTTTAAGACATATGGTTGTTTGACTAGCAATACCATGGTAAATACTCCAACAAAATCCAAGAAAATTTCTGATTTAAATGTTGGAGATGAAGTTCTCGCGTGGAACGGCGAAACAATCGTCAATCAAAAAATCAAAGAAATAATTACACACAGTGTGCCGGTAGAAGAGTTATTAAAAATAACGTTTCAAAGAGAATCGCACCGTAAAAATATGAGACCAGGTACATTTTCTTTAATCTGCACGAAAGAACATGTTTTTTGGAATCATGATAATAAACCAATACTTGCTCAAGATTTAAAAATCAACGATGAGCTGTATGAAATAACAGAATACGAATTGAGAAAATTGACCAATGTTCGTCATCGGTCTGAATTAAAAAATAAAAACAGCGAAAGAATGTATGAGTTTAATAAAATTTTTGACCATTCTGTTCTTCCTCAAAACCAAAAAGGTTACGTACATTCTGAAGAATTTTCTAAGAAAATAAGCGCATCATCTAATAGAAATTGGTCTAATCCTATCTACATAGAGAACTGGAAAAATGGTATGGCTTCAATCGTCTGGACAAAACCAACAAGCGTAGAACAAAAATACATAGACCTCTTTGAGGAAAATAACGTAGCGGTCAAATGGAGTTCTGGAAAAATATGGATTCAAACAGACTGTGGACCAGCCAGCCCAGATTTTATTGTTCCAGGTAAGAAAAAATGTATTGAGGTGTATACAAAGCGTATGCCTAAATTTATGCAAGATCGTTCCGAAGAATCGGATTATGTATTCAAAAGAACGCAACAATTAGCGTCTGCTGGATACGAAACTTTATTTTTGGCCGTAGAAGATATCGACGATTCATTACCTAAGGTCCAGAATTTTGTTCACAACGGGATGAAGATAACAAGTGTTTCCTCAATCGATCACAAAAATATTTTGCGTGGTTGTCAACGTGACGGGAAAAATGTTATTGTTTATGATTTGAAATTAGAGGATGGTGCCCATGTATTTTTCACGAATAGGGTCGGGTCACATAATTGCGGCAGTGCGATTGCCAGTTCGTCATTGGTAACTGAGTGGGTCAAGGGCAAAACGCTTGACGAGGCTGGAACAATTCGTAATACAGAAATTGCTCAGGAACTTGCCTTACCACCCGTTAAAATCCACTGCAGTATTCTGGCGGAGGATGCAATAAAAGCAGCAATAACGGATTACAGAAAGAAACATGATATTGCCAATTAAGGTCTGGCCAGATCCAATATTGATGAAGCCGTGTCAGCCGTGGGACTTCGAAGACCCGCCGTTAGTAGTAAATTTTTTAATGGCAGATATGATTGAAACAATGGCAAAAAGCGGTGGCATTGGACTGGCTGCAAATCAAGTTGGAATTTCATATCGTGTAATTGCCATGCATGTACAGGAAACTGGAGAGTACATCACTCTATTCAATCCTGAAATTGTATCCGTGAGTGAACTACAGTACATAGCAATGGAAGGTTGTTTAAGTTTTCCCAAAGTTATGCTAGACATATCTAGACCAAAAACAGTTGAGATTCGGTATGTTGATCATTTTGAACGAGAATATACAAGAACGTTCTCGGATATTGATGCTAAGTGTGTACTACACGAAATTGACCATTTAGACGGGAAAACATTTAAAGAGTATGTTAGTCCACTTAAATTTAGTAGAGCCATAGAAAAAGGAAGAAAACGATGATTACAGTAACTGAACTAGCATCAACGAAAATTAAATCGTTATTAGAAAAACGAGGCGGTGGTTTAGGCATCCGTATTGGAGTCAGAACAACCGGCTGTAGTGGATTGGCATACACACTAGAATATGTCGATGTTGCACCGGTGACACGTGATCAATTTGTCTATGAAAGTAATGATGTAAAAGTATGGGTTGACGGTAAAAGTTTAGTTTATCTTGATAATATGACCGTTGATTGGCGTCGCCAGGGTTTAAATGAGGGGTTTGACTTTATTAATTCCAAGGAAGCGGCCCGTTGTGGGTGCGGCGAAAGTTTTACAGTCTAATTCATCCAAATAATATTGACATATTTAACCCAATGTAGTATCATAAATACATATACAGATGCCGATGGTCGGGTCTGTATTAAAATTCTTGCTTAATAGGAGAAAATATCATGACAAGAACTCTTTCACTTCGTACCTCAGATTTACATCCCACACTACATAAATTCGGAATTGGCTTTGAAGACATGCTTGATAACATTCTACGCACTGGCGCAAACCAAGCAGTTGGATATCCTCCGTATAATATTGTTAAACAAACAGATGAAAAATATTACATTGAGATTGCTACTGCCGGATTCACAGAGGGAGAAGTATCAATCGAATTGAACAATCAAGTACTGACTGTTCGAGGAGAAAAACAAGATAGTGGTGACGCAGAGCCTGAATATCTACATCGTGGAATCAGTAGCAGAAGTTTTGAGCGTGTCTACACATTAGCAGAACACGTTGAGATTATTGACGCTACTAATCGAGATGGCATCTTAACTATCTTCTTGGAGCGAATTGTTCCTGAAGAAAAACGTCCAAAAACTATTGACATTAAGTATTTAAAATAGTATAATAGTTACTTAAAATGATGGCGACGTCGGTCGCCATCAAACAATACAAGGGAATAAAAATGTCTAAAGTAGAAGTTGGCACAAAAATTAAACCAAACACCAGAATTGCAGAACCTTCACTTTATCGAGTATTTTACATTAATGATGATGTTACTACTATGAACTTTGTCGTGACTTCGTTAGTTCAATACTTTAATCACACAGAAGAATCTGCCATTGAAATGACTGAAACTATTCATAACAATGGTAGCGCCGTTGTGGCTATTTTACCATATGAAATTGCCGAACAGAAAGGGGTAGAAGTTACATTGGAAGCCAGAAAAAATGGATATCCTCTACAAGTTAAAATTGAGCCAGAGTCCTAAATCTCTACACGTTTTGGCCAATATGGAATACTGATATCTCTGGGGTTATTTAAAAAGTGTATTCTATCAATTTTAATATCCACGGTGATGTCATTAGTTCCAAATAACCAAGCAAGTATCTTTTGATTCGTGTCAAACATCAGACTCATTGCTAAATTCATAGGATCTTCAAAGTGAGATGTTGAATTTTTAAAAGCCAGATATTCACTAGGCATACTATTACTAATTACTAATATTTTTTCAACATCTTGTTGAGTTTGCAATTTTTTAATCGTAGAAGACAAATAAGAAACATCATCAATTTTAAGTTGCTGAACAGTATGAATATCTTCCAAATCAAAGATATCACGTTTATTTCCAAACCAACCATTACAGCCTACAATAGCAACATCATTTATTATAATTGCATGATTGTGCAGATATATTACATTTGATAACTTATTACATATTTCTTTTATATCTGATATTCTTTGTTCATAATTATGTATGTTAGAATGCTCTATTGCGCCATCAATGTAAAAAACACCTCGATAAACTTCGTCGAGATGTTCTAGTACACGCTGAACTACAAATAAATCATCGCTAATGTTTCCGGCAATCGCACAAAATAAACTAGTTGGCTTACCAGTCCAATCAAACATATCAGTATCTGATAAATTTAAATCACTGATGAGATCAATCGAAAATGGTGCCATTATTTTTTATTTTGTTGGTGTCGGTGTTGGCTTTGGCTGTCTCCTTGGAGTAGGCTTTTTAACACTAGTAGAAGGTGAATTAGTTTTCGGTTCAACCGTTGTTTTTGGTTTTGGTCTGGCTCGTGGCTTTCGACCTCGAGTTTGTTTTCCACCAGTTTCAACTTTTAATTCCGGAACCTTATTTTCAACAACAGTTTCAGATTTAACCGTAGCCACTAGCGGCACGTTATCTGATTGACTGCTATTAGTTACTACTGGGGGCTCTACTTTGTACGGTGCTTCAAAATCCGCTGCTTTATTGGAATTATCAGAATCTTGCTTTTTGGATGCAAAAAACACATGATAAGCTGCCCATACCAATGCTACACCAATTAATACAAATACGACGACTTCTAAGTTCATTAAAATTCTCCTAAAATTTTATTTATTATCCAATATTATTGACATAACACTTTTTATGATATATAATACAAGAGTAAAATATTTATCAAGGATATTCAATGACAAAAGATAATATTTCTGTTGAATCACAGGACGGTGAGCCTGGTGATTTTCTAAGAAAATATGGAATTTATGTATTCATGGATGAGGTCACCAATGAAACCATCAAGCCAGTAATAGAATGGATACTACACGAGAATTATGTGGTAAAGAATAAAAAGAAAGAATTACTATTAATGATCTGTAGTGACGGCGGCGAATTAAGTAGCGCATTTGCACTAATTGATACAATGAGATCTAGTCATATTCCAATTAAAACAGTTGGACTTGGATTGATTGCCAGTAGTGGGTTGTTGATTTTTATCAGCGGCGCAAAGGGTAGAAGAATTTTAACTCCCAACACCAGTATCTTAAGTCATCAATTTTCTGCAGGTTCAGAAGGAAAATCTCATGAACTATTTGCCACTGTTCGAGAGTTTGAATTAATTAACAAGCGTTTGATAGAACACTATCGTTTATGCACAGGTCTAGATACTGATACTATCACGGCAAGATTATTGCCGGCACAAGATGTGTGGTTAGATCACGAATCTGCTCTGGAACTTAATATCTGCGATAGTGTCAGTGATTGGGATCCGCCTGCCAATAGAACCAGAAAACCCAAAATCTCTTGATTTATATTAAAGATTGTAGTATAATCATTACTAACAACGTCAAAAGGAAAACATAATGGCTTCATTAGTACCAATGGTAGTTGAGCAAACAAGTAAGGGCGAACGTGCCATGGACATCTATTCTCGTCTACTTAAAGATCGAGTAATTATGTTAGACACGGATGTAAATGAAACCAGCGCCAGTTTAATTGTGGCACAGTTGCTATTTTTAGAATCAGAAGATTCAGATAGTGATATCAACTTCTATATCAATAGTCCTGGTGGCTCGGTAATTGCCGGCTTGAGTATCTTAGATACCATGAGATTTATTAAGTGTGATGTGTCAACTATTGTCATGGGACAAGCTGCTAGTATGGGGTCATTGTTGGCAAGTAGCGGCACTCCTGGCAAGCGACTGATGTTGCCTAGCGCTAGACATATGATTCATCAAGTATCTAGTGGTACTCGTGGCACGGCGATTGATATGAAAATCGCACTTGAAGAAACACTTAAGCTGAATGAATATTTAACACGTATCTATGTAGAGAACACTGGCAAGACATATGAACAACTTGAACAGGACATGAGTCGTGATAAGTTTATGTCAGCACAGGAGTCGGTTGAATACGGTCTAGTGGATCGAATTATCGTCAAGAGATAAATTAGCGTAGAAATGAAATCACTAACCGTGTCCGAAAGATTAGAATTAAGTAAACTTATAGACGAGATAGCGCATAATTTATCTCAGATGAGGGACGAAAAACTAATTGTTAGTGAGCAGCAAAATGGAAACTACTATATCGTGTTCTTATCCAGTTACGATTTTTGGACTGAACATTATGATGAACTATGTGAATGGTCTCAGCAGTATTCTGGAATTAAAGTTCTGGGAATGACGGTTCAGATAGATTCTGAGGAATTGTTAACAGTGTTTTTATTAAAATGGAATTAGAATCTATAAAAACATATTGTCATAAATTAATGAAAAATCATGGTTCATCAGACTCCTCCATTCCAATTAGATGGAATGATGAATTACAACAAGCAGGCTATTATTCGTGTAATCTGAGCGTGATAGATTCAACAACTAGATGGCAACAGGCTCATGCATGGTGTGATCTCAACATAGGAGAACAACATTATGTATGGACTGGTTCTAAATTTTGGTTCGATCGCTCGGACAATCTTGTTATGTTTTCATTAAAATGGGGTTAACATGAACGACAATGAACTAGATGGTTACTATCAAGACCGAGATTCCAGATTAAATACAATATTGGCAGCAGATAGTGAGTTATGGATAAAAATAACCCGTAGCAAGGATGATTTTGCAAAATCATTGGCAGAAGGCGATGTATGGTCAATGGAGAAATTTTCTAGATGGCTAATAGATAATTATGGAATCAAATTATCATTTAGCGATGGCGTAATTGATTTGAAAGTAGAGATCATAGACGAACATAAATTAACTATCTTTTTATTAAAATACTAATATGGAACTTCCGGTAATATATTTTAGCGGTGACACAGATAGTAAAATTATTGTTGTTGATGACAGCATAGATAGTTACGTAATATTGAATGGCACACTATTATCTAGTTTGGAACTTGCGGAGATAAAAAAATGGTGTGTCAACACTGAGAGTATTTACTACGCATGTGGAATAGTTAAATTTGATAATCCTATCAGATTATATGAATTTGTGTTGACTTGGGGATAACTATGGCACTTCAACAACACATGGATGAACAACTGCAAATCAGGGACTTAGCATTACGATTGTATCGAGCCTCTGATAGAATTGACACTGGTCCCGGGTCTAATAAAACAGTAATAGATATTATTGAAGTTGAGTGGCTCAATATAGAACATTGGGGGAAAACAATTGCTGACTGGTTCAAACAAGAAAATGAAAAATTCGAGTGGGCATTAAGGCATTCGAACAGACCTATAGAAATTATATCATCGATTGATGCTGCGGAACTTGTAAAAAAATATGCTTTAATTGCATATCTGTCAGATAGATCACTAACCGAATGGGTATTACGATTTAAATAATATTTGACAATAAATCACCAGTATGATACAATATGTAATATTAAAAATGGCAACATTGGAGAAGATATGCGTGTAAAAATTGGAAAATATGTTAACTTTTTTGGGCCGTTTCAACTGGCAGAATCACTTTGTTTTTGGGCACGTGATGTCAACGACGAATATGGATTAAAGAGAAAGCCCGATTGGGTTCATAATTTTGGGGAATTTCTGGCCTATGGAAAAATTTCATCGGAGCCTGCAGCGGATGAGACACGCCCACTTCTCAATAATGATGATGAAGAAACATGGCTCTATCGTTTATTAATGTGGATTCATAATCATCGTCAGCGCAAAATAAAAATTCATATTGATCGCTGGGATACCTGGAGTATGGATGATACACTAGCTAAAATTATTCTGCCTATGCTTCGTCAATTGAAAGAATCCAAACATGGCGCACCGTGTGTTGACTCGAAAGATGTTCCGGAAAATCTACGCGCCACACGTTCAGAGGCGGCAGCATTTCGCCGTAATGGAACAACCGATGATAAGTTTTTTGAACGTTGGGATTGGGTCATATCAGAAATGATTTTTGCATTTGAACATATTGTAGATGACTCGTGGGAAGATCAATATCGTCAGGGCGAAATTGACTGGCTTAGTAAACCAGTCGAATGGGATGATAAAGGAAAACCAACCATGTATCAGATGGTAGACGGACCCAATCATACATATGAATGTGACTATGATGCTATCCGTGACGTTCATAAGCGAATTGATCGTGGACTACTATTTTTTGGCAAATACTACCGACACCTGTGGGATTAATAGGATATCTAATGAAACAGACATTTTACAGACGAGTAGGACGTAAATATGTTCCTGTGATGGAATATGATAGCGAAGTATCTAATAGTTTTACTGAAGGCTATCATCTTATCGTATGCAGACCAGGCAGTGTTCTCACACTATACGATATTGTTCCGGAACATGCGCCACTAATTGCCGCGGCACAAATTGCACGTGATGTAATGTCAGAAACTATGAGAAAGGAATTAGAACTTAAGCCATCTAATAAGCCAATTACACCAGAACAACGTGCAGCATGGGATAATTTGGCACAAACATTTGGAGATAATTTATCTACACTGGAATCTAATAGTGTGTACAACGTTGTTAATGCAGGATTAGATTCACTGATCGGCGAGGCATCTAAATTATTGACCAACGAAAGTGTAAAATTAGCATACGAGAATTTTTTATTATTATCAGCACTAACCAAGGAGCAAAAAAATGACACACGAAGTTAAAATCGGAATCGTATTAGCAGTAATAGTGTATGTAGTATTACCGGCTATGTACTGGCTATCACAGTAATGGAATTCGTATTGCCTTAATCATGAAATATCATGACATAATGGAATCATTGATGATGAACTATCTATTCGAGCCGTGGGATGCTCAAACACGACTTCAATTGGAATATGATTTTAGATCACAGTGTCCTGGTCCATATATTATTACATGGACAAAACGATGGGAAAGTGACGGTATTCCGGTTTATCTATTTCAATTCGAAGATCCAGTTGAGGAAACAATGTGGCTGTTGAGGTGGTCATGAAAATAGAATCTACAACTTATCATGGCTGGACCAATCAACAGAGCGTATATCGAGTTAAAACTTACGATGATTTTATAGAAATCTCTAAATGGATGCAACTCAATGGGGTAGACAACGCACTATTGTCGTCTGGATTGAATGAATACATATTTGAAGTTCGTGATAATCATGAATGGTTTATTCTGAAATGGCTATAATATATCGAGCAAAGATTCCAGAAGCATGGGCAAGAGTAAAATGGTGCGAACAACAGTTTGGTCCCACAGTTTGGTGGAACTCAACGGCTCGCTGGTATCGGGATGGCGGGTATATATGCTTTCGTGATGAATCGGATTACGTGTTATACTTGCTAAGATGGGCATGATTATTCAATTACATAAAGAGTTTAGGATTTGGAGAGAAATGGTTCCGTGGTTGGTAGAACATTGTGGTCCAGTCTTGAATAGTAAACCTGTTGTATATTGGAGAGGACGGGAGTGGGAGTTGAGTTACGAATCGTCAAATTATTGGCAAGTGAATATAAATGACGAGAAAATGGCTACATTATTTGTATTGAGATGGTATTGAGATGGGCATGACTCAATACGAACATTGGAAACGAGATCACGATAGAACAATGGAAGAAATGGATATTCTAGCGGAATGGAAATACAAAAGATTTGTAATCGTCGATCCGGAATTACATGACTATTCTAATCATGTAATATTACTATATGACTATTTGTATTGGTCAGATAATATTCTTGAGTTAGTTGAATGGTGTCATAATAACAACTGTAAGTTAAAGGGAATGACCATAGAAATACCAAATGATTCTTTGCTGACTATGTTTATCTTGAGGTGGACATGATTAAATTACCAGTAGAACCCTATTGGGTTAACGCCGCTGATTGGTGGCTGAAGAATCGCAACAACAATAACCATGAATTCAATCTATGGTTACGTGAACAGGGTGTGCACGTTGTCAAGCGAGATAAATTTTATCCCTGGATTGAATTTCATGATTCAGTTCATGCGGTAATTTTTCAATTAAAATGGAGTGATTAGTGACAACTGAACACTTCCTGTTATTAGGGTTCACACTGTTTGCCGTTAAACATTACATATGTGATTTTGTATTGCAAACAAATGATATGATTCGGTCTAAAGGACACTGGGGTGAATGGCGGGGTATTGTACACAGCGTATATCATGGAATGGGAACTATGGTAGTCATTGGCATAATGGGATTTGGAACGGTGTCGTGCATACTCATGGGATTGCTTGACACGGTAGTACACTATCATGTTGACTGGGCAAAACAAAAACTTAATGATGCGTTAAAATACACTGTGGATAATCCTAAATTCTGGAATTTATTAGGCCTAGACCAACTGCTACACACGCTAACTTATGTCGGAATATTACTGACGGTCACATCGTGATTGAAATTGATGTAGATTTAACTGTAGATACTGATTCTGAGGTGTATCAGAATGCCATTGCCTACTGGGCAAATCTCGATGAGAACAGGAGCAAATGGAATAAAAAATGGCAGTCGGCGGTCACTGCCGCTAACGACTATAAAAACCTTGTGGTTGAACCATTTCATCAGTGGCTAGCATCTCAGGGAGCAACCGTGTCCAATAATAAAAAACCCACTGACCTCTACATGGTTGATAGCTATAACATAGCACAGGGAATAGATGTCCTGTTATTTGACACAGAACAGAATAAATTGATTTTTTTACTAAGGTGGAGTTAGTGTTGTATCTTTACAACACTATTTTTACTAAGAAAAATTTAGTTGACAATAAATCAGAGGTGTGATATACTGTAGTTATAGTAGATAGAAATTGTTTTATCTACGAATTTAAAGGCGTTACGACATGAAATTTGAAACTAAACTGCCAACTCTTAAATCAATGAAAGAAGATGGGTGGAAACTCACCCATATTAATGGTGTTAAATGTTTGAAACTAGTAAGTGACGATTGTACTTTTGTAGGCGAATGGAATAAGTCTGGATATATGTCGCCTACCAACATGTTATCGATTATATCAAAATTAGGGCAGCCTAAACGTATTCATACGATGAATAATTCAGTTACTACCCTAGAATACTAAACAATATTTAACTTGACAATTAATACCACTTGTGATATACTGTAGTTATAGTAGATAAACACTTAAACACACAGGGATACAAAATGACTTCAAAACTTACCTCAACAGACCCACGTATCGTTGATTTATTTAAATCGTATCATCGCCGAGTTAAATCTCGTCCACAGTTATTTAATAATAGTAACTCAATGATTACCGTTGGATTATCGGCCGATTTGTTAGATTACGCTAATGCCGCGGCTGGTCATAGTGGCTTTGCTGCTAGTGCACGCCCAGTTGGTATTCGAGTGACCGTGAGTGATAGTACTAAATCTCTTAAAGATATCTTTAGTTCGTGTGAATCACTGGCCGAGTTTATTAACTCAAGTGAGTGCAATGCCGCGGAGTATATTGCTAGAATTAGAGATCGTGATTCTAAAGTATCTAATAAACCAGGCAAGAACGCAATTACAATCGATATCCGTCCAATCAAAGATGCTTTCTACGATTTAGGGTACAACTTTGATCTAATTCAAAAACTCAAGAATACGTACGGCACTGACACCGTTAAACGTGACTGGGACAATCTTCAGGTTACAGAATTTCAACTTCGCTACGCTGTCTAACACAGGTACTGTCGTGATAAATAATTCGGTCGTCAACGTACTTGACACACTCAAAAAAGAAGATTACAATATTCTAATAGTTAATGCCCTTAACGGAGCGTTTCCTATTAGAGTTCGTAAAAAATATCCAAAAGCTAGAATTATCTGCGCCGAGATATTTCCATACTTCAAATCTCATCTACTCAAGTTGGGATTTGAAGTCATTGATTTTTCAATATTGACCGAAGATATGATAAAACGATTTAATGTGACTTTAGGTAATCCACCGTTTCAGGCAATGAAGTCTGATGGAGAGCGCAGTGATCAGGCTAGTAACCTGTGGAGTAAATTTTGGGTCAAGTCATTGGATATTACCAATGACAATGGAATTGTTGCTTTGGTTAGTCCAACTAGTTGGATTTCTCCTAGTTCAGAGATACGAGGCAAATGGTCTCGTAACGGCAAATCTAGATTGTGGGAGGTATTCGATCAATACGGTAGCTACGCTAATGTGACAGATGTAAAAAAACATTTTGATGGTGTGGGTTCTACATTTGGATATGTGATCGTAGATAAATCTAAAGATACTGGATTGATATTTTCAGACGGCGTGTCAACTAAATTAGGATTTCGCGCTCATGGAGAATATGACCGAGTTGAATTGGAACTAGATCGAATAGAGAATCTTGATAAACATTTTAAGATTAATCAAGTTAATTCCCCCGGTCTAAGAGTTAGCTTTCCGTTAACCAGAACATTAACCGTTAACAGCGTAGAGATATTAACAGGACAATCGTCGCCGACTACCGGCTCTGATAAAGATGGTTTGTATCTGTACATTCACGTGAATAATCTCACTGAAGCGGAATTGGTAAAAAACCGAATTATTGATTGTTTGGATATTTTAAATAAACTCTGCAAGTACAGTGGATTTATTAATATCCAAACAGTAAAAATGATTAAATTCTTCGATAGTGTTGTAAAAAGTTGACAATAAATCCCACTTGTGATATACTGTAGTTATTCTAACACATAGAGAATAGTTAAATGAGTTTAAAGATTATTGGTGACAGAGCCAAGATACACTGGTTGAGTTCAACTAAATCAGTAACCTTGACCAAAGATCAGGGCGTACTCTATATCACTCAAGATGGTAAACTTGGTCAGGCAACCGTAGAGAGTTATGCCGGTCTGACTCCGGCCGAGGCATTCGTGCGTCGCTATAATGGCATGAAGTCTGCCATGAATGGTAACTTTATTGCCGATGATCTCGTGGTGATTGATAAGACGTATGGTGAGAATCATGATTATGATGATGGTGTTCGTCTACTGATTAATAAATTAAACAAGATCAATCTGATTGATTTTCGAGCTAACGTTCTATCTCAACAGACCGAAAATTCAAACAGCGAGGCACTAATAGATTACAAGTCATCGTCGCATAGAGACGATGTTATCAATTGTATCAAACAATATCTAGGAATTAACACATACTACAATACTCACACACCATTTCAACCACGTTACGGCCAACAGTGGGCCGTCGACGGTATTGTTAGCGGTCTCGCTCAGTATGATCGTGTGTTGTTTGCTGGCTACACGGGCGTTGGCAAGAGCAAGATTGCCTTAGAGGCAATTCATCAGTACTATCCTGGTGGCGCTGTGATTCTTATTACCACACCTATTACCGAGACCATTACGTCATTCAAGGACGCCGTCGATGATACAAGATTTGGCAATTCTCCAACCAGAGAGACTGTGATATATTCGACCGATAATATGCCGAGTGTCAAGAATATCAAAAACTCTGTTGCCAATGGCAATATTGTTATTGTTATTGCCACAGTACAGGATATTCGCTATCAAGACAGTTCTTCAATTACCACACCGAATAAAAAACTTCGTACAAAATACACGTCACTGTGTCAGATAGTTGATCTATGGATTCGTGATGAGTATCATAAAGAGTACGGCGGAACAGTTACTCAGGAGGTATTCAAACATATCAAGACCAGTAAAAAACTAGACTTGACCGCCACGCCGTATTCGGTCATTGATGAATATGATAGTGAACAGGTAATCTCACGTACACTATTGTGGGCAGTGGCAAATCGTGCTAATACCGGCGTGCCAAATTTTGGTATTGACTGTTTAGCCGGCTTGTTGCCAAAAAACATGAGTAAGTGGGGCGACCTATTCAGCGAGAGCGAGGGCTTTCACAGTCATAAATTGGTCGAACAATGCAGTTCAACAGGCGAGTTCGTAAACTTCGGAATCATCGAGGATATGATCGAGCGTTCATACTGTATGAATACCGTGCCTCGTAAAAAGAACGTGTTCAGCATCGGTAATGATGCTGAGTTGAGTCTTGTCGCCCGTGAAGTTGGATTGTGGATTATGCCAGAGGGAGCAAATGGCATTTCGGCATCAGACTACATTGTGTCACTGGCAGACAAATTGAATCGTTGTGGCACAATTAATAAACACGTTAAAGTTACAACGGCATATGAGATTGACGGTCTGCGTAAACAGTTAACTGTGGAAGAATATGTTAATTCAATCAAAGACCATCGTGTCTTGATTATCCTTACTCACGGTAAGTTCAAAACCGGAACTGATATACCCTGTTTAGGTCACATTGTATTACTAGACAAGATTAGTAATATAGCGGAGTTTGAACAAACTGTTGGTAGAATCATGCGTGTCTATCCAACTAAGGACTACACTAAAATGTATGTGTACAGTCCAGGTGTCACCGTCAAGGAAGTAGTTACTGAGTTAGCCCATCAGAATACTAAATTGTCCACGGACGAGACCCGTAGTGAATTGGATTTCTTAAGTTGTTTTCCAATTAGCGAGTATGATGGTCTGTCTATCCAGTCTCTCGATCCAGTTACACTGTTTGAAGAGTTTAAAGAAAAACTTAGACTCAAGAGTGCAATTGCCAACTTTAAATTGCCCAGTGAAATTCGTTCAATGATTGAGAATAATTCAGATATCGCGGACGAATTATCTTTGCTGTCTAAGAAAAATGGTAAGCGCGATGGCCTAAGTTCGGACCTTACAGAAGATAATAACTCTGAGGTTTTTGGCAACCGTAATAAAAAAAATGGCAACACGAAAAAATCAACACCAGTCAACCAAGATCAAAAAACTATCAATAATATCATTAACGGACTGGAAGAAATTTGGATAAACGTTCCGCCATTTGCCATTATTACAGATAGTGACGACATCGTTGATGTGTTACAATGTGAACCGCTAATTGAAATGTTCGGTCATGATCATATCTATTCAGTCGTCGATGTGATGAATAATTATCCAGACTTTAAGAAACGACTGCAACTTAGATTGAACGTGTTCTTGACTGCATTCCGTGATCTACCGCCGGAACAGTGTTACGATTCAGTATTTAAAAACTGTGATAAAAAAATGAAACAGGGATTGGTATTCACCCCGTTTAGTTTAATTGATGAATTGTTGGATAAATTGCCTATGGACAGTTACAACGCTAAATATGGATACTAAGATGATTGACAAGTTAAGCGATAAAGACTACAATATCTTAGTGATAAATGCACTTAACGGCACATTTGCAATTAAACTCAGACAGCGGTATCCACGTGCCAGAATTATCTGTGCCGAGATGTTCTCTTACTACGGAGAACACCTGACTAAACTGGGTTTTGAAGTTATCGACTACAAAGACTTGGACAAGAGTATGAGATTTGATGTAATAGCCGGAAATCCTCCTTATCTTAAAGGAAAATGGATAGAGTTTTTAAAACGTTCTATCGAACTTTCCAATAAACACGTTCTGATGATTTCTCCAGACGGAACGAATAATTTTTCCACTCGCTCTGATAAATTGATCAGTTTTCTTAAGGAAAATGGAATTCAATCAAAAGTTGAATGCACTGATTCTTTCCCTACTGTTCTTAGCGGCAAGATTGTCACTTATTTTTTGGATAAAAGTAAACCTGGAAATTCAGATATCTTTGACCCAGTTGATGATCTTGGACGACTGTTAAAACAAGTTATCCCGAATTCCAGAAAAAGTTTTCGGGGCGGCTATGAATTTATGGAACCAAAAGTAAAAGGAATTAAGCGTAACAAGAACAAGGACGTTCTGCCAAGTAATGATTCACAATCGTCAGAATATTCTCAACGAGTAATTGTGGGTGTCACCAGAAAAGGAATCATCGAACGATATTTTGCTGAACAATCTAGCGAGAGTCAGGCTACGGAACTAGGGTTTGTCATAAATCGCTCATTCGGACAAGGGTCCAATAAAGACGTTTATTTGGTAGATTCACAGAATACACAATTTACCAATAATGTCATTTGGTTCGAGGCATATCCTGGAGAGACTGTGGAATCATTCTTATCAGTTTTTGGTAGTAATCTTTACGGCGAATTACTTACTCGTTTACGTAATGGTTCCATGGATATTCGAGCAACTCATCTTCAGGCATTGCCATGTCCGCCGCTAACTCGTGTGTATTCTGAACAAGAAGTCCACAATTTTGTTAAAAATCAACAAAAATATGGCTAAAGCCATACAAAATCACTTGACACCGATCAACTATTAGAGTACAATAGTCACATGAACATTGAAACTATTATCAAACATTTACGTGAACGTGAATACATGTCGGGCGTTGACCGTGACAAAACTCGTGTAAAAGCGACCGGCGAAGTCTACACTCCAACTCCTCTTGTACAAGAGATCCTCCATCAAATACCACAAGATCAATTTCAGGATCCCACTAAGACATTCTTAGACCCGACCTGTGGTGACGGTCAGTTCTTGAGTGAAATCATTATCAAGAAGATCGAATCTGGTTCAACATACGAACAGGCACTCTCAACTACCTATGGCGTTGATTTAATGCCAGATAACTGCCGTGAGTGTATCAGGCGATTGTACGGCGCCCTGGGTGAGCCTGTTATTGAAACCCTAGAAAATGGAGATATCCCCCTGGAGTGGCAGCGTGATGGCGTCATCGCGGTATTCAGGGTGAACGGCACAATCTGTAACATTGTCTGTGCAGACGGACTTAAATATGACTACAGTTTTGGTGAATTGCCTGAGCCAGAGGTGTTTGGCAATTCGCTATTCGAAATAGGAGCATGAATTCATTACTAAACTACATTGGTCACAAGTCAAAAAATATGAATAATTTTTACGTTCTAAAACGTGATGTGCTATCAATGAACAAGATCAATGAACTAGTTGACCTTGTTTATATCGATCCTCCATTTAATTTGAGTCGAAGATTTGAAATGGAAGGTGGTAGCGGATTTGATGATTATTGGAAAAATGATGATGAATACTTAGATTGGTATGCGTCTATTATCACTGGATGTTATAATGTCCTGGGTAAGAACGGGACCATCTATTGTCATAATAACTTTATAAATAACGCATTGGTTCTTTCGAGAGTGTCGGAAAAAATTAGAAAATCATTCGATACCAATATTTCTTGGAAACGTAGTCACCCTCACAATAACATCAAAAATGGTTGGGGTAATATTACAGACAGTATTATTGTTTTTAAAAAGGGAAAACCATATTTTCAGCCAGAATACACTGAGTTAAATGAGAACTACAAAACTGGTAGTTTTAATAACTGTGATAGTCGCGGAAACTATAGTTTGAGTCCTATTACAGGAGAGAAATCACGATTGGGTCATATGTACACGTTTAATGGATACACACCCACTTATGGTTGGCGTAAGACTCTCGAGGATGTTCAAATTCTACACGAACAAAATATGATTCATTATGGAGATAATAAACCATATATGAAAAAATATTTAAACGAAAGTAAGGGTGTGCCAGTTCAAAATTTTTGGAACGATATACATCCTATCACCAGAAGTGAGAAGAATAAGCGTGAGTACCCAACACAAAAACCAACATTGTTACTGGAGCGTATTATCAGAGCTAGTTGCCCTGTAAATGGTTTGGTTTTTGACCCGTTCTGTGGTAGCGGAACTACAATGATGGCCACAGTTAATGTTGGAAATAGACGTTGTATCACAAGCGATCTAAATGATGAAGCTCTACAATTATGTAAAAATTCTCTACAACAACTATTAATATTCCCCGATATTGACGGAGAAAATATTTGGCCTACGTCCCAGTTATGATACTGATAAAAATAATTTATTTTTCTTTGAAAACACTTGACAGTATTAACAGACTATAGTATAATATCTGAATGAGATTTGATGTAATAGCCGGAAATCCTCCATTTAATATTTCTAGTGATAGCGAAAACACTATTGCTGGAACCAGTGGCAATACTACACTTTACAAAAAGTTTATTGACATTAGTTTATCATTATCAGACACTGTGGCTATGGTGGTTCAACGTAATGGAGTCAGATATGCCGACAAAAAATCAGGCGGTGTGAGTAAATATTGTCTTGACACTACTCAGCACTGGAATTTTAACACTGGGTGGTTTATCACTAATAAGTCAGACACATCAGTAGAGAACTGTTCTAAGAATCAGATTATCAAAAAAATATATTTATTAGAACAACAGTGGAATTACTCGGCCCCACTCAGCGGAAGTTATTCTAAGAATATCGATAAGAAGTTTTGGCTAAAATCCAATGGTCAAGATGTTTATGGAATAGTTGACACTCCAACGAAGGATTTCGACGAATGTCGATACGGATATTTTGAATCACCGTATCGTAGTGGTTCACAACTGATATTCAAGGGATTGGAAAGTATCAACAGTTATGTGGTGACTGATGAGTTTACCAAGGCAGGCAGTACGGCTGTATTGTTTTTTGACACAATTGAACAGGCTCATTTGGCAAAGAAATTTATTCTTAACAATCTTGTGATTAAATATTTAAAATCAATAATTCATGAAAAGACACTGGGTATGGTATTTAGATATCTACGAAAGTTTGATTTGAATCAAATAAAGACTGGTTATGAATATCCCGTGGAATGGAATCTAAGTGAACAAGACATTGAAAAAATAGAAAACAATCAATCAAAGTTATCCAAAATTACTTGACACCGATCAACTATCATAGTACAATGTCTGTGCGAACGGACTTAAATATGACTACAGTTTTGGCGAATTGCCAGAATCAGAGATCATTGGAAATGGTCTGTTTGAAATCGGATAATCCTAGTTTTACTTAGATAAATACTCTATCTTTACTGGATTAATCGAGGTCAAAATGAAAATAACAGAAGTTATACAAGAGTCGGAATCAAAATTAAAATCAAGAGTTAAAAGAGCGATTGATAAACTAGATGATTCTGATGCGGAACAGATTCAGACTCTAAATCACGTAAAAAATGTTATTTATGACAGTGTATTGCAAAAAACATTTAATGAAAGTGACATCCAGTCTAGATGTCGTCCTATTGCGTACGAATGGTTCAAGGCTGCGTTAGAACGGATCGGTGTTCCTCTCGAAGATAAGGTATATCTGATAAAATTGATGGGAGACGAAAGATATTTAATTCCTGAAGAAATATATCAGAAAAATACCAATGGCAACTTGTTAAATCACGTAAGCGACAAGATAAGAACAAACTCGGCGTTCAAGGAATTGGCTAGCCCGTTGTGGAAATATAAAATAGGTGGCCAGGGCGGAATGGGACCTGGTGAGTTGTTTATGTCGCTTTTTTCAAAAAACGGCAAGGAAGGAGAAGGCAAAAAAGGAGGAGATGTCACAGTCGGAAGTTGGAAAATAGAACTGAAGCAGGGAGGAGTCGTTCCGCCCGGTGACACCAAAAATACAGGATTAGTTGATAAGTTAAACAAAAATCTATTGGATATTGCAAAAAAAGAAAACTTTTTAGATAGATTAGATTTAAAATCGTCTGCTGGAAAAGATAATCCCAACAATTTAAGTTCTGGATGGATTCCTCAGTTTTTTAAAACATACACTGAACTTCACGATGAGTCATCATCTAAAAAAATACTTACTAAATATCTAACGGATTTGTATGGAAGTTCGGCACGTGCATATGCCGATTTGACTTTTGATAACTTAGGTAAACCCGGAGCAGAAAGAGTATTAGCTCCGATGATTTTAGATATGTATAAGGATTCCCACGAGTGGGATAGTATTTGTTTTGTTGATGAAAACTTTAAATTCATTAACCTGGTTACCTTTGAAAATATACCAAATGATCTTAAGTTTTCACTGAAACTGAAAAGAGGAGGAGATACTAATGCTGTTGCCGACGGTTACATGGTTGTCGGTTTTAATAATGACAAAAAACAATCTTCAACTAAGAATAACAAAAAAATAGACAATAAATCAACTATACAAACATCTAAGAAAAATGACGGTGATGTAAAAAACAAAAACATACCATCTGACAATAAAAAGATTCAACCTCCAGTTCCAGAAAAAACCGCCAAACAACAGGCAAAAGATCAGGTCAGAGATTCTAAAATTAATGATATGATCAATCTTATCAAAACTGAACCTTCAAAACCATTATCGGTTGCGATTAAGAAAACTATTGGTATGAATCCTACCATAAATCAACTTGAAATAATAGGTGATGTTATTGATGACATGGAATCCGGAGTCTCTGTCGATCAAATTATCGCCGACCGGTCCGGACCAGAAAATTTTTATGAATCATCAATGCAGTTAATGGGAATAAAACGTCTACTCCAATTTTAAAATATCTGACTATTTTGGATAATATTATCTTGACTTTCATGTGCCTATAACATATAATAGATACATGTCAAAATATAAAAAACCTCTGTTTATGTGGGCCGGCGGCAAAACTAAAATGATCAAGTTTTATGATCAGAGTCGAATAATGCCAACTACAGTCAACCGATACATTGAACCATTCTTTGGTGGCGGAGCAATGTACATCGAAGTGATGGAAAGATTTAATCCAAAGATATCAATTATCAACGATATAAATTCCAGTATAGTTAAAATTTATCAATCTATCAAAACTGATTATGATAATTTTATTATTCATCTGGATCGATTATGTGTTAAATATCTAGCCATGAACACCGTTGATCGTAAAACGTTTTATTACGAGGTTAGAAATTTACACGCGTATCATTATCAAAATTGGAGTAGTACTCAAGAATCCGCTACTCTTTACTTTTTGATGAAAACTGGATTCAACGGAATATGGCAATGTAATCAAAATACAAATGGTAGATTTGGAACACCTAGTGGCCTATTGAATCAGAAAGACAGAGTCTATGATGTGGACGTAATCAAATATTGGAATAATATTCTTCAATCATCCATTATTTTAAATCAAGATTGCAAATCTGTTTTATCACAATATCCAGACGTAGACGATAGTTTTTATTTTTTAGACCCTCCATATAGAGGGAGTTTTACTCATTACAGTCAAACTTTCACAGATCAAGACCAAACAGATTTGTTAACCTTCGCCAAATCTGTCTCGTCTAATAGTAGGATATTATTGTGTAATGATGACGTTGGAGATAATTTTTTTCAGAATCAAATAGGTTCTCTTCAAATAGAGTCATACAATCTAAAACATACAGCGGGCCGTAGAAAAAAAACTGATGATGGATTTATCGCAAAGTCGGTAACGGAAATAGTCATTCATAACTCATCGAACATAAAATCCACATCGGAATCTTTTGGAAACGACCTATTCGAAATCGGCGCATGAATTCATTACTGAACTACATTGGTCATAAATCAAAATGAAACATGATTACAGATTAGGCGATTGTTTTGAACATCTCGCCTCTATACAGGACAACTCGGTCGATCTATGTCTAACCGACCCGCCATACTTTATAGATGGATTGGGCGATGAATGGGACACTGATAAAATTAAAGCCAGTATTTCGACCAACGCCACGTCTACCATCAAGTCCTTGCCAGTTGGTATGAAGTTTGACCCATCTCAAGGTCCACGTTTTCAAGAATTCATGGAACGAGTCTCCACGGAAGTATTTAGAGTTCTTAAACCTGGCGGATTTTATGTTGCTTTCAGTCAAGCGAGACTGTATCATCGACTGGGCATTGCCGTTGAAAATTGCGGATTTGAAATTAGAGACATGTTAGGCTGGACTTATCAGGGACAAGCCAAAGCATTTAGTCAAGATCATATCATTCGTAAGCAAAAAAACTTAACCGAAGACGAAAAGACCTCACTGATAAAAGAGTTAGATGGCTGGAAAACTCCACAATTAAAACCCTGTATCGAACCGATGACTTTGGCACAAAAACCCATAGAGGGTAAGTTTATCGATAATTGGCAAAAGTGGGGTGTGGGGTTAATTAACACTAATCAGCGTTGGGACGACAGTTTTCCTGGAAATATTATCGGGTGTAATAAGCCCACCAAAAAAGAAAAGGGAGATTACAATAATCATGTGAGTGTTAAGCCTCTAGAGTTATGTGAGCATTTAATAAAACTTTTAACCAGAGAAAACGCCATCGTTCTGGATCCATTTTTAGGTTCAGGTACTACGCTAATAGCCGCTGAAAATACTCAACGCAGATGTATTGGATTTGAATTATCATCTGAGTACTTTGATATTATACAACGTAGGCTAAGTACGGCGACCCATTATAATAAAATTTTAGGATTTGATAGTTGAATGAACTCACTTCTCAACTACATTGGTCACAAGTCAAAAATCGTCAACCAAATCAAGATGTATTTGCCTGAGACTGTTATTGAACTGGCTAAAAAATATCGAAAATGGGCAAGCGCTGGCAACAAAACCGTAGAGCGTGGCTCTAAAATCAATCGAGAAGTCTTAGTACTATCATATCGGTCGCCAATAATTCAAATCGTTTAATACCAATTACACTTGACAATAAATCACAACTATGATACAATGTAGTTATTGTGAGGTAAATTCTATGTTAAAAAATAAAGTATCTATTAGTATTCGTGAACTTGAAGTCATCAATAAAATTGTAGAGGAAAACACAATTACTGATTCTATTGATTTAGTTATCAGGGATGGCAGCGGCGTTGGCTATACATTAGATTTGGAATTTGAAACCGTTCTAAATGATAGAACAGTAACAGTTAGAATTCCGGTAACTACCATCAACGACTGGTAAAATTAGGAAAAATTATGCGTATTAAAGTTGTTTCCGATCTGCATCTTGAGTTTAGTGATATCCTTATCAACAACGACGAGGGCGCAGATGTTCTCATCTTGGGCGGTGATATCATGACTGCACAGGATCTGCACGATCACCCACCTATACTTGATACTCGCGAACAATGGTTGATTGCTAGTGGAACTGGACTGAGTAAACGTCAGCAATTGGCACAACGATATCGTGATTTTCTACAGCGTTGCAGTTCACAATTTCCCCATGTTATTTTCATTGCAGGAAATCATGAATTCTATCAAAGCAAGTTCTATGCTGCCATCGACTATCTACGTGATGAGTGTGCACGTTATCCTAATGTCCACTTTTTAGAGCGTGACACCAAAATAATTGACGGTGTTGTGTTTGTTGGCGGGACACTATGGACAGATATGAATCGCGGAGACCCACTGACTCAGCACGCTATTCGTGACATGATGAATGATTTTCGTATTATCAGAAACGATCATCGTGAATATGCTAGATTGACTCCACGGGATGCCATGGAACGACATATTCAAACAAAGCAATACTTCAAACAGGTATTACAGAATCACCCTAACGACAGATGTGTTGTGGTCGGTCATCACGGTCCTACTTTTCAGAGCGTGCACGAACAATATCAACATGATACCTTAATGAACGGCGGATATCACAGCGACTTAAGTGAATTTATTTTAGATCACCCACAAATCAAATTATGGACACTTGGTCATACTCATCACAGTCACTGGTATTATGTAGGTGATACACTGGTAGTGTGTAATCCTCGTGGTTACCAAACTGATGGTTATGTGGAGCATACTGGTTTTCAATCAAATTTTGTGGTGGATTTAGACAATATGCCAGATCCTACATACGTCAGTGATCATTACGATGGCCACCCATAACAACGATTTTGGATACATGATGTACATTGTGTATCCAAAACATATTGACTAATATCACTGTATATGTTAATATGTCTTTACACTGAAATAACAGTGAAACTTAACTTAACTTTAAAGGAAATAAAGATGAAAACAGTATCTAAACAAGCACGTTTGACAGAAGCATTTTTGGCAGGTCAAGAGTTGACAGTTGGTCAGATTAAGAGCCGTTACGGTATCGCTAATCCAACAGCTACAATCTCCGAGATCCGTTTCGCTGGCTATGCTATCTACGCTAACAAGCGTAAGAACAGCGTTGGCGAAGTTCACACCAAGTATCGCTTGGGCACACCAACACGTAAAGTTGTTGCTGCTGGCTACCGTGCATTAGCAATGGGCCTGGTCGCCTAATAGTCAACACCACCGAAATTTCATCGGTGTCTACTAGAGATTTTGACTACAGTAGTAAAACGGCACTACTATCTCGAAAGCCGTTGCTACTTAATTAGAGACTGACTATGGAACAACAAACACACGAGGTTATGGCTATTCTACAAGAAGAGTGTAGCGAAGTCACACAGGCAGTCAGTAAATGTTTTAGGTTTGGAATCGATGGTGAATACAATAATCGTACCAACAGACAGCGCTTAGAAGAAGAATTAGGCGATGTATTGGCAATGATTGATATCTTAAAATATCAGGGCGTGATTGATGGTGAAAAATTAGAGTTGTATAAAACTAATAAATTTGTCAAATTAAAACGCTGGTCTACTATTGCAATTGATCCTATCGTGGAATCATTAAAATGATGGAACTATTAGTACTATTTGTATTTGGATTCGTCGTTGCTGCGGGATCTTTTTATCTAGGTTGGAGACAACATGCTAAACACACTGATGATTTTCTAAATTATATTTTAGAAGAAATAACGGTAGAACTAGTATTAGAAAAGGACAACGGTCAATATTTCTTATATAAAGAAGATGACGGACAATTTGTTTGTCAATCAGAAACTATTGAGGAGTTGGCAAAATTATTCACTGAACAAATGGGCTCTGAAAAAATTGGACGTGTTAGTGGCAATCAAACTTTTTCCATAGTTGACGGAAAAGTTGAATACGAAACATGATAGGTGATATTTCTATTATGACTCATCAAAATTATCTTGAAAATTCATCGGTGAAAAAAAATTACATCACCACGGAAGAATACGATAAATTCAAGAAACAATATTTGATAGATGTATTCAAGGGATTGCGTTACGGTCAATCGTTCTGTAATTATTTTAACATACCAAATGGAACTCCGCTATACTACTTTAGTGATCACAATACCTGCGAAAATTGGATTATAGATAATTACCTAGAGAAGAAATGAAAGACAAATTTGTTAATTACTATATGAAATTGGCAGACTTAACCAGTGATCTAAGTTCAGCAATAAAACTTAAAGTGGGCAGCGTTATCGTTCGTGATAATCAGATTCTAGCAACAGGATACAACGGCACTCCAAGTGGCTGGGATAATAGATGTGAAGACGAAATTGTGGATAGTTACGCAGGATTCGAAGGTGCTATCCATGGGGTCAAATTAAAAACCAGACCCGAGGTAATTCATAGTGAGTCAAACGCTATCTTAAAGGTTGCCAGGAGCACAGAATCCAGCGTCAATGCTACTATGTTCTGTACACACGCACCGTGTATTGATTGTGCAAAATTAATATATCAAAGCGGAATAAATACACTGTATTACAGAAATACCTATAGAAGTCAAGAGGGTCTAGAATTCTTGAAAAAGAGCGGGGTCAATGTCCACAGATACAGTCAAGAGAACAGTTGATCTGCCATTTAAGTACGGAAAGATACAATCAGTTTTAGACTGGTGTGATGAAAATTGTTTAGGAAACTGGAAACTTGGTGCTGCTAGTTGGGAAGTGTCAAATGAACCGTCGTGGACTTTTGATTTTGAAAATGAAACTGATTATGTTTTGTTTATGTTAACATGGAAATGATGTACTTAATTACACATATTTTTTACTTTTTATTATGGACACTGTGTTTGTACATTATACACAGAATTGTTCATGTAATCAAATATTTTAAAACATTTCATTACGATCATCATGTTTATATATTAAAAAATAAAACAGGATGGCGGTGGAATAATCTACTATTGTTTAGCGATACTTGGCGTAGCACGGTAGATTTATGGACCACCGAGGTGATTCCAACTGTACTATTTTCGTTAATCACAGGACAATGGTGGATTTCGTTTTTTTACTATTTGTGGGCAGCCTTTCTTCAAGAAAACTTAGAGCACAATTGTAATATCAATTATTATCCGTTTACCGCCGGTCGTTGGCATTTAAGACATCACGAACGACCAGATGTAAATTTTGGTTTGTTTTTTCCCATATGGGATAAATTATTTAAAACCGAACAGATTGTAAAATAAATATCTACGACACTAAAGGAAAAATCTATGAATACAGTAACTTATCGTACAGCAGAGGCTGTTAACGACGGCATGATTCAGGTATATAAAAATATGTTTTTGGCTGTCATTAACAGTCTGATAGTTAGTTATCTAGTAAGTTCGAATGTGGACTTAATGAGATTTATTTTCGATACCCCACTTAAGTGGGTAGTTATTTTTGCTCCGCTAGTCATGGTGTTTGCTATATCAATGATATTGAATCGGGTTTCTCGTTCACAGGCACTAATGCTATTACATCTATTTGCCGCCGTTATGGGCGTAAGTTTAAGTACCATTTTTATTACATATACTAGTTTCAGCATAGTATCTGCATTCGTGGGTGCTTCTACTCTATTTGGAACTATGAGCCTATGGGGATACTTGACTAAGCGTAGTCTAGAAAACTGGGGACAATTTCTATTCATCGGTGTTATCGCAATTATAATTGCATCTGTCATTAACTTGTTTATCGGTAGCACCGTACTACAAATGACTGTAAGCGCAATTGCGATCATAGTGTTTTCGGGTTTAACTGCCTATGATAGTCAACAAATACGAGAAATGTTATCAGTAAATTCTGAAAGTAACACCGAAGTGTCAGGCGCCCTTAGTTTGTACATCAACTTTATTAACATTTTTGTATCGTTACTTCAACTGTTTGGCGATAAAAAATAACTAATTTTTTATTTTAAGTAATCGAAGAAATTCAAAAACTTTAATCCAGAACCAGCCAATATCGAATTCCCACCACCTTAGGCTGAGTTTTGGGTTAGTTGCGTCTAAATGATGATTATTATGTAGTTCTTCGCCGCCGATAATAATGCCTAACGGACTGATATTAGTGCTACGATCAGTTGTGTTGCCATTACGATATCCCCACCAATGACCTAGTCCGTTGACTACGCCTGCCGCCCAGAAAGGAATCCAAATCATCTGTACTAGCCAACAAATAAAACCAACCCATCCAAACACAGCCAAGTTGAACAATAGTAGAAGTCCAACTCCTGCCAGAGGATAACGTTGATAAATGTGTTGCTCTACCCAATCATCGGGCGATCCATAACTCAGTTGAGATATTAAGTTAGCATCCTGAGATGACCGACGATACAACCATGCTCCTGCAAACAGTACTTTAAAGATTCCATGATAGTGAGGACTATGTGGGTCCTCTGGACCATCACATTTTTGATGATGGTATCTATGAACAGCAACCCATTCACGAGTTACCATGCCAGTAGTTAACCATAGCCAGAATCTAAAGAAATGACTTAGTCCGGAATGAAAACTCAAGGAACGATGCGCCATTCCTCGATGTAGATAGATAGTAACACACAGTATTGTAATATGTGTCATGATTAAGGTGTAGAGTATCTCGGTCAAGTGTTTCTCCTTGTGGTATTTAGCGCTATGTGACGTGTTAATACTAAATACTATTAACGGAGAAACAACGTGAACAAATTTTTATTCTGTTTTCTAATATTACCCACAATTGTATTTTCTCAATCAATAGATACTCAAGAATCCTTGGTAGTCAATAAACCCATCGTATGTGAACGTATTGATATTGTTGCTAAATGGATTACCAGTCCGGAACGAAATCAAAAACCATTTTGGATTGGTGACTCTAAATCTCAGGAGAGTTTTTACGGTGTAATTGTAAATGAAAAAACTGGTTCATGGACAATAGTAGAATTTAATCATGAGTTTGCGTGTATTTTAGGAACTGGCAATAAAAACAGACTAACGTTGCCCATGAATTAATGATAAATACTTAGGTAAACAGGAAGATTTAGCATGATAATCAATGAAATACTAATAGAAAATCCAGAAATCGGAGATAGTATAGACATAGAGTTCGGAGATGTACTAATCGAATCTACAATTGAAGATATCACGGATGATGGCATAGTTGTTTATCTAGATGAAACTGCCATTAAAATGTTAGTTGATAGCCGTCGACAGATGAATGAGGCCGAGTATCAGGGACGCAAAGTCTCGTTGGGTAAGCCGTTCATGAACACAGACGGCAAATCAAAACGTAGCGTTTATGTTAAAAATCCCAAGGGCAATGTTGTCAGGGTTAACTTCGGTCAAAAAGGCGTGAAAATTAAGAAAAATAATCCCGCTAGACGCAAGAGTTTTCGTGCTAGACATAACTGTAGTAATCCTGGACCAAGACATAAAGCCCGGTACTGGTCATGTAAATTCTGGTGATCGATGTGAATATTCTAGAACTACTTCAAACAATTGAGAGTAATTGGCCACTGCTGGCAGTAGTATTTGGATTGGGAGGTGCCTGGTGGCAAGGAGCAGTTTGGTTCAAGCGAGTTAACACATCACTAGACTATGCTAACTCTCAACATCGAATTCAACATTCAATGTTATGTGATATTAAAAACAAAACAGAAAATTTAGAAAAACGTATTGATAAAATAGAAATAATTACAGTTCAAATTCATGAAGAACTACATGATCAGGAAATAAAATTAGCAGTATTAGAAACAGCCCAACAAGCAAAAAGACGACAATCTAAATTGTAGATAAATACAGTAATATTAACGGATATTACTAATGAGATTTTATCAAATTCAAAAACTAATAGAACAAGAACAACAAATCGACGAAGTTCGAATGGGTTCAAGTGACTTTGCAAAGTTTTTACAAACTCCACTAGCAAAAGAAATGAAGGCTGGATTTGAAGCGGAATTGATATTTCGAGGCGGAGCTGGTGATAGGAGAGACTATTATGATTATGACCCCGAATATGAACCAGACTACGATATGAATGAGACTGTATATTCTATCGAAGATATCATAGACTTCTATCGTAACGGAGACTTTGCTGATATCGGTAGGGCCCAGGCTATTAGAATTCGTGATGAGATGATGGAAGATTATCTAGAATGGAGATTTGAGCAGCGAATAGAAGATTTTGAATCAAGGGCCCAACCATTAATTAGTGATTGGATATATGAAAATGAAATTGACGAAGACGATGCACTAGAAGAATATCTTAGAAACGAAATGGAATTAACTGACGAACAAGTAAAAGAGGCATTAGAGGCAGGCAAGCGTTATGCCAAACGTATTACAAGTTCCAAAATGCAGAAAGAAATACGAGAAGAAGTTCCAGCCTATGATAATTTTCTAACAGCATCGAATGCCATAGATGAACAGGTATCTAGTAGAGTAGAACAAGCGATTGAAGAGCGTGATGTCATATGGGATAGAGTCGAAGAAGAGTTTATGGATGATGACGATGGTAATGATTACGGTGAAGAAGAATGGCTAAGATCACGTGACATTAGAACTGCTAGAGACATTGAAGGAGAATATGACTTAAATTGGCCTCACATGATTGATGTCAACGATAGTTCAAGTCAAGATGGTGAGTTCAATAAAAGTTATGCAGAAACACTAGCTGATAGCCTAGAACAAGATCTGGGAGTCACAACCACAGTTAGCGGTGGCTATCATAGTGCAAGACGAGATGAAACTACCTGGATTTTTGAACCAGATAGTAGTTTAGAGGCAGATGACTCTGAAGACATGCCAGTAGAGATAGTTAGTCCTCCTATGAGTTTGCCAGAAACTAATGAAATTTTACCCAAGTTTTTCAAGTGGGCTGAAGAAAATGGGGCATATGCCAACGAGTCGACCGGTTTTCATATGAGTGTTAGTTTACCCAATCACAACCCAGAAGATATTGATTTTACTAAATTGGCATTGTTTTTGGGTGATCAATACGTACTGGATAGTTTTGGCAGAGCGGCTAATACCTATGCTGCCAGTGCACTTGGTAAAATAAAAGGTAAAGCAAAATCAATCGACATCCCCGAAGCGTTTAAACAGATGAAAACTGACTTATCAAAAATGGCCAGTGATAGTCTTTCAAAATCTAGTGGGTTTGGGAAATACACTAGTATCAACCCTAAAAATGGTTACATAGAGTTTCGCAGTGCCGGCGGCTCAGATTATTTTAATGATATGAAAAAGATACAAAATACTCTGATAAGATATGCCTATGCTACTAGCATTGCCAGTAATGATAAAATAGAACGTAACGAGTATGCTAAGAAGTTGTACAAATTATTATCCAGCGTCGAGGACAAAAATAGTGATATTATCAATCTATTCAGTCAGTACTCAGCAGGTGTGATGCAGGCGTCGGCATTAAAGAGCCACTTGAAACAACTACAATATGACAGAGAAGTGATTCGTCGCAAGGGAAAGTTCAATTACGATGATTCTAGTATGCCACCCCTTGATTGGAATGGCAAGTATCAGATTTACAATACAAAATCACCTGATAATCTTGTCTATGAATTTAACGTAGATACTGATGACGAGGCTCTTGCCGCGTTGGCATACTGGCGTAAAAATATCATGAGTCCAAATCTAGATCCATATAACTTCTCGGTCAGACGAAATCGTGACGCTAGTCTTGTCTCATACGAAATTACTTATGAACAACAAGGTCGAGAGGGTGTCATGCGTGTTAGAGCCGAGTCTGATTCCGCCGCCCGTAGAGATTTTCTAAATCGTGTGCGTACCAGTGGCGGCGAGCCCGCCACGATACTACGGGTAGATCGAGTGTAGTATGAGAGCAAGAGAAATAACTGAAATTGTCAAGATTCCCCGTGGCGAATTCACTCCTAGTAAGAGCAATATGGAAAAATATAATCCCGCTCTTGACAAGATTTCTAAACCCTTGCCTGGTGGGTCAGGACTGAAATATGTAGTGAAACGGGACGGCGGCACATTGTCCATTTATATACTAGATCCGGGTGCTTTTTCGGGAGGCGGAGACTTAGTTGGTCAAATTACACTGGGCCGTTTCCACCAATTCCCTATTAAAAATGCCTGGCAAGTTGATTCTACCGTGGTTGACCCTGATTATAGGAGTCAAGGCATCGGCAAATCCATGTACGGCGTTATTCTAAGCATATTGAAATTGACATTGATTGCCGGCGGGGATCAAACCGAGGGTGGCCAACGTAGTTGGCTAAGTTTAGCCAATATTCCTGGAGTCGAAGTTCGTGGTTATGTACCAGTTAGTGACAGTTATTTTTCCGACAATGATTCTAGCAACTTGCAAAAGAAAAAATTCAACCAGTTGATTGACAACATCATGAGCATGGGCGGCGAATATATAGGTCGTAGCAAGAATGCTCACTATTTTAGTTTTGATGTGGTTCCTGGTACAGGTGAACTAGAGCCAGCAGTTAAAAAAGAATTGAAACTATATGGTTATAACGATTTAACCAATCCTGGATTGTATGCTACTTGGAGCGGTAACTAAATGAGATACACAGACTTTATCACGGAATCATTAAGTAGAGTTGCATATCACTACACTAATCTTTTTAATGCTGCAAAGATAATGCAGTCAGGCGAGTTTCAACTATCCAGCACACTCGGAAGCGTAGAACAACAGTATGCTCCCAAGGGTCATGCTTACTTTTTAAGTACAACACGTACTAAAGTAGGTGGCTATCATGATTATATCTCGGCAGGAGCAGTAATGTTCGTGCTTGATGGCAATTGGTTCAATCAACACTATAGATCAGGGCCAGTGGATTACTGGGGAAATCGTGACCCGCTACAATCTCATCACAAAGCGCATGAGGCCGAAGACCGAGTATTTTCTAAAGAACCTACGATGCCTATTGACGGTATCAGTGCTGTCCATGTACTGATTAAGCCCGATAGTGATAATCCAAATTTAGGAGCATGGGCTAGAACAGTGTTTATTAATGCTAAGAAACGTGGTATTACAGCATATCTCTATGACAACGAAGATGATTGGCGAAAACTGGATATCAGGAAAAGTAAATCACTATCTAAAAATCCAGCACTGCGTGGACAACAACCTATAGTTACTAGACAGTCGATGTATAATCGAAAAGGTTACTTACATCCCTGGGTACAACTGATCACTGCAACTGATAAATCTCAATTAACCAAAAAAGCAGATGACATACGTTATAGGCTAGGATACCCCTATGATGCTCAAAGCGCACTACAGGGACTGGGAGTCGAAATGTCAAACGCTCGTAAGCCAGGGTCAGGTATTGATCGTGATAACGCGGTTAAGATTATTGATTACATGCGCAAAAATAAGTTGAACGATCTAGAAGAGTTGATAGTTAATCTAAAGAAAAAATGGGTTCCAGAAAGGACCTAATTTATCCAAATTTACTTGACTATTATTAATATCATGTTAAAATATTAATATGAATACAAACATAAGATACGAAGTTATTACTCAAATAGATTCCGAAACCGGAGATACTATTGTACCTATTCCACAAGAAATATTAGATCAAATGGGATGGAAAGAAGGCGATTCCATTGAATTTACTGACAACGGTGACGGTACTCTTATTCTGACAAAACATCAAAGATAACATGACAAAAAATTCTGTGATATTAGGCAATATGTCATCAATGATTGATGATGATTTAACAATAACTTCAACAGGGTGCTTAATCTGGCCGTTTCCGAATTCCATGAATGATACGATTTCGATTTCTAGTGCCTGTATTCCTTCGTCTATTTCTAGTGCCTCTATTTCTAGTGCCTCTATTCCTTCGTCTATTTTTTCTATCGATCAACCACATGATTTACAAGTATCAGGCAATTCTGATTTCAAGGGTAATGTAACGGTCAATGGCAATCTAAAGATAGGTAATGTTGACCTAGGCGAACGTTTAGATAAAATAGAACAACGATTGGCAATACTGCGTCCAAACATAGAAATTGAATCGCGATGGGAACAACTTAAACAATTAGGCGAACAATATCGTCAATTAGAACGTGAGTTGATTGAGCGAGATTGGATATTTGAACAGTTGAAGAAATAATATACTAACGCTTTCGTCTAAATACCCATGATGAAAGTGATAAAATTCTACGAACCAGGACAAGAGAATCCAGAACATCTTATTGTACAATGGAATTTAGGAAATACATGTAACTATAGTTGTGAATACTGTCCTAGTTACTTACATAATGGAACTGTTTCATGGCCAGATATTGAATCTGTCAAACAGGTATTAACAAAAATAAGATCAAAATTCAACAAGAACATCAAAGTTGAGTTCGTTGGCGGCGAAGTTACTTTATGGAAAGATTATATTGATCTTGTGAAGTTTTGTAAATCTAATACTATTCGTTCATTTATGATATCGAATTCTAGTAGAACTGTTAGATATTGGAATGATATTGCTCCCTACTTAGACGAAGTTTTGTTGACGTTTCATCCTGACACCGTTGATAGGGACCATTTTGATTCTGTATTAAATGTTTTGTTAGAACACAATGTCTACTGTATCGTTCATATTGCTATGAAACAATCTGAGTTTTGGCCATTGGCCGAGTACTACAATATATTACGTGATAGATATCCACAAGTTAACATCGATATGATACCATTGATGGACAAAGAAAATAAATTCAATAATAACGGATATTATTATAACTATGATGATTCACAGTTAAGTCATCTTGCGAAAAATGAATTTTCTACCATGAATTACACGGTCGAATATCAAGACGGAACAAGTCAGTTATTAAGTTTACACGAGATACGAAACAGTGGTTTAAATGACTTTCGTGGTTTTGTGTGTGGAACAAACGTATCACTAATATGTATTGATTTTCGTGGCTTAGCAGCCATTACAGTATGTAATCAACGTAAACGTATCAATATTTATAACGATGATATTGATGAAATATTTCGACCAATAGTATGCCAGGCCTCACGTTGTGACAATAGTAGTGACTTGAGAATTTTAAAAATTGGACAAAATAATACTTGACAATAAATCAACTATCTGATATAATAGTAACTAATAACTGTTAAATTGGATATTGTATTATGACTATGCATCTTACACATCACACCACCACTGGGCGGCGTCGAGCTAAGTTTAAGTATGCGTCCGCTGATCAAAAGCGGCAGGCGTTGGAATTGGAACAAGAGTGGAACTCACTCAAACAACGTCATGCTGGCAAGACTACAACGAAATCATCTGGATCTATCGTGAGAAAATACAAGTTAGAAATACCCGCCGGTCGTGGCACTGGACACATTCCCAGTAGAAGTTCCGGTGTTGGCACGGCGATTAAGAATGACATTCCGGTATATACCGGTACAAAAATGATTGGCATCGGTGTACTGCACAAATCAAACGCGGTTCCGGTTTTCAGTGACGAAGAAGCGGTGGAAATCTCAAAAATGAGAAGAGGATAATAAATTGTATATCTTTACGAAAATGATTAAATCAATCACTGTCATTTTGCTGATTTCGTTTTCATCAATATCTTATGGGGATTGTAACACGCTTCACATAAGACGAAGTCTCAATCATACAGAACATGGTTTTACCAAGGAAAAAGAGATTGTCAAATCAGGGAATTTTTCTCAACGATTCGAACTAAGACATAATGAATGCGGTTATTATAATAAGGGTTGGAACGATTGTAACACAGACAGATCCAGATCGGAAGTAACCGTTTTGAAGGATATCCCAGTAAATTCAACTAGATTTATTCGATATAATCTATATTTGCCAGAAGATTTTGAAACTAGCAAATACGTAAGAACAACTCTTGGTCAAGTACATCAAAGAGGTGGGCCAGTTAGAACGGTAGGGGGATATCCTTCAATGCCTCCTCTGTTACAGTTTAATGCAAGAGGAAAAAATTATAACTTGTGTTGGCATACTAAAATAAATGAAAAAATATCTTGTAAGACATACAAAATAATGTCAATATCGGATTTAAAAGGTAAATGGACAGAAATTTTAATTGAGTTAAATACATCACCCAAAAACGGATATGCTAAAATTTTTGTAAACGGTGAATTAAAGGTTAGCATTGACGAGCCACTTTTTGAACATATTCCAAAGGAATTTTATTTTAAATATGGAATATATAACTCATTTGTCTCCAGGAATAAAGGACCAATGCCAACTCAAGTTGTTTATTATGATGAAGTACAAATTGTAAATTCTAAAGACAAACTTTGTAAAAAATATTTGGATTAAATTAAAGGAAATAATAATGGATTTTGAACAAGAACAAGTAGTTAATCGGCTATCACAATCAGGTGAATTCAAAGCTCATGAGTGTACTGAACAAAATCTAGCGGACCCTGTCTTTAGAAGACAAATTCGAAGCCTACTTCAAGACTGCGTTATGCTGATTGAGTTTACAAAAACCAACGGCGAGACTCGGGTAATGAGTTGTACTCTGAATGAAGGGTTAGGAGCACGATTCACATCAACAGTTCATCTAGAGGAGGGTGCCTCATCAGGCGCGTCAACACCACGTAAACAAAATGACGAGGTATGTGCAGTCTGGGACGTAAAAGCGGAGGCCTGGCGAAGTTTTCGCTGGTCAAATTTGAAAAAAATTGATTTTGTTGTACCCAACACTAAATAATAGGATGAAAGAAGAATCCATAAAGATAGACGGCGTTGTAACAGAACTATTGCCCAACGCTATGTTCAGAGTACGTTTGCCCAATGAAAAGATTGTCATAGGTGTAATCTCAGGTCGAATGCGGCAAAATTCTATCAAAATTTTAATGGGTGACACCGTAGAACTTGAATTTAGTCCCTACGACTTAAGTCGCGGTAGAATAGTTCGTAGACGATAAATATCTACATGCGAGAAATAATCACACTTATAGAAAGTCGTAGCAAAACAGATGATATTGAAATCATTCCGTTAAATTATTCGGAATCTGATTTAGAACCTGTATTGAGCAAAGAAAATATCAAATTTCATTATGGTAAATTAGCTCACGGCTACGCTGATAGATTTAACAATAAAGAGGGCGATTCAGAGTTTAATTACGCTGGAGCATTTCTGCATAATATGTTGTTTACTCAATATCGATCTTCTAGAAACAACAATAAACCCAATGGCCCAGTTGCCAAACTGATAAATTCTAAGTTTAAATCCTGGGACGATTTTAAAGAAACGTTTAAAATCGAAGCGATGAAGATTCAGGGTAGCGGATGGTGTTATCTATCTAAAGACGGAACAATTAAAATTATACCTAATCACGAAGTCAGAGACGATATTCTGATACTTGTAGATATGTGGGAACACGCATTTCAAATGAACTATGGGTCTGACAAATCTAGATATCTAGATAATATATGGAAGATTATTAATTGGTCTGTTATTAATTTACGATGGGGAGCATCATACAAATGATTACAATTTCTGAAAGCGCAATTTCTAAAATAAAAGATATTATTATAGAAGAAAACAATCCTAAAATTAAACTTAGAGTTGGTGTTCAGGGCGGAGGCTGTAGTGGCATGCAATACTTTTTCACTCTTGATGAAGAATATTCTGAAGAGGATGATTTTGTAATTCCAGCCGGAGATATCAACGTTATCGTTGATAGTATTAGTAGTCAATATCTACGAGGAGCCGAAATCGATTATGTAGATGATATTCGAGGAAGCAACTTCAGTATCAATAATCCCAACGCCCAAACTAGTTGTGGATGCGGTAGTAGTTTTAACGTCAGCGATAGTTTCAACGACAACTATTATTCCGGATACGAACATACTCAATAAAATAGTGATATGCCTTCCTCTGTCTATCGTGATAAATAATAGATAGAGGAAAAAACAATGGCGATATCAGGACAAGAACCCATCAGAATTGGTCAACCCAATCAATCTGCTAATAGCGATAGTCTATACCAGGCATTTAATGCGATACAAAATAATTTTACTACAGTGTTTAATACTGCTAGTAATATTAGTACTGTTGTTGCAGGAAACGGAATTCAAGTCTCTAATGTCGGAAACGGTGTATCAATAACAAATACCGGCGTTACTAGATTAATCGCCGGAGATAATGTAACCATCACTAATTTAAACGGTGCCCCTGGAGCAAACGGAGCATTGGTTATTAGTAGTACCGGAACCGGCGGAAATGGTGGCGGCACTGTTACTAGTGTCGGTATAGTTAGTAATACTCTATCTATCGTAGATACTCCGGTTATAGGTTCTGGAAACATTTCAGTAAACTTACCGACACTTGCCAACGTATCTGGTTCCTATAGAAATCCCAATATTACCGTGGATTCAACCGGAAGAGTAGTCTCAATTGCAAACGGTTCTGTTTCTGGAACTGTGACAAGCGTTGCTGTTCAGGCAGGAACTGGCGTAACAGTTAGCGGTAGTCCTATCACTACTAGCGGAACAATAACAGTAACAAACACAGGTGTAACTAGTATTGTCGCTGGACCAGGAATAGCAATTAATCAAAGTAATGGCGCTGTTACTATTACGAATACCGGTGGTGGAGGTAGTGGAGGCGGTACAGTTACACGTGTTGGAGTAATAAGTAACACACTCTCTGTAACTGGAAGCCCTATTATTACCAGTGGAAATATTAGTGTAGAATTACCAAATAATGCTGTATTTAGTAACGTTATCGCAAACGCGGCCAACATCACTGATATTTTTTCTTATGGAGCAATAACAGTCGTAAAAACAGACAATAGTCCATCTATAGGAATCAATACTTTTGCTAATATCGAAGGAACTTCAAGGTTTGTTGGTAGAAAGGCACGTGGAACTCCTGCTAATCCTTTGCCTGTACTAACCAACGATATTCTCACCGGCATTGGAAGTCGAGCTTACACTAGTTTTAATATATATCAACGTGGTTCAGGAATAGATTTTACAATGACAGGGACACCCGCTACTAGTGGGGACTCTGTTCCCTCTAGAGTCGACCTATTTTCAGTAGATTCTTCAAATATTCGTCACGATTTAATTTTACTAGAATCCGGTAATCTTGTTTTACCTGGAAGCTTGATTCAAACTGTTATAGGTAACGTTTCTCAAACTAGCACGTTGATTCAATCTAGGGCCAGAGGAACAAAAAGATCTTTAGTTGAATTACAAGTCGGAGACACTGTTACTAGAAATTTATTTTTTGGATACACAGGAAACGGAACTAGAACGATTGGAAACGTTCCTGGATATAGTTTTTCCTCTTCAACATACACTCAAGTAGCCGCTCTTCCTGCCGGCCCCGGACAACAAATTCCAACTGATTACTACATTTCTACGATTTCTAATAGCAATGTTTCTCTTAATGCTGTATTCAGTCATACTGGAAATTTTACGATACCAGGCTCATTCAATGGGGAAAATGCAGTTTTGTCTAATAGTATTACGGCAAATAGCGCAAATCTTGGCAATTCAGTAACAGCAAACTTTTTAATCGGTACGTTGAATACATCATCTCAGCCTAATATTACCCAGATAGGAACATTAACGACATTGTTAGTTACCGGTAATGCAAGTATAGGAAATGTTTCAGCAACTACATTTACTGGAAACTTGATTGGCAACGTTACTGGAAATATTTCTGGTAACATTGAAGTTCCAGGCGTAGATTCTGCTATTATCTTCAATGACGAGGGCGAAGCAAACAGTTCTGCTAATTTTACATTCAATAAAATATTTAACGTAGCAACACTAAACGGTAATTTAACTACCGGCAATGCTAATTTAGGAAATCTTGCCACCGCTAATTTCTTATCCGGAACTCTAGTCACCTCGTCTCAGCCTAATATTACCGAAGTTGGGACACTTATCAGTTTATCTGTAACGGGTAACGTTAACTCAGGTAACGTTATTGGCGGTAATCTAGTAACTGCTAACTTTTTAACTGGCACTCTTACTACTAGTAATCAACCTAATATTACTAGCGTTGGAACATTGACATCACTCGCTGTAACAGGAAACGTTAATGCCGGTAATGTTAACGCCACTACTTTAGCAGGAACATTAAGTGTTCCTAGTCAAACTAATATTACTAGTGTAGGTTCATTGACTAACTTGACTGTAACTGGAAACATATCGGTAACAGGAAATGTCACTGCTAATAGAATGACTGCTAATTTGTTTACTGGAACTCTGGTTACCGGCGCTCAGCCTAATATTACTAGTGTGGGAACATTAACTAGTTTAGCCGTAACAGGAAATATCACCGCGAATGGGTTACAACTTACCAATGAGGTAACATCGAATACAACTGCGACTATTACGGCTACGGTTCCAATAGTAATTGATGGAGTAACTTACCAGATAATGCTGACTCAATAATTATTTTTTAAAGTAATTAGTTATTTCATCACGTTCAAAATCAGTTAGAAGGTCGACATCATATTGTTTGGAGTCGATCTTTTCTATTAGATACTTGATATAATTTTCATCCTGTAGATAGGTAGTACTAGTATATCGATCTAGATTTATCCATTTAGTGCCATTAAACTTATAGACTCTGTGAGGAATCACATCAACTCTGATATAGATGTCTCCGCTTTTTGCTGAGCCAGGAAACTCAGAACCAAATAATATTAAATTCATTGGTGCATTTTTTGGTAGTATCATCTCAGGATGTTGTTCTCTGAGAGCATCAATACTTATTAGTTTTCCATCATATTCAACATATTGCTCGTTAGGATGAAAATATTTTGATTCTTCTACGGTCACACCGGTAGTAACGATTTCTTTATCAATGTTAATAATAGCACCGTCTCGCTGCATGGCATCGATTGTACTACGAGAAACTAATTTAGTATTTAAATCCTTAGGTTTTCTAACTTTCTTGGCCGTCACTGGCGCTGGTTGAGGAGCGCTTTCAGATTCTGGAATAGGTTCCACTATACTTGATTTAACTGATAGATTATCTGGAATAACCACGCTTTGTTTGATTTGATCAATTTGTCCAGACGATAATGGACCATCGTCTGGCTCATATTTTGGTTTTTCTACTATTTCGGGCGTGGGCGTTTCTTCTAGCAACTGGTCTAGTGATTTTCTTTTTCTATTATCACGATGATATTCAAAACTGTATTGACTCGCTAATAGTAGTAAAACAGCAAGTGGGTCGAATACGAAAATAATTATGATAATTACCCAACGAACTGCCTCCTCCAACATATTTTTATCGGCTTCATTACCATAGATAAATTCTGCAATGTATTTTACTGGTCCTACTTCTGCTTCTAGTTTACGATATTCACCTTCCAAGCGATATTTTTTCTCAGTTAGACCATCTATTTCTGTTTGTGCCGCCCGTACTCTTTCACGTTGTTCTGTGATTAGTTTTTCTACCTCGCCAGTGTCGGTTTTACCTAATTGATCTCGTAGACGATTTATCAATCGATTGCTTTCTGCAATTTCACCCTCTACTCCTCTACGAATACGTTGTATTTCTTGTCTAGCAGCCACAATTGTAGAATTAGCATTAGCCTGTTCTAACTTTAGTATCGAATCTGCACGCTCTTTGGCCCTGGCATCTTGCCATGCTTGTATTGACCTAGCAGTTGCCGGACCCCAATTACCATCCGGTCTAGTTCCTACTAACGCCTGTGCCGCAGCAATATCTTTTGAATCTATTAATTGTTGAAGTCTAGCAATTTGTTCATCTATTTTAGTGATTTGGTCTTGAAAGAGTTTGGTCTGACTATCAATAATTTTTTGCTGTTCATCAATAGCAGGCTGAACACGATTATTGATTCCGGCAATACGCTGTTGTTCTTGATCAATTTGATTCTGTATGTTTGATTGACCACCAACACCGCCAGTTTCTATTTGTTTTATTCTAGATTCTGCACGATCTATCAATTCAGTTTGTCTAGAAATTTCAGTAGTCATTCGCTCTACCTGAGCAACACTTTCCTGACTAGCCGTAGTTTGATCAATATGGGCCTTGCTTAAGAAGCCAAAAATGCCCATACTAGTAATAAACATTAATATTACTACTGCTATTGTTAAATATGTTTTGAGCCACCAGACCGCTTGACGCCAGTATCTATGTAGCCACACAGTTGTGACCAATTTAGCCACTTCCAGAGTGGTACCCATGATAAGTATCGGAATTACGGCCGCAGCAAAAATTGCCGCTAGTCCAGCAACTGAATAATAGATTGCAACAGCACTAATAGTTAAAGCGGTAATCAGCGTAAGTATGGTTAAAAACATATTTTTCTCGTTGAATAGTATTTAGTCAGTGAAATTCTAACTAAATCATTAGAGTTGTTGATTATTAAAGAATAAGTGTCCAAACTTACTAATGAACTCGCCCTCAGATATTATTTGACGTTTAGGGAAACTATTATTATAATCTATCTCACAAGTGACCCAAGGCTCCGAGCCCAGACCCAAATCTCGATATTTTACTTGAATGATCTTGAGAGAACGACCATCTTCGAATGTAAATTTTTTACCAGTGTGATTTATTAATGAACTTTCTATCATATTGTATTTATTAAATAATAGGTTCTTTTAATATTGTTCGATATTAAATTTTAATATTGGGTCTGTATCTTCGGAGGAACTTCCTCTGGCATCATCCAAAAATTTTTTTGTGGATTAACGTTGCTAGTGTATCGTTCGAACACATCAAATAACTGTTCAAATTTCAACTGATACAGTGTTTTTAATCCCAACAATAAATTCATTAGTTCATCTTGATCTATTGGTTTATCAATTCGTTGATAGATGGTATCAATGTCGTCTACGATATGCCAAGCGTTCATTATTGCTTGTTCTAGTTCAAACTGTTTAGTCATAATATTTTCCTAGTAATAATAGATTGTACATGATATCAAATATAATTTCAATAGAGAATGGATGAACTGACGAATTGTATTATCAAATGAATGGTTAACAATTAAAATAATCGAAATCTCAGATTACTTGTCATCACGAAATCTCACAAATCTAGGGAATCTGAGCGAATACGTACCGTCCTGATTCTGTGTTATGCTATCACACAATACTTCAGCGATTCTTCCAACGACATCACCACGATGTTGCCAGTATTCTGTTCTGTTGTCATCGCTGAATCCACTGCCAACATTGACTGTAATATGCTTTCCGTGATCTGTTCCGCTACATACCAGCGCTCCTAATCTACCAGAATTTCTACCAGTGCCCTCTTCCATATCAACAATTTGAAGATCGACTGTAATGGTTGGTTTCCATTTTAACCAGAATGTTGATCTCTTACATTCATACGGGGCATCCAATGATTTGATCATGATTCCCTCGTATCCTAGAACAACCTGATCTCTAGCATATCTTTCTAGTTGATTTTTTCCCTCACTTGTATCCAGATCAACAGTGATAGATGATAATAGTTCTACGTTTGGCATTTTATCAACAGTGAACTCTATTCTATCTAGTGCGGTTCTTAGTCTAGTTTTTAGTGGTGCGTTCCAGTGTCCGCGAGTAAAATCCATCATGGGTACGAAATCAAATACGTGAAAAACACAGTCGTCTGCCTGGGCGCCTTCTTTTTTTCGTGCCTGTTTCATCAATGCTTGAAAACTCTTGCCGACAACTTCTCCGTCAAGAACAAAATTATCATGACCAGTTCTGGCAATTAACTCCGGCATATGATCTAATAGTTGTTGTTCAATATGTGCAAAATTCTCAAAGAGTTTTCCATTTCTACTGTATGACAACACGCCGGTAGGAGAGCATATCATCAATACTCGAACACCGTCTAATTTAGGCTCTAAACGTTTTACTCCAGACATTTCTGGACGATCGGTACAATCGGTTGCTAATTGACAACCAAAAATAGGAATCTCATACTTAGTTCGTTTACAAACTTTATTGATAGTTTTATCGCTAATACCAGAACGTAGGTCTTTAGTTAACACACCGACACAAAAATTATTCCAATTATCGCTGGTAAATCTAGTACTAATCTCTTCAATTGAATCTCTGGCGGCGTGACCCGTAAGTTCTCTACGTTTTAATTTCCATAATAAATCAGCAAATTCTTGCCAGGGATTATCAACATCAATAATTCCAATAGTAGTAGGTATCTGCTTGACACCAAATGTTGTCATGGGATCATATGCAACTTTTAAAAAGGATAAAAACGTATCGGCATCTTGATTACCCAGTATTGTGAGTTCAAGTGCCTGCTTTAAAATATCCTCTTTGTGTAATCTACTATCACTTTCGTTTAATCTGTGTATCCAATTTGCGCTCATTGTATTTCCTATTTGTTAATGATCAAAGATCGTTGACTATCTTGACTGAACCCCTATTTTCTATCTCCGTAATCAATCTATCAAACACGCCGGTGGTATATCCGCTCATGCCACGAGAGTTTTTATTACAGTGATAGACACTACCGGATTCATTATGAATCTCGTAGTATGTTTCTTTATCAATAATTTCAGTGATACCGCTACTAAGTCTCCAACTGTCACCGTCTAGATATCCACCGTACCAACTGGCCATTATCTTACGTGTAATCTCCTGACTGTCGTTGAATTTTAATTCTAGAATTTCCCAGAGATCAGGCGTGTAATTACTCATTTATCGTCCTTGGTATTTCTTTCTGTTATTGTGTAAAACCAATCATCGCCGGCAGACCACTTTCTGGACCCGTCTACAGTCCACACAGTTTGAGCAGATTTAAAGTCTGGGAATTTAACATCACCGGAAATTAAACTTTGATCATACCAAAGGCATCTGTTGTTGGGTTGTGATGCAAATTGACCATTGTCTAATTTAATAAAATTAAAACTCTTATGTTCTTCAGCAACTTCAGTGAATCCTGTGTCCACATCCATGCCGTCAGCGCAAAAATCTACAGTAAACAAATATTGGCCAAAATGCCACTGTTTATCTTTGCCTAAAAATTTTACTCCAAGATTTCTGAGTCCGATCTTTTCTACAATTGTGAATCTGTAACCCATACAGTCCCATAATTGCAGTGTGTCGATAGGTAAGGTAATGGAATAATCTTCCTTCCACACATATGCATGTATAGGCAACTTGTCGTAGAGAGCGCCGTAATTAGGCAATAACGACTCAATACGGAATACCTGACCACGCAAGGCCTTCAAACTAACCCAAATAGCCGGCTCAAGTTCACCATGACCTTTTTCAAAATTGTAAAGAAACTCTCTCTTGACCCAACATTTAATAGGAGGTAATGATCCTACAATATAACTCATGATCTATCCTAGAAATTTTTAGAAGCCAACACAATCTTGCAAATATGTTCAAGTCGTTCGATATGTTCATATGCACGCCAGGGACTTGTATCAACAGCAACTACTCCGTGTCTATCCATGCCAATGATATTGTATTTTATTTCGCCAGTTTTTTCATTTAATCCAATGTTCTCGATACATGCATCAGCTAGATCTTGTGTAATAGGCGGCAACATAGGAACTGTTGGGCCTACTGTAGTATAACGACTCAATTCTGGAAATTCGTTCAGTAGATTCTGTAGGTCAATACCTGCATACATTGCCGCTGTAGTATACGTGGGGTGAAAGTGCATGATTACACGTACTTCTGTATCGATGTTTTTCTGTAGACCAAAGTGCATAGGCAATTCACCACTTGGTCTCAGATTGGCACTGATATCAGTGTACGGCATATCTTCCCAGCTATATAAAAATTCTGAATCGACTAGACCTCGGGTTTCGATAGCGCGGTTAATTTTAATCTTCTTAAACTGGTCTGGCTGCAGAGTCTGCTTACGCACACCTGAGGGTGTAACATAAAAGTGATCTCTGCCGTGATGACGAATACTTACATTACCGTCACGACTAGTAATCCAGTTACGCTTGTAAGCGTCTATCATGATATCACATATTGTTTCTAACATTAATTATTCTCCATAATATTTTTTATCTTGCTTAGCCAATTCTGGCTCATTCCATACATTACGATTATTCCATTCTCGAACTTTATTTAAGCGTTCTTCTTCAGTTAGTTCATAACATCTAGGATTACGGTCAGGCTGTCGTAATGATTCTATACCTCTTTTAAAGAAATTCATCATTCAATTCCAAAATGTTCTCGGATTCTGTGAATGTGTCCAACGGATTGCCGATATTGTACAGTATGTTGTGGATCACGAGCGGTAGTTAATTGGACACATTTGATACATTCCAGGACAATCAACTCGGCAAACTCTTTATATTGTGCCATTTTAATTGCTTGCATGTCTTCGTGTTGCCAGTTGACTTTGAATCCAGATTGTCTAGCAAATTCTTTAATTAGTTCATTGTTCATTTTTCAACTCCTCAACCAACTGTTGAATTTCTTCGTGCCATTCAGGGTTACGCTGTACGATTTCCTCTAGTACAGCGTCTAACTCTGCCAAACTTCGTTTAGTCAAAGGATTGGTCATTTTATACCTTTGAAATATTGTTCAAAAACTCATCTGTATCCCAAATTTTTCCATATTCGTAGTCAGCTAATAACTGTTGATTTAATTTGAACCACTCTAATATTCTTTTCATAGTGTCTACTTTAATCCATCTCGGTATCTGCGTTGGGTCATAATCAAGACTAGGCATTTGAATTACAAAAGTATCATTATCATCATATCTACCCGGAGTTCGTGATATTTTGACTCTAAGCCCATGCTGTTTATTGGTCTTGCCTACAAAAATATAAACATTTTCAATTCCATGTCGTTTTGGTCCCACGTTGGCCATTTCGTGAATCAAATCCTCAGATTCTTCTAAACGAACCATGTCGATATATTTTTTTAGTTCTTCGTCAATCATTCTTGAACGCCGAAAAATTCATTATAAGTTTTTCGTTCTTTATTAAGATCAACACGAGTAATGC